TTAGCTTAATAAGTTGTCCATGTATTTTTCATAACTGTCCACCGACGTATTCTCAAGCTTGTCTGAAATGTGAGAGTATACGTCGGACGTGATAGTTATATTTTTATGCCCTAATCTTTCTTGAACAAATTTCATTTGAGCACCTGACTCTAATAAAACTACTGCATGAGTATGTCTCAATCCATGAATTGGAATTCTTTCTATACCTGCATTTTTACAAATTCTATTCATTGCATTATGAAGGGTAGACTTAGGTAAATTATTTCCATCCTCACGACAAAATACTAAATCTAATTCATGATTATAAATGTCGTTATAAACAATTCTATTTTCATTTAGAATGTTCATGTGCTTCGATAATTCTTTACATAATGAATCACTAATTTTTATTCTTCTGATCGATTCATATGTTTTAGTTTCCCCAAACAAACTTTCGCCTTCCTTAGTCTGAAAATCAAGAGTCTTATTTATATCTATATATCCATTCTTCAAATCAATATCTCTTCTTTGTAATGCAGCAGCTTCACCTTTACGCATACCTGTTTCTATCAAAGTTTTAAAGAAGATATAATAAATATAATTATCTTGTCTAGCTACTCTTAAAAATTCACCAATTTGGTCTGAAGGGATATACTCCAGAGCCTTCTTGTTTACCTTTTTCTTTTTTGGTATCTGTACACCATCACATGGATTCTCTTCAAGCTTCTTTAAAGGTTTAACTGCTGTTTGCAAGGCATTGTACATTGTAGTATGGATAATTTCAATTGTACGAGTGCTGTAACCTTGTTCATCCAAATGATTAAGAAACTTTTGATATCCCAACGGCTTAATATCTTTTAAGTCGGCTTCCTGGAAGTAGGGGATGATATGTTTCTCAATATTCCTCTGATGTAAAACAAAAGTGTTCTTTCTTACGTTACCTTCTTTGTATTCAACTAGCCATTCTCTGAGATAGTTTTTTAAAGAAACAGTAGTACGGTCAATTTCTAAACCATTGAATACTTTCTTTTCTTCAATGTTAGCTGCAACCTGTGCTTCTTTCTTAGTCTTAAAACCACTCTTTGATATTTCTTTCTTATCTTTAGTGTAGGGATCTCGGTAGACGATGCGGTATTGCCATTTGTCCCCACGCTTTCTGAAACTAGCCAATCTCTCAACTCCTTTAATTTATACTTGTCACATATCCCATTATAACACTTGTTTTTGATGGACAGCAATATTAATTAAAAATAAATTAATTAAACGATATATATTGAGAGAGTTTGAGAGGTAGGGAGATTTAATAAATAAGGCTATATTGTAATTTATGGATGTTTTATAATTGAAGTAACATATTAAGGAGGTTGTTTTAAATGCCAGAGGAATATTGTAATTGCATTAAATCCAGTTCTGTTTATCCTGTAAATGGTGATGTGGGATATTGGATGCATTGTTCAGATTGTGAGAAACCAATTGAGGATGAACACCATTATTACGATGAACCAGACGATCTTTATTGAGTAATTTTCGCTATAAAACATTGCTTTTATTAGAAGAATTAAGACCCTTAATTTGGTCTAATTATGTTAGACTTTACCAAGAAGGGGAGAATTAATGATTACATTTAAAGAGTATAAAACGGATTTGCGATAGAAGGTCATTCTAATAGAGAAGTTTGCGGAGCTGTAACTTTAATGTCTTTCAGCTGTGCGAAGCTAATTGATAAATTAGATCCAAGTGCAATTTATTACACTTCTTCCTACGATAACAATGATTTGGGCGTTTCCTATTTTAGTTTTAACCCTCAGATATCAACAGCTAAGATAATTTTTGACGATTTACTTGATTCATTATCTGGTTGGTGCAGGAAACATTACGGTAAATAAGTTAAGTTTGTGAAGCATGATATTAATTTAAATATAAACGTAAGCTAATACTTGAATTAATTCTTGAAATGGAAGAAGGGGAATTAGTATGAAAGTTAACATTATACATGGAGACAATACTGATAAAGCCATTCAAGAATGCTACAAGATTATTTTGAGTATATATAGAGATAAGTTAAGGAGGGAGAAAAATGGAGAAAAATGTAGTGAGAATACCGATAAGCAATAAACAACGACAGATAAATAAACATGGTGAAGGATATGTACCATGTGAGGTTTCTTCTAGATGGCTGCAATTTGACAGCTATGGCACCGAGAACGGATTAGTTATGGTCAATGTCATGACAGAAAATGAGGAAGGTATTGAAAAGAAGATTTGTGAACTTGTATTAACTAAAGATGATATATTACGAGCGGTAAACAACATTAATTTTGATCTATAAATTTAATATGAAGATAAAGAATCCAGTGAAGAAATTAGTCCTCACTGGATTCTTTTATTAATAAGCACCTGTCCAATCTACAGTAATACCAGGCTCTTCCACAATAAAACTATGTATTTCTGCATCGAATTGATCACTCTCAAATCCTTGCATAGGTCTTCTAAACAGTCTTTTTCCATTAACTATAATGTGACATTCTTGATCATTATAAAAGACAAATTTATAGAACGAACGTTTAACATTTTTCCAATCCTCAGGAGTTGTAGGGACTAATTCCTGCATTGAAGTGGTCGTGATAGTATCTTCACTGCCATCGAACCCTGAACCCTGTCTAGCCATGCTTATTCACTTTCTTTTATCTTTGCTTTTGCTTCTCTAGCTTTACGAGTTACATCATTATCCTTCCAGTAAGCCCATAGAGAAGCAACAACAGTGAAAATAATAGTTACTGCGTTTTCCACTTGTGTATCATCATAAGGAAGAGGGGAGAAGCCTGCTAATACTAGAGACTGGTTAATTAATGCTACCACTAATACAATTGTTCTAATTATCATCATTTTATCCATTTAAATTCCTCCTATAAATTGAATATAAAGATCCCCAACTGAATAACAGAAGGGGATAGTTACTAATTATTTTGTTACAACCTTTGCTCCAGTTGACTTAGCAGCATAAATGTTTACTTTTCCAAAATCACCAGTCTTGATTGTATATAAATCAGTTTGAGGTGTAGCAAGAATCTCGTATTCTAAACCTCCAAATTTCTTTGGATTTAGGAATCCTTTTTCGTTTCCTTTTACCGGCTGCTTATTAGTTGGGTAAACTCTCCAAGAATCAGATGTCTTAGGTAGTTGCACATATTTTTTCTTAGATGCAGGCTTCTTAGTCTCAGTCTTTACAGCAGAAGAAGTCTTTTTAGCTTCACCTTCAACTTTTACATATTCAGGAGCTGCAGAAATGTAATATACTGTTCCTTTAGAGTTCTTAACTTTGTACATGTAAGAGCCGTCAACTTTAACTTTATCTACGATGGTAGGGAAACCTACACCATAACCAACTGTACCAACTTTATATTTCTTATCCCATGATGCTTTAGAGTAGAAATTTAAGCCTTCTGAGCCTTTATAAATACTTTCTACACGTTTACCTACATAAGATTCATCAGAAGCTTTAGAAGGAGTTTCAACAATAACTGATTTAACTTCTTCCTTAACAGGCTCTACAATTTTAACTGTTTCTGCGGAATTTCCTTTTAATTTGTTTTTTACATCGTTCTTGAACTTAGTGTATTTAGACGAGTCGGACACCCATGGAGCAGGGCAGTTTTTACCTGTGATATCATAGTGTCTGTAAACGTCCGTTAATGGATCAAGGTTGTATTGTTTACAAAGGGAAGCAACAATATCTACAGAACGTTTTACTGTCTCATTATGAATCGTGCCATCCTTCTCTACACACATTTCAATTCCGATGGTATTAAGGTTTGCATTTCCACCCGCATAATAACTAGCCGTAGCTTTCAATTTTGCTACCTTAGTAGATTTTTCATTAGCATGATATGCCACTTCATTCAATGGAACAATCAATGTTGCTGAGTCGCTATCAATAAAAATATGAGCTCCTGCATATCTCGAACCACCTCCGTCATTTCCATCAAAGAACGATTGGTGGGCTGTATCTGAAGCTCCTGGGTTAGCAGTCCAATGCATTACGATACCTTTAACACCTAAAAGTTTAAGTCCGGGACGAGAGTATTTGTTTTTTACTACCAAGTCTTCATTCCAAATTGCCATTTAAAATTCCTCCTTAAATTTAAATAAAAAAAAAGAGCTCCTGATTTCTCAGAAACTCTTTTCGTAAGATAATGTATTATTTAACAGGCTGCGTGTTGATTTATCATATATTCGCATTCTGTTATAACGGCAGTGATACCGCCGTGAGTAGAATTAAGAAGGCTTGTGATTTCATCTGAAGAAGGCTTTTCTCTGTAAAATTTTCTCGCCTTCTCATTTTGTGCTCCATAGATGACTAACATAAATCCCTTTTCCATATTTGTATTTAACCCCCTCTAATGTAAATATATTATACATTATACTGGGTTATATGTCGCTATAATTTTTGCGTCAATACACCTAGATTCAAGTAGTTGACCTGCTGTATTAGGATGTAAACCATCAGGTAAATATAGGCTAGCATTTTCCCTAATAATACCACACTCAAACTCATTATCTATAACAATGAAATTATAACGATTTGCCATTTGTTTGATGGCGTTACTTAAGTTAGGAAGGGGTTCCCGACTGACTCGTTGAAGTGGAGTAGTAGCATAAAAAGTTGCATTTGGGTAGTTAATTCTAAGTTTCCAAAAAGCCCATCTAATTGCTTCATAAAGAAGGGAGCGATCAAGTTCTTCTAGGGTAGTTTTAGACATAGCGGTTGCATAGTCCCCTAAATTAATATCGGCATCATTCGTTCCACAAGCAACCACAATAATATCAGCAGGGCGGTTAGCGTTGATTGCCATGGTTATTTGCTGTGCTAAACTCTTTCTAATGTCTCCTGCGATATTTTGATCTTTATAAGATGCTCCGCTACGTGCATAATTCCAAAGCGTTCCAATTTGAAGAGTAGATTTAGAAAAAGATAACCAATTACTCCTTGTGCCTTCTGTATAAGTTAATCCGTCTTCGGATATAGTAGCAGTTTCGGTTATACTGTCACCGAAGGCTAAAAGTGCTTTCCCTTTAGTTTTTACAGTAGGGGAAGGGGCGGATGTTGCAGTTCCCGCTATTTGCATACCTTTTATAGTTTTTATACCTAATGCATATGCTTCATAAGATGTTTTTTCAGTTCCTTTTTCAATTTGTAAGCTATTGAGATTAATTGTTTCTGAACTTGTCTTTCTTTGATAAATAGAAGCGATAAAATAATACGCCCCAGAAGGTACAGATATGTAGATTTCTGTTAAAGATTTATTAATAAGAACCAAAGAGCCTAATGGTTGTTTATTAATGTCATAGAATTGAGCTTGGCGATTATTTAATCCTTCTGCATATGTTGGAAGTCCACTTATATATATATCAGTCAATCCATAGACATTAATATAATCGGTTGTAGCTGAATTTGCTTGTGCTTTTACTAATCCATCTGAATATATTTCATAACCAGTTTGTACTTTAGTATTATCAAATAAATTCTTTAATGGTGTCTTAGTTAAATCCGTTTCTAAAACATATTCCTTTTTTAAATCAGTTGATATGTCTACGAATGCACTTGATAGCTTAGTTAGTCTTTCTTTATATGCTACATAAGTAGTTTTGTTTGTTCCAGATTCAACTTGTACAGTATCTAAGTTTATAATTTCTGTACTTGTTTTTCTTTGATATAGGGATGCTACAAAATAGCTAGCGCCCGTTGGAACAGGTACAGATAATTCACTTACACTCTTACTAATAGTAATCATCGTCCCGACAAGTTTACCAAGCTTGTCATAAAAATAACATTGTCTATCGATCCCAGTGGCGTATATAGGCAATCCGCTTAAGTATATGTTTGATAGACCGGTGACGTTAATATCTGGTGTAATGGCAGACTGTCCTTGAGATCTTATTGACCCATCAGCATAAACTTCGTAACCATTTCTCACCTTTGACTTATCAAATAAATTTTTACTATATTCAATACCTAATTCACTTTTTTGAACCAATGGCTTTACAGCAGTCTCAGATAGGTGAATGTTAGTCTCTAAAACATCTTTGTATGGAATATATGTGTCAGGTATTACATTTCCCTCAACAAGCATTACATAATTAAGATTAACAGTAGATCTAATAGCAAATGTTACATAAGTAGCTCTCGGCGGCACTTGAAACGAACCAGACCATGAACCCGATTCAATTCCGGAAACATATATCATTTTAGAGTCGAAGAAGCATACGTGCAGAAATTCAGTTAAGTTTACTTTGTATGTTGATTCAGGTTTCACTAAAATTGGATTGGGTGAAATGAATGAGGCGTTCTCAACTATAACCCCAGTATTGCTGTAATATTTTCCAATAGTTATATCATTTTTATTAAATCTATTAGTGGATAAATTAATAAAGGTTGTTTTCTGTTTAGAAATAGTGTTGTTTCCGACTTCTACACCTTGATATAAACCACCGTCAGCCCAAATAGAGCCATTCCAGTAATACCAATGACCATCTGCTACAACTAAAAACACACCTTCTGTGCCAGAGGGGAAAGCAGTATTTAATGCCGCTAGAGTAGTATAAGTACCTTTTGGTGCGCCACTCACAATATTTGCAAACTGTAAATCTACAAAGCTTTGGTCAGCTTTCTGCTTTTCTAATGAACTGATTTTTTCATCAGTTTCTAATTTATTCGCCTTCTTAGTTAACTCTAGATTTATGTTGTTTATGTCATTTCTAATAGCCAATTACTTTACCCCCTTTCTCAATGTGAATTTAATCTGTTCTCCAATGTTGATGTACAATCCATTAATTAAATCAATACTCCTGTTATCACTGTTCTCTACGTAGTCAGTTCCCTTTTTTAAAGTTTCAACATATGAAACATCCACTACAGTTAAAGAATCTGTTGTTGGATTATAATCTAGAGTATGTGTTATGTGAGTAGTATTGTTGGCTGTTGCTGTAAACGTATAAGTAGGAGGATGTAAATAAGCATCTATTTCAGCTTTATAAGCATCGAAATCAGCTAATTTAACCAGTTTGTTTTCCTCTAATAATTTATTTACATCGATAATTTCCGTATGAGCATCCAGTATATCTTGTACTGTCACACCTTCAGAATTTGTATCGCTAGTGTTAACAATCATTCTACTAGCAGGGATATCTAACTGCCCGATTCCCATATAGCTGAAATTAAACGTAATATCTTCTTGCGCAACATTAAAATATACAATCCCTGTGGAGTAATCTACTCTATACTCATTTGCACCTATGTCTTCTGAGGTAACTTCAGTCATTTGTGCACTACCAAAAACAGCTACCTTAGTAATAAAGTCAGGAATTTCCTTCAATGTGACCTTTGAATATCTAACTGTTAATTCTTGATTTATAGGTAAGAATGGATCTTCACTAGTACCTGCTCTCTTAAATAAATAGATTGCATCTACATTCGGAAAGAAAAATCCCATGTTCAAGTTCCTCCCAATAAGTTAATAACCAGCCATCCAGTTAAATTGAATGCCCGGTTCTATAATGACAAAACTCCTAATTGGAGCATCGTAAATATCTGTGTTAATACCTTGCCCGCCTCGTAAGAAGATAGGGGAGTCGTCATTAATTTTTACTGTACAAGGAGTTGTGTTGTGAAAAGTAAAACGATAAAAATTGTAACCTTTACTCCAGTTAGAAGGAGGTGAGGGAACTACTTGATGATTGGCTTCTGATGTCGTTATTTTTGAACTACCAATAAAGTTTGAACCTAATCGATACACATTTTCACATCCTTTTTAAGCAAAATAAAAACGCAATTTTATTAAAAAATTACGCATAGTTGACTATATATAATTACAAAGCTCCGCCGGTAAACATCTTTATAACTTCAGGCAAGGTCATTTTCACACCATAAATAAGCAATATGATAATAAACAAAATCTTTAATGTTTTTCCTGTGAAATCACTTAGGAAAGTTTGATACCATTTCGTATTGGTCTCATTGGATTCTCTAATTTCATTCTTCAAACTTCCAATTTCTGAGTCAACATGACTCTTTAAACCCGAAATATCATTCGATACACTATCTAGTTGAATATTGAATTGTCGTTCTTGATTTTTAAGAATTTCTGTTTGCTGAATAGAAGAGGAGGTCAACTTGTTAATATTCTCTGTTAATAATCTGTTATTCTCTTTACTTTCCAGTTTAATTTCTTTATAATCCAATTTAATTTCAGCGATATCTTCTTTAATATTTTTAACCTCGACTTGCAAGGCTTCAATTGATTCGGTCAATTTTTATCACTCCATAACCCTTCAGTATACTTGTACAGTTAGCTACTTTCTGATATACTAAAAGTAGCAGTAATGCTAAAAAAAGAGACTGTGAAATTTCTCCAAAAAGATGACAGTCTCTTTTTCTATTTATCTATCTAATAAACACTAGTGCAATTCCAAAGCCGTTTTCTTCAATATAAGGTTTAGTTATTTTCATAACTCTCCAACCTTGACCACGCTCATCTGACTTCGTTGCAATTCCTTCATAAGCTTTTATGTAATCACCTTGTCTAATTGAATTATCAATTCTTACATAAACTTGACCAACTAACCCTACAATATTCCATTCAGGACGTTCGGAACGAGGTAGGTAATCATCTGACTCTTTGTAATTAGGATTCTCTTTAGGTAAAAGAGCAACACGTTCTGTTTTCAATCCAGTATCTGCATTAACTTCTGTAATTGTAACCTCCTCATAAATTAATCCACCGAAGTCATTTCTTAAGTATTTACCCTGCCAATAGAAAGAGGACTCACCAAGTACACTTCCAGCAGTCTCAGAAATTACTCCTAACATATCGTCTCCATCTTTGGCAACGCGAATAAACCCTTGATCTAATGTCACAAGAGTCCCAGTAGGTATACTTTTTCCATCTAGACTTTCAAAATACTCAGCGTAATCACTGAATGAAGATGATCCTGTGATAGCACCAGTAGCTTTAATTGTTCCATTCGCAGCATCTAATTCAATATTTCTATTGGAAGTAGCAGGAGACCAACCGTGTCCCATAGCAACAGTATTACTTTTCGGATTGATTACATTGTTGGATGCTAATACAATCGCTTCATAAACGTCTGCTGCCGTTACTTTCGAAGCATTGGAGGCAATAATTGCTCCTCGGATATTTCTTAAAGTGGATTCATCAGAAGAAGCTATAATGGCATTATATTCTCCAGTTGTTTCTACATTTGAAGAAGAAAGGATTGTATTCTTACTGCCTTTTGCAACTGAATTAGAAGTACTTGCAGCTACGAACGCTGTGTCTGATTCTGCTGATCCTGATGAACTAGATATAACCATTCCGTTACGAATTCGAGAAGGTGGAGTAGTATAATCAACATTGGAAATAGTAGCTTGTTTGGCATACCCTGTTACTGACAATCCCAGGATGTTATTTTGGGAGTTTACAGAAATGTACCCAGTCCCTGTATTTGTCGATTTATACAAAGCTACTTTTGTAAGGTCAGCATTCAAAACCTGACTACCTAGAAATATCCCGTTGCTAGCAGACTCATAACTTGTTACATTGTTAATGTTAATATTATCTGCTTTTTGAGAACCACCAGTTATGTAAATATCATTATCAGCATTCTTAAAGCCACTAATTTTTATATTATCCGCATTAATAAATCCCGACTTATATTGAAAAACAATAACAGAATCGCCAGTACTTAAACCTGATGAATCTCCAATTGCAGTAAAGTTAGATATATTAACATTTCTATAGGCTGAGATTATTAAAGCTCTAGGTTTTAATGACTGATATAGTGAATTAGATTTAGGATTAACTGCCGTACAGTTATTTATCGTTACATCAAAGGCTGTTGCCGATACTGGATCTTCCTCTGTATGATGACCGATATGGCGTAAATCAAATGCACGAATATTATCAATCGCTGTACAGTTATCTATTGTTATATTTCTAGCAGCAGGAGCATAATTATGCGCTTTAACTTCAAACCCACGAACTCCACCGATAGCTCTACAGTTTGTTACCCATACATATTTTGATCCATCGTCAATTTCAAAACAGTTAGTATTTGCAGAACCTTCTTCATGAACATTACCTAGTGGGTCATAAGATAAGCAGTTATTGATGTAGATGTATTCACTAAAGTGCGTTGTGAAGTTATCATCACCTGCACCGGTAGCGATACAGCCGTCAATCCAAATGTTTTTGCATCCTTTAGGCTGATAATAAATAGGACTGCTTTGTCCACCTGTGCGATTGTATTCAGGTGACGTAATGTCAAAGCCATGTAAACCAGCGTCTTTTGAAAATACTCGGTTTACCCATGCATATTGAGTGTTGGCAAACATTAAACCTGAAGATGTCGGACCGGCAGGTATTTCATAGGTAGAACCAAGTCGCGATCTATTCCAATCCAATTGTAAATCTTCAACTCTAATATATGAGTTACCATTATTCCAATCAGCATTTGTGAAAAGAAATTCGCCGACAGGAGCAGATTCGATCAACTTGAAAATTGTATTATAGAAACCGTCACCGTAAATATGTGTATAAGAGGGAAGGTTAACTTGTCTTGTTCTATATGTACCTGCAGGAGCGTATAACTCTACATTTCCTGTTCCTAGTGCTGCTTTAATCGCTTCAGTCCAGTCCCAATAATCAGGAGAAGACACGACGTTTTTGTTTGGAATTAAATGTTCGTATTCAATTAATGCGACTCGCTTGCTAATCTTTTTAGATAAAGCTGCGAACTCTTCAATTTTAATACGATGTCCTTCAATTGTTTCATCTGAAGTATCTAATCTTTGTTTGAGAGAAGTGTAAGTTCTACCATCGTCAGCAAGAAACGTATCTTCGATAGCTTCCTGAATGGCATTTACCCTATCTCTAGCCACTCTATAAACTCTACCGTTTCGGTCAATCCTTAAGTCAACAACTTCACTTGGCTGAGGATTACCAACTATTAATTCGTCTACACGGTTCTTTTGTTCTAAATCCGCACGATCTAAATCCTTGAACTTATGTGCTGCCGTACGAAACTTAGAATCACCAGTTAAGTACATTCTTGTATCAGGAGTATAGTATCCACCTTTACCGTAATACTCAAATGTTACTGATTTGTTATTATTTTCAGCAGTAAAAAAGACTACACCTTGGATGTAGTCTACTTGGAAGAAGTTATCGGTCAAAGCTTCGTCTTCAACTTCATACCAAACTTTATCTTCACTTGTTACTTTTACTTTGTATGTTTTCTTAGGGACTTCACGTAACGGAGCATAACCATTTACAATTTGTACTGTTTCAGTTATATGTTTGTATGGGTCAGTTGCATCGCCCCTTCGAGTTAAATAGTATATGGGGTCGTTAAAAATATTGATATCATCATCCCAACTCATTGCTCGACCTCCTTGTTAATTAATTTAAGCTTTGTAAGCCTCCCAATAATAGGTGACTCCTGATTTGTTTCCGTATGTATCAGTTGTGTTGCCTGTATAGAATCCTGTAGTATCCAATCTTCCGTTTGTAGAAGCGAGTGGAAGGGAGAGAACGCTATTTGAGCCAAATAAAAAACCTCCCGAAGTGGAAGGTATAAATAAACTTCGATCAGTTGCATCAGTTGTGTAAACTTTGACTAGAGTAGGAGAAAAGGTAAGTGCAATTACTTTATTCTGAGTACCGTCTCCAACATACGTGCCTGATGCAAATCTTGAAGTATTATTTAGTTGTGATAAAGGTACATTTGCAGTTTCATCTAATGTAGCTATTCCAATTGAAACTCCTGGTCTTCGACCACCGACAGAAGCAGCATCACCTGTAATTGAGGCATTAATATAGCCTTCTGCGTTTCTGATTGGTATTGAGTTTGGTACATCATTTAATTCGGTAGGATAGCCAGATACTGAACTTGCATCCCCAGTTGATAAAGGTTCATATCCATTTTCCGTGTAAACAAGTTGCTGTTTAGTAGTTGGATTAGTCCATACAGTCTTATTAACTTCAGCGTTCTCAGGTTCCGTATCAGAAGTAACATAGATAGCTCCGTTTACTTTTCCGTTTAACAGACCATTTACCACAGTAACCTCACTTGGTTGATATGGATTTTGTTCAGCGTCCGATGGAGTAATCAAATCAGAGAAAAGAATCCCCTCACTGTTTATATCATCATCTACATCACGGTAAGCTTGAACTCCTAAAGTGTAGAACCTGTTTGGAGGTACACTTGGGAATGTAAAAGACTTAGTGGAATAAATAATTCCTCGCCTTGTTTCTTTAGCAATAGTTGAACCAAACACATATCGTTCATTTGAAGTGTCTGAATACATGTAAACAATATATCCGTCTATATTATCCGCATCTTTTTTAGTCTTTTCATAGTCGTTATAATTCCATGAAACAGTTAAATCTGCAGAACCATTATCGTTTATTTTATGAGATACAGTTAAATTAGTTGGATTAGATGGTTTGGCTGAAATTCGATCATTTCTGATGCTGAAATTTGTAGCAATGCTATTCCAATTAGTTTTACGTTTGCTGTAATCAGTATTAACTTTATCAATTGTATATAGGGCATTTATTAATCTGTCCTCAATTGATTTAGGTCGTTTAACATTGGAAACTGTAATATCTATTGAATAACTTTCAAAGTCAAACGATAGTGAATCAACTGTAACTTTTACATCAATACCTAACTTCTTATGTCTAACTCTAATGATATCTCCAATTGCTAATCGATCCCAATTATGTTGTTCTTCGAGTACAGCAAAGAAGTTAACAATACTCATAGAGATATTGATAGGAGGGGAGCACACTTTCTTTAATTGGGTTATTCCAGCATCATATAAATCAGCATCATTTATTTGATTAGTATCAGAAAATTCATCTTCAAAGATATAGTTGTTTAGCTCAGTCATTAATGTATCGGATAGGTTATTCTCAAGTGACAACAGTGTATTTAACTTAGTTATTTCAGAATCTTTATTTGCAATCTGAGTTTCTTTGGCAGTTATACTATTTTTCTTAGTTGTGATTTCTGCTTGTTTATTATTGCGTTGTTGAGTTAGTGTAGTTGTTGATTCTCCACCAATTTTAGCAACTTCAATATTGTCTAGAATAATAGTTAATTCATTTTCTAAGACAGTAAGTTCATTCTGTAATTCAGTTAATTCAGTTTGCAATGCTGTTTTTTCAGTTAACAACTTACTAAAACCATCTGTATTATCTTCAACTAGCTTGTTGTAAGCAATTAAATCCAAACATAAATCATCCGACATATAATTGCTGTGACTTGTAATAGTACCTTTGTCATCAACATTGAAAGGATAGAGGAAGTATGAAAAGTCATCAATGTACGATTGTCCGGTTGGGTTCACTGAGTTAATAGAAACATCATCTGAACCAGTAATGTGAAGTCGAGTAACAACATCATCAATTTCCACCGTTTGCTCTAAGCTTTGAAGATACTTTCCATATTCAACCCAAAAACCTTTATAGACGGAAACTTCTTCTTCCTTACAGATGTTCACTTTCTTGTTCACTGTGTCATATACAACATAAGCATTGAACGTTTCACAAATTTCATTGATGAAGTCTAATTTACTTGCACTTGAAACATCGAACTGGTGATACTTTAAATTGAAGTCGTCATTAATATAACCGATACTCCAGTTAGTTCCTTTTAAAGTGTCATTTAAAACTTGGAGACAGTTATAAGAAGAAGCTTCATATCCAATTACTTTTCTATAGCGCAACTCATACTCTAATGAAAAACATTGTACATTTAACCAATCTGAATCGGACATAGAAGGTTGAACTTGAGTAATAATGTATCGAGTTTCAATTCCTGCGAACTTCAATTTAATCATGTATCTTTCTCTAATTAAATCTACCGTTTTATTTCTTACAAGTTTATTGTTCTGATCTACTTCATACGGAATAGAGAAGGAGAGTTCATTAGGACTAGTAAAGTTAATCTTCAGCTGTTTACTTCCTGCGTCACTGATTTTACGCAAAGTAAGTCCGCTAGGATTAGCTAAAAATAACTGAGGTTTAGCGACATTTTCACCATTTCTGACAATATAAGAGCTTATTGTACTATTTGGATTGGTTAAAGTTTTGTCATATACAATTTCAACAGGAGGCTCAACAATTACATCAGTATTATCATCTGGCGGCTCTTCGACTGTATCTTCACCACTGTTATCATTACTAGCGTCATCTTCTTCCTCAACAGGTAGCTCAATGTCAGGTTCTTCTGGCTCTGGCTCAACTACGACTGGAGGTGACTCCGGATCAGGTTCAACGACAACAGTAGAAGAGGTAAAGTAAGATAATGGTTTGCTGCCATTGATAGCATTCAAGTCAACATCGCCTGAAATTCCAGCAACTGTTCCAGTAGAAGTATATTGCCATAAGTCACAAGCTACAGATGGCTTTGTACTTGGAAGACCATTGTTTACTCCGTAACGAGCAATCCATAGAAAATCCGCTTTAACTCTTGATAAATTATTAGTCTTATAGAAAGAATCACCTGAGTACAGACCAACTTTTTTAGCTCCTTGACTATGTAAGTAATCAATAAATGCTTGAGTAGCTGGAACTAAATCACTTGCTTTATTCGTTGTTATTTCTTCAACATCGACTACATAGAAGGCAGCATTTTTATCGCAACGAGCCCAGAAGTCTTTGGCTTCTTGAACGGCATCATTGACAGATGTATAGAGAGCGTAAGCGTAATGACCAAATGGAATCTTATATTGTTTAGCTCCAGCAACATATTCTTTGTATTTAGAATCAATAGTGGTAGAGCCGTATTGAACACGGATGATTACAAGGTCTAATTCTGAACTGGCTTTTGACCAGTTAATCGTACCTTGCCATTTAGAAATGTCAGCTATTTTTCCCAATTATTTTCACCTCCTATGAATTAAATTTGTATCTATATTGAAGTTTGATCTTACAACTCCCAATTACTTGTATTCTGTTATTGCCTATATATAGTGGCATATAAAAATCATTGAAATTATCATACCTGTAAGTGTTAGGTAGGCTAGTTTCAATGATCTGATTTTCCCCATTTATGATAACTTTTTCACCTTTAACAAGTGAGTTTATTTTCGTGACACTGTTAGCTCTACTTAAGTTAGAAATCTCTACATTTCCATTTTCAGTTTTTCTTATTTCAATAGTAGGATATATATCTTTGTGACCGAGATTCATAAGTTCAAAAGTGATAGGGGAATCAGCACATTCATACCATCTATCTACTGAGTATCGTCCATAAGCATAAGGTGAATCACAACGCATGGTTAAAGTTATATAGCCTTCCTTTAAACCATTATGAATAAGTTCAGTTGATTCAACAGGCATACAGTAATACACTTTATCCCAATCTTCACTGAAGGAGAGAGGTTGATAATAATCCACATCTAGCCATTTTGTAACTTCGTTGATTAATTTGTTATCCCATTTCTCTTCAAAGTAGAAACTTACCTGAAAGGAATTAGGATCTTTTGTTACATCTAAGAAATAAGGTTTTTCTCTGCCACGTATGGTGACTTCATTAATAGTTCGATTGCTTATAAGGTTTTCAGTAAACAAACCACTGCTTACAGAAACGTTCAGTATTCCAAAGCTAGTTGAACGTACTCCTGCGAATTCAAAAAACAAACTTTCCTTAATCATGTATTCACCTCCTGGACAATAAAAAAGAGCCAACCGTTAAGTTGACTCTCATAATAATTAAATATTTCCGCCTAGTTTTCTTACACCATTTACCACGCCATTTAAAAGTGTTTTAACTCCATTTTGATCACCTGTTACTTTATCGATATTCATATTGATATTGTAAGTTGCCCCACTAGTAACTGTTGAAGTAGAAGGGGAGAGAGTAGGAACACTTGGCAATTTGAAACTTGTTAGTAGATCCATAGATGCATTAGCCAATGTTTTACCCATATCCAATGACTTCAATGTATCCATAAGTTTAGATGATTCACTCATAGCAGCTAATAAATTCTTAGTGTCATGTTTAGTTGAAATCATTTCTTCTTCATGGACAACCATTGCTTTACCTTGATTACCCCAAGAAGGAAGTATTCCACCTTTAGCAGCAGATGCAATCTTAATTGGTTTATAATCTTTGCCGTTTAGATATCTGTTAGCTTGATTAATAAGGTCAATTAGATTGTTAGACATGGCTTTGCCGAGAAGGCTAGTGTTAGACTTGATGTTTGTATAGTATTTACCTAAGTCTTTTTCTATCTGCTTAGTGTTGGCGTTGATGATATCTGAACGCATTTGAGCAAACTTTTTCTCATCGTTGACTAGGTTGTCGTAGTTAGTTTGAATATCTTCTTTTTGCTCATTAAGATTATCAATACGCAACTCCTTAGCTCTGTCAGTTTGCATGTCAGCGATTGATTCATCTTGTTCTTCTAATTGTTTCTGTAGTTCAGCCAAGTTAGCTTTGTCAGCAGGGGAGCTACTTAGAGCAAGTTTAGTAATTTCATCTAATGTACTTTGTCTATCAGTCTGAGCATCTTTAAGTTGTTTAGCATAATCTGCTTCGTCTGCTTCTTTGTTAATACCGTCAATGATTTCATCAATTTGCTTTAGCTGAGCATCTTTAATAGCTTCAAGCGATTGTTTGTATGTGTCAATGATTGTGTCAGCCATTTGAGTACGTTCATCTAGCAATTGTTGCTCTAAGGAAATCATATCTTGAGTACGCTGAAGGAGGTCATCAGATAATTGAGCTTTTTGTGCTTCAGTCAAAGCTTTATTATGCTTAATTTGATCTTTAAGATAAGCAATGGAAAGTTGCTCTTGCTCTAATTGTTTACGAACAATACTTTCTTTCTTAAGTTGTTGGTCGATCCATTTCTTATCAGTCTCAGCTACAGAAGATTGGATTAAGTCGATTTGAGCTAAATCATCTTCCCACTGATTTTTATTATGATCATATCCAGCAAGAACAGATTCAACTAATGCCATATTTAACTCTTGAATTTGATCTTGAAGGGATAGGGCATCTTGAGCTAATTGATTTACTTCAGACTTAGCACTATCAATAGCAGAAGCTTGGTCGGCAGCGCTTCCTGTGTAAGTACCATTTCTAGCAGCTTGAACAGATGACATTGGATTGATGTCTGTACCATAACCATTAGTACGAACTTCATAATGCAAGTGAACACCATCAGAATCTCCAGTGTTGCCCATTGTACCAATAGTTTGGTTAACTCCAACTTTGTCACCTTTTTTAACTTTTGTAGAGTCTAAGTGAGCATATAAGTAAGTCTTACCATCAGCAGCAGTAACAGCAACGACATTTCCGTAGTTACCGTAGCCAGTACCAGCTTTACCCCAACCAGCATAAGTGACTGTACCAGCAGTAGTAGCACCGATTTTGTCACCTTTATTACCAGCAATATCAATACCTTTGTGAGTTTCAGTTTTGCCATTTCGAGTACGAGTTCCGTATTCGGAAGTAATTGTACCTGAGAAACCATCGATAGCTTTAGTGGCTTTAGCAGTAGATGCTTGGACAGCTCCGCCATATTCTTCAAAGTAGGATAATACATTACTTGCGTAACTTTTAGCACCTTTCCATTCACTAGCAGAAGAATTGACGATGTTATTAACATTACCCATACCAGCGTTATAAGCCCATAGAGCTTTTTCAACAGAACCATTGTATTTATCCAACAATTGAGAGATATACTTAGTTCCACCCATGATGTTTTGGTAAGCATCGTATGCGTTATTTACTCCCAATTCTTTAGCAGTTCCAGGCATAAGTTGCATTAAGCCCATTGCACCAGCACTAGACTTAGCGTTCGCATTGAAACTAGACTCCTGTTTAATGATCGCTGCAATTAGACTTGAGTCTACACCGTACTTGGATGACGCTTCGTTGATGTAAGAAGAGTATTGACCGCTGTATGAACCACTACTGGAAGATTTAGAAGATGAAACTTTACCATATTGAATTACGTTACCCGACTTAATTTGTGCATTAAGATCAGCAGTCTGTTGTTTGTTTAGCTTTTGTTGTTGCTGAAGTAACTTAATTTCTTCTTTAAGGGCATTTTGGTATTTCTTAGAATAAGGAGCATAATCGTTTTTCTTAGCTTGAATTTTTGCTAGTTCAAGGTTCAGTTTTTCAAGAGCTTGCTTATACTTGTCAGTAACATAGGTTGATTCTTCTGTAGTCTTATTGGATTCCTCAGCTGCTTTTTCTGCTTCAGATTGATAGTCAGTAATATCTCTAAGTTGGGAAGTGTAGCCCGCGGATGTGTTCTTTAGTGATTCCAACTCAGATTTTAAACTGGAGATTTCAGAAGAGATGTTTGAATTCGAATTTCCGGTAGCGGCTAGTGCTTGCTCTACATTATCTAACATGCCTACGCTAGTATCTGAGTTTGCTAAGTCGATATAATGTTGTTTAAGTGCATCAATTGCTTTGGCTGTAACTTCCATTGCTTGAATTTCTTTTTGCATCTCAGATATCTTAGACTTAGTAGAAAGAGCCTTAGACACAACAGTTGCATCATCTGCTTTTAGCTCACCATTCATTAACTTTTCAGTAGCTTCGAGAAGTATTTCATTAGCTTCCATCTCGTTACGTACTTGAGCAACATTAATCTTAGAGTTTTTAGTTAATTCAGGATATGCTTCAGAAAGTTGCTCAGTAGCATTTGCCAGCATATCTTTTTGAGCACTATTTAGGTTCTCCATTTGAGATAGAACTTCGTATGTACCAATAGCTTGCTTCAATGCTGTCATGGAATCAGTCGTTATTCCAGCTAGATTTTCTGCAGCACTCGCTTGACTATTCATTGAGGAAGTTGTACCATCAATCGCAGTTGTAGCAGATTCCATGCCTTCTTCAACATCATATGTTCCTTCAGCTACAGTAGAAAGGGAGTTTGCGTTTTCTGAATTAGCTGTAGTGCTTGAGTTAGTGCTGCTAGTTAAAGCATCTAAAGCAGAGTTTCTTTCCTCAATACCGTTTTTCTTGGCTTCTAGCTCATTAACTTTAGTTAATTTATCAGCATAATCATTTAGCGCATCTGGGTTTTGTAAAAGTTTAATATATGATCCAAATTCTTCACGCATTTCAGCCATCTGAGCCATATACTTTTGATAGCTTTTCTCGTTCCCGATATCATAAGCATTTTGAGCCTTTTTAGCAATTTCAGCAATTCTGTTATCAAATTCTGTTTGAGCATCATCAATTGCTTTTACACCATATTTACCTTGGTATGATTGGATTTGCTCAAAAGCTTCTTTGCTATCCTTAGCTAAATCATTTAATTTTTCTTTTTCCTTCTCGATGTCAACATTGACCATACTAAGTTCGATTTCATTTGCTGCTTTAGCTTGAGCTACTTGTTCAGCAGTCATTGCTTTAAGCGATTCTATGTAATCATCCGTCTTAGTTTTATTTAATGATAAAGTATCACCATATTTACCAGTCGAGTCAATTAGTTGAGGGGCAATAGCTTGGATTTGTTTAAGCACATCTTGTAATTCTTGTTGTTTTTCAGTAGAGCCATCAGATTGTGCTTCAAGTTCTTGATATCGACTTACCAGATATTGAAGTTCATTAGAATTTTCTGCTGTTGCTTCTGCAGCTTGTGTCAATGCTTCGGTATGTAGTTTCCCAGCATTAGTTGATTTCATAAAAACAGAAGCCAATGCTTCAACCGCAATAAAACCAACACTGAAAATACCAAATGATGATTTAACGCCTGTTATCGCTAATCGTAATGCGCCTGCAGCTTTAACTATTCCATAAATTCCTGCAGCAAGTAGGGGAAGTTTAATATTCCATCCGTTTGTAGCATCAGTAAGTGCATTGAAACCTTGAGTAAGGTTCGTAGCCATTTGAATTAGGTTAACCACTGAATCTCTTAAACCATTTTCGCCAATTGTCCAACCTAATTCCTGGAGGGAAGCCATTAAAACATTAGTTTTATAAGCTAAACCTTCCTGAAAGTTTTCCAATTCACGAGTAGCACTACCGTAAGCATTGGCTGATGTATTAGCATTTTCCATAGCACGAGATTGACTCTCAATAAGGCTGGAGACCTTATTTATATGCCATCCGCCTCCCAATTGAGAAGCAATAGCATTTTTAGTCTGCGCGTCATATGTATCCCACTGATCGCCTAATTGTTGCAATACAGTAGTCATTGAGATGAGATCGCCATTGGCATCCTTAGTTGCAATACCGATACTGTTTAGCATGTTCTGTGAAGCATCTCTTAAGTATCTTGTAAATAAAGTTTTGTAGAATGTACCTGCTTCATTCAAAGTTGTTATCCTAAAGGCTTTTTATCCTTTAGCTCTGGAGGTTTCCCTCATCACCACTAGGCTACTATTGGTCAATTCCAATCCAGTTCAGCATACATTTTCATCCTAATACAAGGATGTAGGACACTCGTGGGTAGATTATATTCTCGATGAGTTTCACTACCTATGCGTTACACTGTCAATTCCCTTTTAAAAAAATTGATTAGCACGGTATTAGCATTTCAGCCTTCACCGTTTTTGCCCTATAATAATCCAACATATTACTATGAAGGACGGCAATAAATTTACCAGATATTTTCAAGGTCTCAATTGAAGTAGCCGCCATACCAATGAAACTATTGAAGTCAACACCAGCTAATGCTGCGGCAGAAGATGCTTTAGACAGAGATTGACTTAAACCTTCAACTTCAGCACCAGATTTATTACTAACTTCGTTAAGAGAATCGACCACGGAATTCATATCGTCAATATTTAATTTATACTGACGCATAATTGCCACTAGATAATCTGCCGCATCTTTATCTTGCATCTCACCAACAGTAGCAAGGGTTAATGCTTGCTTATTCAAAGCTTCAGCCTCTGTTTGATCAAAACCTAATTTGCTAATTGCGCCTAAAGAATCAAGTGCTCCAGTTATAGTTCGACCAAACTCGTAAGCAGCTTCTGTAGCATTATTGAAGACAGTCGTCATGTCCACATCATCTAAAACTTTTTGAATGGATATTAATCTTTGATCTACCTCATAGAGATTGTCAACGAGTGCCCCAACCGCTTGGAAGGGCAGGAATATGGCTGCTGAGGCTACAGCATAAACTGGCATTCTCATGAATGCATTTTCTAATGCTCCACCAAATCGATTAACATTAGTGGCTGCCCCGACACTTTCTGTACTAATATCTCTATATTGAAGTCTTAAGTTATCCATTTGTCGAGATAAGTTGGGTGTTGAAGTAGAAAGTTGATTTACTGAATTAAGCCAAGTATTTAATCCAGCAGTATTGAAATTAGAATTATTAGTGTTTTTATTTGTTAAATTGCGGGCGTTAATACGAGCTTCTTCTTTAAATATTTCAAGTTGCCTTGCTAATTTTTCATTTTGTTGCAGGATACTTGTATTAATCTTCTGCTCAGTTTGAAGTTGTTTTTCACGCATTACCTGTGTATTATCTGTAGTGGATTTACTAACCAATCCAAATCCATTCAAACCTTGCATACTTTGATTTAACTTTGCATTCTCGAAGTAAAGTTTTTGTACACGTCCTTGAGCATCTGTAACCGCTAAATTAAATTTATTTACTTCCTTGGTTAGAGGGTCAATAGTCTGACTTACTTTAACTGTACCTAACTTGCTGTATTTTTCTACAGCTTTTTCTACTGAAGTATAGAGCTCTTTTACTTTAGTGACATCTTTATCCGAAACAATATTTGAGGTTTTTGCAGTACCTCTTTTAATTGCTTCAATTTGTTTCACTATTTCGCCTAATTGCTTTTCATTAATTCCTGTATCAACGTTTAACTTAAGACTTTTAACCTTAGACTCGATATTTTTTATAGCTGCATTTAATTCTTTAACAGTGGAATCTTGATTTAAAGTACCTATAATTCTTACTTTTAAGTCTGCCATTCACACATCTCCTTTCTTAAAATTGCACATAAAAAAAGAGATGTCTAAATGACATCTCATCTAATTGAAGTATTTAATTTTTATATCCAACAATTTCTACCTTATATTTTGTGTATTTTTCATTAATCATTTCTGTCATTACTTCAAAACTTTTTTGTTCGTTAGATAATAGTTGATCACTACTGTTAACATAAGTTGTCTCAGTGTCTAGAAATTTTCCATCATTGTTATAATATGAAACCTTAAGCTCGATAAATGACAGGGGAGAAGGGGAAGTGTTTTTCACCGTACCCTTTACATAAATAAATTTCCCATCAATATTTGCCTTATGGCTAGTTACTTCTACATTCGGGTCTGTCTTCTCTCCATATTTCAACTCGGAAGATACTGTTTTAGTTTGTAAAGTACCATTTTCTTGAGTAGAAACATTTAATACGAAATCATTCAAAGCTTTATTTGGTTGGTAATCAATGGAGTAAGATGCATTATTCTCTCCTAAAAGCTCAATGCTATCTATTGTTGCAAACTTATTATTACCAATCTTAATATAGGAATCTTCTTGAAGGAAATAGTCAATTCTACGAGCAATACTAATCATCGCATCTACTTTTTCTTCATCTGGTAATTTAGTAAAATCATCAGTTTCATTTGCAGTCACTTTATAAGTATATATTTTACCTTCATTTGTAGCATGGGGATCTTTAGAGTCTAATTTAAGACTTAACGAATGAGCATAAAGACTTTTAGAAAGATCTTTTTCTAATTTATTTATATTCGATAAATCTAATTTATTGTAATTAATATAAGAAAATATAATAATAGCTATTATTACAGCAGAAGTAGCAACAGAAGTTATAATTTTAGCTTTTTTAGACAAATACATTCACCTCAACTATTTTATGCTTATATAATACCATATTTTACATGGAGAAAGCATTATCAGTTTTCGGGGAATTCTGTCTATATTTGCGATAAACAGCGGAGTTACTTTTTATTTCTTCTGAACTCAAATGAGCAATTAGTTGTGCAAAAATGGTGTTTAGATTTAATGTACCTAGATTTAAGTTGTTGCGTTTCTAAATTACAATTTTCACAATTAAAATTAATTCATTTTTCGTGGTGTCTTCTGTCAATAACTTGGTCTCGATCTTTAGGAATATAAAGTTTATCAAGTGTGTCAATATCGTAGTTAAAATAAGGTTCTATTACGTCATTATTTAGTTTTAAAGCATTATTGACTAGGGAGTAATTAAAGCTATGATAATTTATTAAGACCGAGTTTATTGCCGCATGTATGATACTCTTTACTAAAGCCTCCTCGTTTTTAATTTCATCTTCCCAAATATAAAGAATTTCAGAGTTATAATTGTTTCTAATATAACTTTGTTTTCTTTTATCTTGAATAATCCTAGTGAATTGTTGTTTGTATTGCACTTTAGCATAATGACGAGGATCACAATGCCAAAATCTACCCATCATTTCAATGAAAATATTATAATCTGGTAAATATAAGTCGATAGCATGGTATTTACAATTAAATTCAGAAATAAATTTTATATCCATATCGGTTAGAATGTTTTCCATACATTTTTGAACTGAATTATTAAGTTTCGGAAATTTACCGTCACTTATCATTTGGACAGTCCTAATTTTACTTTCTTCTTTCCATTCTGTTCGTTGAGACCAATCCTTTGCATACCACTCTCGGTAACATGCTTTTGAACAAAAATAAGGATTGTCTTTATTACCTTTTTTACTGATTTTATCTAAATTTTTCAACTTATACTTCTTATTACACCAATCACAATTATGAGTCCTATCAGACAGTGTGTAAGCACTATTGTAATTTGGAGAATTTTCACCAATTCTGTATTTCGATTGCCACTTGTTCTGACATTCTCTGGAACAGGCTACACTATTAACACTCTCAGATGGTTTAACTGTATAAGATGAATGACAAATTAGACACTGTTTTTCAATGCGATTTTCCTTATGATTTTGCGAATTAAAGTGACCAACACATTCATTCGAACAAAATAGTAAACCGCTTTTTGTATGCTTTAATTTTGAAGGGACTGCTTTTATTTCTTTATTACAAACACCGCAATATGTAGTAAATTGAGTTCTTGGATTTTCAGTATTCCATTTGCACTTACAACTTCTACTACAAAATTGATTTTTATTACGAATACTAGAAAATCGACTTTTAAATGACTCATTACAGTAATCACAAGTAAAATAAACTTTCTGTGGAGATCCGTCTGTAAGTTCATTAGCTTTAATCTCTAGTTCATCACCAAGTCTAGTGTAAGTATATCCTAATGACTCTAAATGCTTCTTATTGGCAGAACCCCACTTAACTTTCAGTATTTGATTAGGTACAATCATAATTTCATCTCCCCACATTCACTCCATATTAGAAAAAGGGCAGGGGAGATGGTGGAGTGAGGATTCAATCATCTTTCTTCACATATGATCAGTATGCTGCACTCCTGCCCAGGTTATAGGTAATTCTCTAATGTTACTATTCTCTATATATGTAACTCGTTCTCTATTAATCTACATATTCATCTAAAACCGGCTCATCGACAAACTCGCAAATGTCCACTTTTATCTTATTACCTTTTCGATCAATAATGTGCATATTTAAATCATTATCATGAGGACATAAAATGTAATTACCTTGTATAAGACCCAACTCCTCATTATCATCATCTACCTTAATCCCTATAAGCAATTGTACCTTACCCATAGCATACGCCATTCTCATCATTTCTCCCTTATTATGAATTTCGGATGTATGTGCGTCTCTTGTTGTAAATTCATAATACAATATACACTAGTGTATAGTCAATTAAGAAATAAAAAATATTTTTATATTACGATATATGGTTGATAAATCGTTATGCAATAGTGCATAATGTACTTATATAATAGGGGAGAGTGAGAACGTGTACTATAGTGTTACTCCAATATTAAGTAAGATATTACGAGAGAGAAAGATAACTCAATCTGAATTTGCTGAGCTAACTGGAATTAGTCAGGCAACAATATCTAGATTTGACAGAAGTTCACAACATCTTGATTCTCATTTAATTGTAATTTCGAAAGCTTTAGAATTGTCGATTGAAGACTTGTTTGATGTAACTGAAATTGGTTGGATGGATGAAGATGGATTCCATCACGGCGTTAGAAAAGCATGGGATGTACTAGGAAAGTAAAATCATACGTAATAAAACGGCACTTTTAATACATGTGCCTACATAAACACAGAAAGGCATTGGATAATCCATTGTCTTTTTCTATTTATGTATAGAGCGAAGAGAAGGGGAGATGTCGACTTCTCCACCTTCATATGTATAGGATTAATAGCAAATAAACGCTATTAAGTTGCAACCTAAATTGAGTTTATTTTCTGTTGGAACATACTATAGATATCCTCTGATTTGTAACTATTAAAATCACTTGGATAAATTTTAATCAAGGTTAAATTATTTATTTCACACAGTTTTATTTTTTCAATTGTCTTGTTGTCATAATCTTTGTTGTTTGTTATTCCGAAAATTTCAACGAACACTTTATTCTTATTATGATTGATAACATAATCGAAACGGTATTTTTTATTAGTTGCTATGTAACAGTCGTACCGTTGTTCTTTCTCGAAATCGATATTAAAGTCTTCAAGCATGTTAGTAAATAACAACTCATAATATGATAAGCAAATTTGTCCTCTGTTTGAATAATAAATGTCATTATTAGGTTTAAAACCAGCTTCAATAACTGCATTATTCCATGATCCAAATTCCCTAGCATATTTTCCTAAGCCAGCAATATTATCGAAATATCTCAAATCTAATTGAGATGGTACTCTTTGTAATTTACTATGTAACCATTTTATATCATTAATTAAATCACTTCTTGATTTATTTCTCGCTATTCTCGTAGGAGTAAATCCGCAAATAACTTGTAAGTTATATAAACTCCCAAAGTGATATTCATATGTTTTCATAGCAGGGCAAAAATCCTGTTCACGACTATATTTTTCAATATCTCTACTAGAAGGCACTCTACCGAGCAGTGTTTTCAAGTCTTTATACTTACCTATCATATAGGTTTCATATTCTTCTCTAACTTCTTTGTTTTGCTTTTCTATATCATGCCCAATTAACTTCAATGCCCCATAAATTCCATTATCAAATCTTCTATCATAAGTGCTTAAGCTAGGGCTGAGGGTAGTTCTCATATATTCATGAGTAGGTATTTTACTTTTGTTGTTCATATATTCCTTGAGCGATGCCAATAACTCATTATCAGTACTCTCTTTAGAAAATTGATGCTTATCTTTTCTCAAGTCAAATAAACCTGTTTCAATTAAAGCATTTTTGAAACTACCAAAGTGGTTAATGAAAGCATGTATAGTTGGATAGCCCTTATCTTTTAATGCTCTTGCGGTAGGTGTAATTTTATATTTATCATAATACTCAAGTAAGCAATTATGTAAATATTCCTTTGTATATCTTTTACGTAGTGTACTCAAAGTAATACTCAACTCCAATACAAAAAGCACTCAACCTAATAAGGAGAGTGCTACGGTTTATGTAATTTATTTTTTAAAAAGCATCATCAATGTCGTCATCGTCTTCACGGATAACGTATATCTGTGTAGTTTCGGATGATTTATGCCCCAAAACTTTCTGTGCAGTCTTAATATCCTTACCATCTATAGCTACAATGTGAGTTGCTCTTGTAGAACGTAATTGGTGAGGATGAACTCTTCGACCAACGATTTCACTGAAGATTTCCTGACACCAATAGTTAAATGCGGTAGGGGAGAGAGGTTCAACTTTACCATCCTTAGTTTTCTTTACAAAAACTAATTCGCAATCATCATCTCCGCGAACTTCAAGCCATTTTTTAACTGCTTCCATCGCAGCATCACCCATAACTAATTTACGAACATTTCCCTCACGTCCCTTACCCTTACAGCGAATAGGATTTGTCATATAGTAATCTTTGAAATTACCATCTTTATCTTTCACTTTGTCGTGATTGATAACTTCCTTCTTTAATTGAGCTGTTTCACTACGTCTACAACCTGACTCATAACTGAACATCACATAAGCAACCATTTGCCATTCTTCTTTTTCTTTTAATGTATCAATCAACAAGTCTAATTCTTCTTTAGTAAGAGGTTGTTTTTCGTTTCTTAAAGCACGAGGAGGGTTTGGGATTTTCTTATTGTAAATATTGCGGAATAAAGGGTATTCATCACTATAATATAACTCAATAAATCCACAAAGACTTGAAACTGATGAACGCTTAAACTTAACCGCATTAGACGATAAATCTCGTCCCATTAAGAAGTTTTGATATCTTAAAGCATCTCTAGGTTTTAACTCTGCAATCGACTTGTTTTCACAATTGTCTTTAACCCATCTAAAAAATATTTTCAGAGACGAATGATACTGTCTTAATGTTTGAGGAGATAAGTGCTGTTGTTCCAAAAATTCATTAGTAATTCTTTTATTAAATGGATGACAAGCTTCCCATTCTTCTTCTGTAACTTCTTTTATTTTTTCTACTTTAGCCAATTAGCTCTCACCTCCAATAAATTATTTAAATAACATCTATACCACGTTGCTTAAGTCCATTTTTAATAGCTTGAATATGTTCACCGGTAGAGGCTAATTCTTCTTCTGTTTTAGCATGGAAGGGACGAGGTGTTTTACTCCTTGCAATCTCTGAAGATTCCCAACTGTATCCACGACCAGTTTCAATAATTTGAGCAATATCTTTACCGTCTTCAGAACGGATACTTCGTACATTTAACTCCACATCGGAACCTTTAGTCGAAACGTCTGATTTAATGTTGCTATCTTGAAGTAAGCCACCAGTTCTCACATATTGAGATGGCGTATACCTATCGTAGACTTCCTCTACAACATTTTCTTTAAGTTTCTTGCGAGCGACTTTTTCAACCTGATCATTCATCGTTGCTTCTAGTTCCTTAGCCAACCCTTTAAATAATTGATTTAGATTGTCATATATCATCAAATCAATCCCTAAATTTTATATAGTGTGCTTATTCAGCAAACTCTTTATCGGTTTCAGTTTTAATTACTTGTTCTATTAAGTTAGAGTCATTTAAATTTTGTTCTTTAGCCAATAAATCAATATTTTTAACAATGTTATCCATTGTAGCTTTTAGTTTATTAATGCTTTCAGTAGTAAAACCACCGATAATCAATGGAGTGTATTCGTATTCTAGTAATTCGTTAAATGCTAGTATTTTCTTTTTTGTATCACTTGGGATACCAAGATCTGCAAACTTGTAAAGTAAGCTCAGTACTGTCCAACTATTCAAATCAATTTTAGTTTTTGAAAGTCCGTTATCTTCTTTATTTAAGTACTCCATTAGTAATTCACGAACGAACTCAACTGTCTTAGTAGGGGAGAAATCAGGGTAGATGAAAACGCGATTACCATCAGGTAAATCAATACGTTTCTTTTGGGAGTATTTTTTATTGCTTTCCTTAATAGCAGATAAAGTTAATTTTTTTGACATTGAATATCCTCCTTTTAAATCCTAAAAGAGAGGACTCCTAAGAGTCCCCTAAATAATTATTTTTAATTAAACTCGGTCTATTTCAACAATACGACCAATTTCAGTACTGTTAGCAGGTGTTAGTGCATCAAATGTAATTTCAGGAGCAATTGCACTTCCGTTTTCAAATGACATTTCAAAATCACTTGATGGAGTAGCGTGATCCAATTGAATGTAGATATCTTTAACGACTTGATTTGTATCTGGATTGTAACCGATTGTATGATAGTTAATTTCATATGCTTCAGCAAATTTCTCAGCATCCAAAGTCAATACTCGACCTGTAACAGCTTCTTGATACGCTACAGTTACCAATTCACCGGCTACTGCATGACCAGTTGGAATAGTTACTTTCTTAGTAGCGACAGCAGCAGATACAGCTTCGCCTGCAGCGTTACGAACATATACTGTTGACCCAACAGGAGTACCAGTAATTGTTACTTCAAGATTGCTGTTATTTTCAGTAACTTTAAGACCTTTTTCATCTTTATATACAGTAGCAGCACCATCTTCATCGATTGCAACACCTTGTGTCATAGACAAGATTTCCATGTCATAAAATGCATTACGAAGAGTAGATGTTACTTCCTTTTGTCCACGCATGATAGCAAGTGGTTTATTACCAATTCCACCATAAATCTTTTCATTAATTCCTAATGATTGAGAGATGGAAGCTAATTGAGTTTCTCCAGACATAAATAAATGACCATCGGATTTACGTTTTACAATTACGTCTGCTGTATCGCTAATTAGTAATTTCATTAATTTTTTCCTCCTTAAAATTAAAAAAGTGAGTAGAATTTTATCTACTCACTAAATGCACTACCTGTTGTTTTATTAAATTGTTCTTGAGTAACAAAGTGTTTCTCTTCCTCAAATAAATCAATATGAGTACTCCAACCCTCAATCTTAACTTTTTCTGAGGAAACTGTAGCGAAGAGAGTAGAAGTATCGTAATTTTTAAATTTAGAAATACGATGGAAAGTCATATATAATCTATAAATAGACCATTCATTAATTAACTCATAATCTATTCCTGTTCCAACTACAGTACTTGTAACCATATCACTAAATGTAAGTTTCTCTGCATCTTGAGCTTTAACCCTGCGACTTCTCTCAATGGCTTTTTGTATCTCTGGGTTGGGATTGACTATTTCTTCTTTAATACACTGCATTTTTAATATTAGACTTCTATATTGTTCTATATTGTCTATCGTTATTTTTTCAATGATATTTTCATCATTAAAAACCTTACGAAACAATCTAATATAAGCATCCCTTAAATCTGGAATGCCAGTAACAATATCGAATAGCTCTAGTTTATTAATTTGTTCAATAAAAGCAGTTAATTGACCAACCTTATTGAGCAATGTGTAATCATGAATTATCTTACCTTTATTCATCGATACAATCTGCAAGTCCATAAAGTAATCTGGATAGTCTTTTACTCTTATAAAGTTGCATTCACCAATATCAGTTTCAATTGGCAATCCTAATATGTAGAATTCCTCAACATTCTTCATGATTTTCTGGTCATGAATGTAAACACACTCTCATACCCTGTGTAGTTTTGTGGAGCTGACCTAGGAGTACCTTCTACATAGTCAGTACTACTAGCACCTGCAACATGATTTAATACAAACAATTCATTGAGACGATCATTAATTCTAGAAACTCTAAAATCTCCATTCTCAATATCAATATGTACAAATAAATCAATAACAATTTCTTGATTAGCTAATAGGTAATTGTTGTTTTTAGGACTTCTTCTCCCAGGATATAAGTACAATCTACAAATCTTCTTAGTTACTAAGTCATCATCTTTAATTGACTTCATAATATGCTCATTACGTATATCAGCCAATTCTTCAATATCTTTATCTAAAATATTCTCCAGAGAAGGGGAGAGAGGGTCAGGAATATCATTAGATAAATCTTCAGGAGGGTAATGTAAAAGTCTTAGCAACTGTTCATCTTCTCTGAGATACTTATAAATACCAAGGAAGTCATCATATGAACCCATTATGAAATCACCTCACTTGGAACAATATCTGCAGTAACAACCATAATACCAACACTGTTAATTACTTGAGTCAAATCAATATGAGTAATTTTGTAAGTATTATCATACATTTTAAAAGTCTCATTTAGTTTGACATTAGCAATTGGTTGATATTTCATTGATACCTTTAGACGTCCGTCAGGAAGATTTAACTGATTATTAGACTCTTTATCCTTAATACTTGATTCAACAATACAAGGGACGTTAAAAATCTCTCCACCTGTCCATATATAAACAGGATCTCCGAACTTATCTTTAACAACCTGACCATTAGCATCTCGCTTTAAAACTCTAGTTTTATCAGTAATAGCAGGGAAGAAGGAGTTACAAATTTCTAAACTTGCTGTAGGATAAACCTCATTAATACCTTCACCACGAAAGTCCATTACTAAATAGTTGTTATTACTTACCTTTACATTTGAACCAATTGCAATAACTGTATCAGGCTGAAGAAGCAGTGTTTTATTCTTGCTTTTATCACCTTGAGTTATTACTGCTTTAAATTCCACATCATCGATTAGCACCGATTCAGAAAAAGGGGAGAGGTTAAAGTTATTTTTAACTGTTTGTTTTGTAGAATTGATAATGCTCTCGCCTAAATTTCCACCAGATGCATTTAATCTACTTTTATACATGTCTATATAACTCATATCATTCTCCTTTCTGCAATCTTTCAATTAGAGTAATTGTCTTGAAAATTTCACTTCGAATGAATTTGAAATCTTTCGTTTCAACTATTGTCTCATCCAATATAGACTCTAATGTTGCTAATACAGATAGGTAAGGGGTGGAATCTTTTATTTCTTGAACAACATATTGAATTCCGTATAGTTCAAATAATAAAGAATCAATATACCGAAAAACACCTTCGTTTCTTTCCTCTAACAGCGGAAGTATCTTAAAAACTCTACTCTTGGTTGTTTCTAAATAATTTTCAAATAAAGTACCATCTCTCATTAGCATCATTTGAAACCACTCATCTTATTTTTACTATAAGTATAGAGAATCATTAATGAACCGGCTTCTTTTTGATAGCTGTCTTTAATGGATCTTACTTCTTTGATATGGTTCGCTTGAGAGTAGAGAGTATAGTCTTTGGAGCTAAGAGTTTGTTTTAGTAAATCATCAGTTAGAATTTTAGGTGAAAGGTATTCAACACACATTAACACGGAAAGAATTTCTTGTTCTTCATCTGTGAGAGTTTCATTAAATGACTTTAGAGAGTCATCTCTGCCACTCAGTTTATTACAATATCTAAACTTAACAATAGAAGACTTTAGAAACTTTTCAAGTTGATACTCAATTTCGTCTTCAGTCAAATTTAGAAAAGAATAATCAGTTATTTTAGACAGAAACCTGGAATAAACATCTTGATATGAGGTTGCCAATTAGCACACCTCCATTAACTAAATAGTTGTAATTCTAATTTAAGTGTATTCTCTAATGCTTTGATTTTACGGTTATCGTATAAATCTCCACTTTCGATTAGTTTTCTTGCTCTCGTACCAATCGTTTCTTTTAATCCCTTTGGAAGCTTAGAGGCTATTTCATTAATTTCACTAGGGGTTTTATGAAAGAAAGAATCAATATCTTCAACGTCAGCAAGGTTTTTATAAATGTGTTTTAAACCTAGAAACTCTACAACTTCTTCGTCATCAATAACTAGCCAAACATCAGTTAAGAATTTTGGTTGGGAAGCTTTCATTGTTAATAGTTCACCAACATCTAAATATTCAACGTCGCCATAGTTCATCCAAATTGTTGTTAAACCTGTCTTTCTGGATTTATAAATTAGTTGTCCATCAGTCACATTTCGGCAAATTACCAATTCATTTCTGTCAACTTCTACTTTTTGCTTCCTTTTCGGTGTCTCGGATACCGTTTCTGATTCAGTTTTCATGAGTTGATCAACAGTTTCTTCTGCTACTTTTTTAGCCGTTTGTCTTCTAGCAGTTGTTGTAGTTTTTTTAGTAGTTGTCATTAATAATCCTCCTTGTATTCCAAAAAATATAAGAGGAGACACAAAGTATCTCCTCAATTAATTATTAAGCTAAGTTGTATACTCCAAATAGAGTATTAAATACTAGGTTTGTACCAAACTTAGTCATGAATTTATATTCAAGTGACATATCCATATTTGTCAATCCGTCTGATACTTCCTTAACAATCGCGTCACCTTCATAAACAACTTTTACTGGTTTGTTGTCGCCAGATGGAAGAATTAGCAATTGGTTGTCGTTATAAGCAAATTCAAAAGAGTTTGCTTTGTGTACAGTCGGAAGTTGAACCAGAGTCAAACCGTTATACACAGAGATTCGTCCAGTATTGTTTAGTTGGTCTTTTGTTCTATCAGACATGTAAGCAGCATCAAGACCAGCAGTTACTTTAGCCAATGCTTTACGAGTACCCACGATAATTGGTGTAGTACCGGAAGCAGCCTCGACATGAGATGCAATTTCAATTAGTTGATCTTCTGTATATGTGCCTGTAGCTTTGAATTCAGCCGGAAGGTAAGTAGAAGCAGAAGCGAAAGAAGCAGCAACTTCTTGATACAATCTGTCTTGGATTGCGCGAGCTACTTTAGCAACTAATGCAGGGAAATCAACTCGACCAGCCATAAATGCCATGAAATCTGCATATACAGCAAGACCAAACGCTCTAGTTTTAACTGTGAATGCATTACCAGCATCTAATTTCTGACGTGTAATATTCCAATGATTTCCTGCGAGTTCAGAAGCAACTAGTAAACTGTTATCTTCCACATAGAATTCAATTGAGTCACCTAGAGCAACGTTACGTGTTTCAGCGAATTGCATGAAGAACTCATCTTCGTTAACTCCGTTAATTACTGTGTTTGACAATACTTCTTCAAGAATTTCAAAAACAGTTTCTTTGTGTCTACGAATATCTTTATATGTAGGCTTATCAGTCCCCATAATTTCTGAGAATGCTTTACGAATTACATCACTTGCTTGTTCAGTTGATTTACCATAGTTTTGTACACGGTTGTGTACAGTATCTACACATAGTTTCACTAAATCTTGATTCATTATTTTATCCTCCTAGGGTTAGGTAATTAATTTAATTTATTTTTATTAAATTTCGTTTTTAATAACTTCGATTACTACATAAGTCAAGATACGACCAGCAAACTGACCTGTAGCAACAGAAGTTCCGATTTGATCTTGACGAATAATTTTACCAACGAACTTTTCAGTACCGGCTAGAGTAGCAACTTCTTTCAGTTTGAAGGAACCGTTTTGAGCAACGACATAGTTACCTGCAACTGCATCATCACCAATTAAAGTTAATCCGTCTTTAGTTACTGAGAAGATATCACGAGCATCAATTTCATAAGCTCTAACAACTTCATCAGCCTCAATTTTATAAGCTTGTTCAGATTTAGATGATGCACGAGCATTATCATATACGATAGGGGAGTGAGCGATAAGAACCAAGCCTTTTTCAGCTACTGATGCAGTTGTCGGCTTTGCGATTCCATACACTTCTCTTTGACCAGATTCTAAAGCTCCTAAATGAGCAACGAAACCGTTTTGCATTTCTTCTGGAGCACGCACAGAGAACAGATTACCGTTATAAACGGATTTTAATTTATCAAGTCTTACAACACTATTTGCCATTATATAAATCCTCCTAAATTGTTTTAAAGTAAAATAAAAAAGCCTTCATTTTATGAACGCTTTGAGTAACTTTTTATTCTTGTGAATATTTTTCGAATAAGCCACCGTAAACAGTCTGCTTTTCTTCTTTGCGATCTAATTCAATCTTAATCGAAGTTTGTTTTTCTTTTTTAGTCTGTTTAGAGAAACTGGCTTTCTTTTTCCCGACCATTACAAATAATTTTTCTTCTAATTGCTCAAGAGAGAACTCTGAAGCTGTATCTTTCAATGTTTTCATTTCTTCTTCGGTTAATTCGGAAGAGAAGCTGTTAAATAATTGACTTTCATGTTCAAATCTTTCCTCTGTAACTTTCAATTTTTTAAATGCACGAAGAGATTCCACTTCATTTTCTAGATTAGAGTATTGTTGTTTAAATTCATCTTGATCTTTAGTGAATTTATCTTCAATCTTCTTTTCAGCAACTTTAACTTCATACTCTAAAGCTTCTTTAGGAATAATAGAAAATTCACTTGTGCCCTCTAGAAAATCAACAACTTCAAATTTTTTCCGCTTTTTGGAATCGAAATCAATAGTAACGCTATCACCATCAACAGTAAATATGAAACCATATAATTTATATTCATCTGCTCGATCAAAAGCGTAAACCTCTCCGTCTTTATAATCTATATATGAAAATCTATTATATGCCCATCCCCAATCATCCTCGATTTTTTCTTTAGATAATTCATTTCTTAATTCATCAATGAATTGTTCACCAGTTAAAGAAAATGAAGTTGATTTTTCGCTGAGTTCTTTTAATTTAGTTTCTAAATCTTCAAGAGAATATTCTTCAATATTCACTTCTTGCTTAATTAATTCTTCCTCAGTCACAGAATACTTTACTAGTAAATCTAGTTTTTCATCCATTTGATTTTTACCTCCTTTGTTGCTAAATAATTGCTTGAATTGCTCCATTTTAACCTGAACTTCGTTAGCTAATGTTTCATTAGAGAACTGAGTTTCTATACTAGCGGAACGCATAGCAGGGAGAACGTCACTACCTAAAGCACAAGCTCCAAAGAACTTAAAAGTGTTAAAATAGTACATTCCATCTTTCCACTCACCAGTGAAATCATCATGGAGCTCCATAGATTGCGCTTTGAATACATCTCTATCAAATATATCTATAGGTTCATCCCATTTTGTCCAAACAAGACCTTCACACGTTAAGAATTCTCGTTCAATTCCATCGTCGCATAGTCTCATTTCAAATTGAGCATTATTGTCCTCAGGGATGACTCCAATAGCTTGACCTAAATACTTAATTTTAATTTCATTATCTTTTTTAACTAAAACCATTCTATGATCAGAAAAATCAACATCGTCATTAGAATTATCCTCAATATAAGCTAAAATAGGTGTATTTGCTAATGTAGGGAGAGCTGTTTCAACTGATTCCTTACTAAAGTAACTACCGTTTAGATTTTCACCTAAATGCATCAGCCATATTTTAACTTTGAGAAATCTAGTGTCTTCTGATTGATTTTCATATATATTCATCTTCTGAAATAATACGGGGACAAATTTATCTATTTCTTTACCCAACCATTTCACCTCCTCTCAAGAGATTTAAATATTCATTCCCTGATGTTACCTTCGTTTTCTCTGGTTTGTTCTCCTGATTCACTTAAGTCATCATCGGACTTTGTAGGTGCACCATTCGAAGTACTGTCTCCACTTTGTGTATGTGAGGAAGACAGTGGTATAAGTTTGATTGGTAAATTAAGTATTTCGTTTTGTAGAAAAGTCTTGTTGATTAAAGCAGAAGGAGAAAGTCCTAGAGATGCCGCCAATTCCTGTATTACTGGAACTCCATATTGCGCAGCTTTTAGATATCTATCAGTAACTTCTGCATGATTAAAGTCAGTTGTTTCTAGAAATTTAACTCTAAATTTAAATGATTTGTTTATGTATTTCAGTTTTCTATTTAACCAGCGTTCGACCTGTTTCAATAATGCAAATGCAATTTGCTCATCTGTTATAACAGATTTAGAGAGAGAAGTACTAGTCGTACTGTTTCCGTTGAATAGTAGTTGACTTACTCCAGCAGCAGCGTAATATGCTCTTTCAGATTTAGCTACTTCATCAACATCAGTTTTCCTTCTTTCTAATTTAATTGCTTCAATTTTCATGGGAGATGTAATTAACCCGACTTCATCAGGCAGAGATTCCGTTGCTTTATTATGGAACGCAATGGCAGTATCTAAATCAATTAGAAATTGATTAGCTTCACTCTTCTTATCATCTATTGGAATCTGCTGTGTCAAGATCATGTAGTTATCCATTTTACTTTTGATTGTACTCATCCTCTTTGTTTCCTCTATATCAAACAGAGCCTCGAAAACAGAGTTGAGGGGAGGGATAGGATAATCAATATCATCATTAACTTTCATACAGATTGTTTTTTCTGCTTTTAATTCTTGCCATCTGAATTTGGATTTATTAGATTGGTACTTTGTATATTTTTCCTGGAATTCCGGAGCATATTTAGCAACAGAGTTATCCTTATTATCAAAGAAAGAAAAGTCATACTCGAAATTAAACACTCCATCTTCAATGCTACTAATTCGACAATAATCTGAATTTAGTTTTTGAATGAAGTAGGCGTCAGCAGTCATGTGCTCGTATCCGTAAAAAACATCTTCCCTAAAACAGGTTTTGAAAACTTTCTGCATCTCATGAGAAAGATTCATATTTTCAATAATTTTTAAAGTAGCCATATATTGTTTTTCGAATTTAACTCTATCAAAGTTATTAACATTAATATCATAAGGTTCAACAATATAATCAAATCTCATAATGTTTGCGAAATACAAAATAACCCGCTTATAGTTTGGAGATACGTTATAAAGATAATTACTAAGCTTTCTCAATTCTTTTTGAGAACTTAGTGGATTCTCTAAGAATCTAACAATCTGTTCTTTTGTATACTTAGTCATAATCGATGACCTAGTAGTTGATTTTTCGATATCGTTATAGATCAGTTTACTTAGTTGAGCGAAAGTTGCTGGTATGCTCATTGAATTAGTTTCTTCCAATACCACACCTCCTTATATGTTAGGTCTTTTAAACATAAACAATTTATTTACATCAAACTTTTGTGCTTCTTTTTCAAATCGATCCTCAAATTCTTTTATGTACCACAATCCCATTGCGGTAGCAGAATATCTATCCTTATTGGTTCGCTTAGTAACTTGCTCAACTTGATATTTACCATTCTGACCAATTTTAAGCTTGAGGTTAGCGATTTCTTCCAAAAGGAAATCAGTCTGGATATGAGGCATGATCATTGTATTGAAATTATCTCTATCTTGTGCGTCATAATCTTCATTAGACTTTTTATCTAGAAGTTGAAATTTCTCGCTCTCTATTGCATCAATAAAACTAACAATTATGTCACTGTTAATTCCTTGTGCTGTCAAAGCGTACAATAATTTTGGGGCGTTGTTTTCTTCAGGTTCATCATCAGTATTGATAGTATCCCAACAACCCAAATCTTCTCCTGTAATTGGATCAAGCGTTGATTTTAACGCTTCGTCTTTAATTGCGCTACCTATTCCATTTGTATCGACAACAACAACCTTAGGCTTATATAGGTTTGCAACTCGTTTTAACTCCACGGTTTGTGCTGTAAAGTTTAATCCATTAGGTAAGTTAAAGATGTTAGCTAATTTAATAGTAGTAACATTTCCTTTTTTACCACGTTTATATTTCAAAACTGCTATGGAAGATTGGTTGTTCGAATCACTAGAACTTCTCGCAACGTCCATAGAAATGATATATTCATAGTTTTTATCTGGCTTTAAATCCGGCTTAGGAAGAACCCTCAGTTTCATTACTTTATTGATATCAACCAATGCATTATCTGCAGCACCAACCCACTTTGATTCGTAGTTTAAGGCAAAGAAAGTAGGGGATAATTTAGCTTTTTTATCAAGTAGTTGCGACCTGGTTTCTCCACGACCATAAGTACAAGCCAGTTGCCAATCTGAACCGATGACAATCTTACCTTTTAACTCAGCCATATCATCAATCATTTGTATATTACGCTCGAATTCATCAGTCCCACGATACCAACTTGTTGTAAAAAAGTTGATTTGCCCGTTTAACTCCTCTGGATTAATAAGTGCTTGTTTACCAATAGTTCTTCTTGGAACGTTGACAATTGGCTCTAATACGTCATCAAATAGCGCAGCATTTAACTGTGCAGCTTCTTCCACGTTCAGCCTTTTGCGTCGAGCTCCTTTTGTGCTTTGGTTATTTGCAAGTACATCTACTCGACCACCTGAAGTAAATAGAACCTCAACAGCATCTTTAGAAGATGAATATTTTGTGATTTCGTTTTTTAATAAAGGGTAAAACTTTGTTAATTCCCTATGTTTCTCATCCACGAGTTTAGCAGCATTTTCTCTGGTTTGAGCTGTCATTGTAATTTCAATATCTGGAAAAAATATTGCCGTATGATACATTCCCATGATTTCAAGTAGAGTTTTGCCGTATCCTCGTGGAAACACTCCATAATTGGAAGTAAACCGGGCAATACATCTTAAGAATACTCGCTGATCCAAATCCAAACGAATTCCACCAGTTTCAGGAGTAATCAAATCCCAAAAAAGATCAGGATTCCACCTTGCCCAACTTACAAAGTCTATATATTTTGGCAAGTTTCTTGTGAAACTGTCTAATTCTTTTTCTCCTTTTGAATCAATTGTTGAATTGAAATCAGGATTGTAAATATCATATCTATCATTTTTATGTTTCTCGTTATTAGATTGGAAATTAGCGTATGAGCTCATATCTAATCATCTCTCTTTTCAAATTCTTTTTTTCGAGATTCATAAAATGAATAGATATCTTCATACTCAGCTAAAGGTAAACCTTTAAGGTCTCTTATGTAATTAATGTAACAGAATATTGTGAAGTCAACTTTATCCTGTGGGCGCTCTTTGAAGACAGGAAGAATAGGGATGATATCAACTGCCTGCTCAACAGAACGAACCAATTGACCAAAAGTATCTAACCCGTCCGACAAATCAGATTTACTTAATTGAGATGGGTTAATTTTGGCATCTTGTGCAGCTTTTTGAGCAAGTACTCCCCAGTCTTTAGCAGCCTTCATATCATTCTTAGCAGTAGCAAGTTCTTCTTTAACACGGTATCGTATATAAGTAAGAAGTGCTTCTGTATGCATCGCTGTCTTTTCTTGATAATTGTTTTTCAACATGGCATATTTATTTTCAAATGCGCGATATTCTTCTGGTAAATATCCAAATCCCCATTTGTCGACTACATCGTCACTAATTTTAAATTTATTAATAGAATTAGAAGGGAGTGTATTAATGGATTCGTCAGATTCCTTTATCGGTTCATCATGTACTTCTTGTTTTATGAATACACTGTCTTTCCAACCTGTACCATCAAAGTTTGGTAATGAATTTGCCATTGTAATATAGCGAGCAAATGTATCAGTTTTACTTTCAAGTGCAGTTTCCCAATAGTTAATGTCAAACTTAATATCAAATTGTCTGAGAACAGAATAGACACTTTCCATGTCATCATAATCAATCATTGATTTTAAACAAGCCTTGCACACGGGAAGCTTGCCGATTTTTTCGTATATTTTATTTTTTGTATTATAAAAGAATTTATCTTTTAATTTTTCTTCTGTGCAACTTATACAAACTATATATTTACTTGTGTCTTTTCTAGACATTTCATTTCACTCCTTTTACTCCATGTAAAATAAAAAGCCCTCAATCATGCCTGCCACAACAAAGGAGTTTTAACTCGACAGTGACAAGCATGTTCAGGACTTTCAATATGTATTATTCGTCTTCAGGTAGTTCTTCAATAACACCTTTGAGTGCTAAAAACTCCATTTCTAAATCTAGAACTTTGATGATATCTTCTTTGCTAATAGAAGAGTTATCTGCAATAAATTCAACTAATTCTTTTTCGTCGATATGAATCATTTATTCATCTCCTTCCAAGTCATCATCAATATCCAACAAGAGACCATTTTCAAACATATGTATATCTTCGAGATTTTGTAAACTTTGCCTTGCTGATGTGATATGATATTGCTTTTGTGCCCAAACTGAAATATCTTCAAAGAACATCCATAATACTTCTTCTGTAGAGACACCACGTTTAATGTTATAATTCAACAGGTCTCTATATCTTTGAACTAAATCCTCAGGTTGCTCATCATTGTCAGGGATGACTAATACGTTCGGAAATTCTTCTTCAAACATTATTGTTACCTCCTAAGTAGGGAGGAAGAGGATGTTTTAAACATCATACCTTTAATTAATTTATTTTTACTTTAAAATCAAATATAATAAACCGCATCTAAGCTATCAGGTGAGTACGCAAATAACTGGAACCTTTTGTGTGCCCCAATAAACCCATTATCATCATGCCAATCATCTGTAATTCCTTTTGTAGATAATGTTCTAACAAGCACACCAAATTTATCTTTTGCAGCTTCAGTGTGTAGATGTCCACTATGGATTTCAACTACTTTAGCAACAGCCATTTGTCTTCCAAAATCAGATAAGAAATTTTCATGCAGTCTGTTCGCACCTTTATGACCGTGAGTATAACCAATAAAGATATCATTCCAGACAAAACCTTTTCTAACTTTTTTAGAAGTATCAAACTTAATATCAGGAAACTTTATTTCTAAACATTTAACAAATGCCCAACTCATTGAGTCATCATGATTAGCAATAGAATAGCTTGCTTCAACTGAATTAGCATTGTTTTGTGCAGCAAAAATAAGTTCACTATAGAAGTTAAATGCATCTTCCCACGCTTTATCCATATCAACTTTTTCAATTGGTGTGCCACTAGATGTTTTACCATCAAAGCCATTGTTGTGCAGCAAATCTTGTCCGATTATAAAGAAGACTTTATCCCAAACACGTCTTGTGATTTTAGAAAGGATATCGTTTTTGACACCTTCATAGGACTCATATGAATTGACTCCGAAATGAAGGTCAAAGAGGGGGATTTCCAATAGATCAGTTCCATCAAGTAGCTGTTTTTCTCTATAAACAGGTTTAATTTTCTTATTAGCTTTCTCAAGAAAATCTTCTACATCGAAACCAGTCACTCTAGGTTTAACAGTAATCTTACTTGAGTATAATGTCTGAACTCCATCTTGCTTACTATGTACATTCCAAATATTATTCTTAGCATTAACTAGTTCCCACGCTTTCGTATCAAATCCGTGAGCAGAAAGGAGGTAGCCAACATCTTTAGATTGTTCAGAAGTCATACGTAATAACTTATCTGATTTATGAGAACCATTAGCTAAAATTTCAGTTGTTTCCTTATAAGGAATTTCTTCATCAGAGTTGTTCTGTTCAATCTCCCTAGCTTCTTCTTCCAACTTCCAACCAGATGCATATTTACGAAGAGATTCACCGCTGTGCTGGAAATTAAACATATCTTTAATATCTAACCAATCCATAGAGTGTTGTTTATTTAATCTGGCAATTGAAACTCTTTTTAAGTGAGAGAAATAAGTTTCACCTTGTAACCTATCAAAATTATATTCGGTCATTCAATTACCTCGCCATCAACCGTCGTTTCTTTTTTAGGCTTAGCAACTTTAGTTATTGAAATAGTTACCTCAATATCTTCTCCATCATATTCTTTAAATGGTTCACTCAGGTCAAATTCAAAAGTACTTTCAGTTTTTTCATCATGGTAACTAAGAATCATTGACGCTACATCTAGGTTTCCTTCCCGTTTAATACTTTTCCCGTCCGAATTCTTACCAATCTTCTTACCCATAGTTATTTCTCCTCCTTTTAATCCTCAGAACAAAAATAATCCCCTATTCGAGTGAGTAGGGGATACGTTTCAATCAGTCAATGATTAATGGTTCATTGAGAAACCGGAACATGTATGTAATTTATTTTTTAATTTCTAATTATATTAATTCATCTGCATCATTAGCAAGCCTTCCTCGGAAATTCCAAGAAAGTTCACAAACATGAGCGTAGTCTTTTTTCTTAAAGTGTTCTATATACGCAGCAAAACCACTATCTCTAGGATCTTTTAAATCAATCTGACCGGTGTGACCAATCATAATCACTTTGCACGAATCATGAATTCTAGTTAGAATTTTTCGTAATTCTGACTTAGTGAAATTTTGACACTCATCAATTATAACTGTCATATCTTTAATATTTGTACCTCTTGCAAAAACATGAGATTGAGCTTTAACCCAGCAATTACCGTTTTTAACGTTATCCACATTTTCTTCAGAGTGAATAACTCTAGAAGGATCTTCATTAATCTCTAATAAAGCGTCCTTAAGTGGAACAATATACTTAGATTCTTTTTCTTCAACTGTACCAGGAGTATAACCTAATTTATCTTCTTCAACAGGGGAGAAGACATACAATAAGGGTTTATCAATGATTTTCGCACATCCAACTGCCAAAGTAGTTTTTCCAGTTCCACTTCGAGCATTAACGATTGTTAATTGATTATCAAAAATTGAATCAACATACTCTTTTTGTTCGTTAGTTAACTTTGAAGCAAATCCATAAAGCATAGTATCTTTTGGCATTGGCATATGTATTACCCCTTTTTTGTTATTTGTTATTAATTGCTTATGTCAGAGTAGGAGGGAAGTGAGGGGATGTAAAATACCTACTCTTAATAAATAATTTATTTTATGTATAAATCTATTAAAAGAAAAGTTTTATCGTATTTCCTTTCATATAGTACAATTTGACCGAGAGTGCTAGAAACTTAGATATACCAAGGGTTTCAGAGCTTTTCTATTTTATAATCACTCAGCATCTTTTCTTTTTAACCGATTTTTCTTATTGATTTCTGCGATTTTTTTGTGTTTTATTATTTTGGCACATGACTCGCAATACTTAGTTTTATTATTTTTAGGTTTAATTAAGCTTAAGCATGACACACATTCTTTAATTTTATTTAATAAATGATGAAAATCATAGTAATACCCCAACTTATCATATTGATTAATATTTATTACTGATTCAGTAGTGGGTTTTAAATCATACAAGAATGATAGTTTAATATAACCTCTGCCACGAATCTCAACAATTCCTAATTCAGCAAACTCTCTAATTATACTATGTATTTTCTTACTCTTCATATGAACTGTTGAAGCATCAATCAATTCTTTGTAGTTCTTATTTGTACCACCAAAGAAATGCTCTTCATTTAACTTCTCAGGATCACGTTGTTTCTGAACTTCCTTGTTCAACTTATCTAACGCAAGAAGGGTAAAGATTATTTTCTTATAATCATGACTAAAATTAAGTTGGTCTATGTAATTTAATTCTGTTTGACTTACATTTATTTCAGAAACTTCAATTAGCCGAGATTCACCCTTACTAGCGTTGTTTAATGCTGCATTGATTTTCTTAAAGTATTCAACACGATCAAACGCCTCAAGATTTTTCTCGCAGAATTCATATAGAAGGTTTTCTCTCTCAGTTTCATTATATCCCTGCTCTTTAAAGTGAATTGCAAGTAGCCTGATTTCATTATTTATGTGTTTGCCACTAAATCCATTTTTCAAAATGTGTTCAACATATTTCTTTTCATTATATTTGTACATATTACAACTCCACCTTTTTTAAAGTATATTTCTTGTTTAAATACTCGAAGTCTCCATCTACATCTTTAATTGGAATAGAGTAGTGATTGACTTTAGACTTTAAGTTAGTAACAATTTGATCTCCATATGCGTTCCATAATAAATCTTTGTTACCAGAAGGGGAGTCTACATACAATAATCTGATTAAGTAATTCAATACTTCATTTTCATTAGAGCAAACTTCTAAGACTTTCTTTTTAAATAAATCGTATTGCCCGACCTTTTTGCTGTAAGCATTATCATCAAACTTTGACCTTGAATCCTGTGTGCTCAAGGATGACATTTGATTTATAGTTTTTTTATACTCGTTATGTATTTTCACTATTTCCTTGTAAGTATCTTCTATAAAAGGTGTACCATCTTTCTGAATTAATTTATAAACTTCCTCATCTTCATCCATTTTTAGAATGTTTCTAATACCAAAATCAACAGATTCAATGTATTTACACAAGTTATTCATTACACAGTCACTATCAATTACAGGCGAGTATCTGTAAAATTGCTTTATAAATTCGTGCTGTTCAGGTGTTTTTCTCTTTAGGTTTATTAAATTATCTAACTCTAAACCAAATCGCTGCATAGAAGTAATATTGTAACTAGCTAAGTGTTTCTTATACTTTATCCTTGTACCTTTGTATAGGTAGATAAAGAAGTACGGATGCTTATCAAGAAGAATACTATTATTAAATGCTTTTCTATCTCTTTCATCATCTGAATCATCTTCTGTAACCTTTTCATACTTGACCCAAGGACTCGGTATACCTTTAACCTTTTTACCGATCTTAGCTTTATCAATTTGTGCGGATTGTAACTTTGTACACATTTTAATTCTGTTTAACGTTGCTTTATATTCTTCTGATCCTTCTTCGAGCAGGGGAAGGAGGGCGAAACCACTTGTTGATTTATTTGTAATTGAACCGATAATACTTCCAAAGCTAAACAAATCTGACTTAAACAAGTCATCATTATTTACAATTTTCTTGTCTGACTTAGGAGCTTGATATGCTATTGGTAATTCATCTGTGTAAACCCCGTTAATAATACTTTCTTCAGATGTAGTGGCAATGATATCATAATCAAAGTCACTTCCTGCCCACCTCATTGTTTCTTCACCATGGGCATTCACTAAAATACCTGTGTAGCAATACTTGAACCAATCATTCAATTCATCGTTTTCATTTAAGTTTAATAGTACGTGCTCACTACGGTAGGTGAGGGGAGCTCTCATTGAATCAACAACTTTTACGCCCTTTTTATTCCAGTAGCCAGAATAAAACTCATTCCTACCCAATAAACCGGTAACTTCTAAACCACATACGTGCTGCATCTGAGCGAATGGATCACTTACAATTGTTTGAAAGTTACCGTCTACATATATTTCACCCAGACAAGCATGTTGGATTTTGCGTTTAATCAAATCATAAACTTTCTTCTTTATGTATTTATCCTGCATTAATTTAGGTTGGTAAATTAAAGCTTTAATCCAATGATTTTCGCTATTCTCTAAATAATTGTTAATCTTCTCCTCATTAGTATTTTCACCCAATAAGAAGAGGAGAGTGAAGTGTATGTCATCGGTTGTTACATTAGTTATCCAGTTTACAAACTTACTACAAACTTTCTCTATTGCGGTTTCATTTAAATCTAAAGTCTGTAAAAATTGATAATTCATTTTGAGTAAGTCTTTATCTTCTTTAGGACTAAATAATGAAACTCCCCAATCAAGTTTATTCTTCTCACAGTTTTGTTCGTATTCTTCAATAGAAGAGAAGGAGTCCCAAAGTTTAAACTGGCTTTCCGAAATAATCAACTCACAATCGTTTAAGTCTGCCTTAATTGGATTACCTTCAGCATCTTTATAAGAAGTATTAATTAGAGAATTCCCGTTATTCACTTCTCTAACAAATTTTTTGATATCAAATGTGCAAACCATACCTTTAAGAAAACTATTGCGTAAACACCATTGAGCAGGGATGTAATCCAAACCTAATTCATCAGCCCATTTTTTAGCCAACTCTATACTTATGATTCCTTGACCATCGAAACGATTAAACATTTCTGTTTTTGTGATAACTTCAATTACGTCATCCTCATTTTTATCCTTTTCAGTTACAAAATTAACTGTTACTTCAGTTGGGCTTTCATAATCAGGTACTAAGCAAAACTTTGGTGCAGATACTGTTAGAGTACTACTACCGGCTAATCCTCGATAAGCGTTAAGTTTACTTGGAACAAGTTTCTTGTTCATATCTCTACCATTATCTATAATCTGCTCCAATTTATCTGCAGTTTCTTCCTCAATAAACAATACAGTAGATGTCCTCGCTTGAGATGCAGAGGAGTTAAAACGCTTGTAGTACTTTCCATTTAGTTTTAATTTGTTTTTGTATAGGTATTTATAATGAACATTGCTATCCATTACAATTGTTATGTATTCAGGAACAAAGAAAGTTTCATGAATCACTTTGTTAATCTTAGCTATTTCCGTTGAATTTTCTTCTGAATGCTCTAGAAGGGATAATGCCTTTTTTCGTTCCTTTAACTGTCGAACATGCTCGTTGTCTATGACTCTATTATGTATATGGTTAATTGATCTTATGAATTGATTCTCGAAAAGAGCTATTAACTCCCCGTATTCAATTGCTTTATCAATACTCAACTCAATATTGTAATCAAACTCCTTCAATCTAGATGAGGAGAATTTAAAGGTGTAGAACTGGTTGTTATGCAATATTTAACTCCCCCTTGGTTACTGATCACTTAAATCTGGATCAAATTGTTTAGATATCTCCCAATCATAATCATCTATATTTTCGATTTCTTCTTCATTCTCTAGATAATCTTTATTCATTATGTAACAACACCTTTTAATTAATTTATTTTATTATATGTATTTACCAATCTCGATATCTCTAATAATCCTTTTGATTGTTAGAGTATGTAATTTATAATCGATCTTACCAGTCCACTTGTAATCTTCATATAATCTTTCTTCTTGTGCGGAAGCTTCATTTGAAATCATTTTAGCTTCAATAAACTCCATCACCTCACTAACTGTATAGCGATCTTTCTTTTTAATCATCGTTTTTCACCACCTTAAATTAATTTATTTTACTATTATTTTATGAAAATATTAATTTCAAGAAAATTACTTTTCCTGATTTCATTATACAACAGCTCTTGTGTATTAACAATATAATTAATTTATTTTAAATATTGTTTTAATCTAAGTAAACATCGAGGGAAGAGTATTATCATTCTTTTATGTATGTATATAAATCGTCTACTTTACAATCTAGAAATTCTGCAATTTTAAATGCAGTCTCAAGTGGGGGACTAGCATGTCCACTACTCCAATTGGTAACACTTTGTACACTTACTCCTAAGTATGCTGCAAGATCTTTATTCTTCTTTTTCTGTTCAACTAATTTCAACTTTATATGTGATTCTAACAATACATCTGCCTCCAAAGACTCAACCCTCCTTTCAAATATACCTTGCCTACTCCCATTATAGCAAGTCTACTTAATAAAGTACAATTATTTTTATAAAAATACATAAATATTTTAATTTTTATCTTGCATACTGCTCGTTTCCAAGTTTATACTCTAAATCAGATAGACGGATATCACACATGATATTACATTATCTTAAAAGATAAAGGAGGATAACGATGTCATACCAGCACTATTTCCAGGATGTAGTTACTAACTTATCTATTGAAGACCTCTTTTTATTAACCTACTTAAAGGAAAGAGAAGCTAACGAGAAGTTTAAGTCTGTTTCCAGAAAGACTCTTATTAAAGAAGTCTTCGAACAACAACCTGCGATGACAGAAGCAACAATAAGAAAGTCCTTTCACCGACTTGAGGCTTTAAAATTTATCAGTCTATTCAATAGTGGCAAACAACAAAAAATCTATATTTCAACAATTGGATTACAAGCATTGGAACCTAACTAAGGGAGGAATTGATTATGTATTTTGCGTTTATTGGTTTAGGAGCAGCAGGAGGTAATGTAGCGGATGAAGCTGCAAAGATTGGCTATGATTCAATTGCGATTAACTATTCTAAATCAGATTTAGATTCTTTAATACACATCAAGGAAGATATGAGACATTATTGTGTAGGATCAGAAGGTGTAGGTAAAGAAAGAGAAATAGCAAGAGAACTACTAAAGAACAATTATGAATCTGTGATTGATTTTGTCAAAAAGCACCTTTCTAAATCTTCTGTAGAAGTAATTATCGTAACTTTCAGCACCGGCGGTGGCAGCGGTAGCGGAATGAGTACAATATTACTTCAAATGTTAGCTCAGCAAATGCCGGATAAAGTATTTGTTGCAGCACCTATCTTACCAAGTAAGAATGAAGTATTAATCAACCAGATAAACACTCTGTCACTACTTGATGAATTATCCACTATCAACGTTTGTACTATTCCAATTGACAATGAAACTGTAATTAGACGTAATGGATTTGTATCTAAAAATAAGCTTTTCCAAATAACTAATACACAATTTATTGCTCAACTACGTGAATTAGAACTGTATACGGAGAAAAGTAGTAAGAATGGAATTTTAGATAAAAAGGATCTTAAACAACTATTTTCAATTAAAGGTATTATGACAATTGCCAAAGCTAAAGTGTTAAACATATCAGGAACAACGTTATCTGTTGAGCATTTCTCTAGTGAAATACAAAACTCTTGGAACGATACCATCTACACTCCAATAGAAAACAATCGTATTCTAAGAGCAGGTATTATCTTCAATGGTAACGAAAGATTTCTGGAGTATATCAACTACGGAAAGATATTTAGCATCTTTGGTAATAAAAGCCCCGTAGATCTTTTTGAAGCCAATTATACAGACAACGCAGGTGAGGTTATCTCTATCCTTAGCGGACTAGAATGGATCAATACTCGCATACAGGAAATTGATGAATTGGTTGAAGAACAAAAGAATAACTTATCAATGATTGATACTGTTGAATACAAATCTAAAAACACAAGTAAAGAAGACATCTTTGGTCAATTCGCAAAGCCAAAAGCAACTAACACGGCAGTTAAATCATCACAAGATTTGAAGCAATTTTTCAATTAATATCTCGTTACCCATTCATTACCCACTTGTTACCGAACTGTCAATTTTAAGTTACCCGTGCATGTTACCGCCCTATGGGTAATGAAAATACGGTTCGGTAATTAGAAAATGGGTAGTGTGAATTTCGGGTAATTAACTAGGTTAAAAACTTTATAGAAAAATAGAAGGTGATAGTCGTGTATAAAATAACCTCATACTTCCAGGAAAAAGAGGCGTTCAGACCAAACCCGCATTCAGGCATCGATTTTGCCATGGATAAAGGAACGGAATTACGTTCAATTAGAGATGGAATTGTCACTAAAGTTGTAGACTATGGTAACCAAAATGCAGGGAAAGCAGTAATGGTGAAATGGGAGGATGGGAAGACGGCAATTTACGGTCATCTTTCTAAGTTTAATGTAACTGAAGGTCAATCTGTTCAAGCAGGGGATATCATAGGCTTGTCAGGAAATTCCGGTCACGTTGTAGGCGCTAATGGTGGTTATCATTTGCACTTTGGTCTGAAAGAAAACAATCAATTCATCGACCCATCACCATACATCAACGATATCCAACATATGAATGATCCGGAATACCTTGTCCAGAATGTTCAGAACGCTATAGAAACTAAAACGTCCCTGTTAAGCATTATGTCTCAATACTCCGATATGCTTAATGAAATAGCTAAAAGTTTAAAACTGCATTTTGTTGATTTCTTTCTCTCAGTCGATTACACGCAATTCATAAAGTTTCTCCAATATGCTATACAGCTTATCTTTTTCAATGCCTAATTTCTGAAAGTCCTTGTGACTTAAATTAGCAAATTCTTTTTCCCACTTCATATCACTCTTTACAAACCAACCACAAAATTCCATAAAAATACCTCCTACTTATTCTTATTTCCTTTAGAGCTGTCAAATATTTCATCTAATAGTTCGTCTCTGTCTTCTTTATTTAGTACGATTGTTATCATTTTTAATCCTCCAACTTAATAATGTTACTTATAGATTGACCATTAGAGGAGGTAACTATACATGACAATTTATAGAGAATTAGTTATTCATTTGAAAGAAGAAACGATGAAGGATATAGAGTTGTTAGTCATTTACCAAAACGTCAAAACATTACTATTTCATGATTCCAAGCAAACTAATACCATTGAAGATTTTGCAGCAGGAGTTATTCATCATTATATAGACCGAGTAAAGCATCAAATTGACTTATCAGGTATTAACGATTTAGGTAAACCATACAGGCTCCAAAATCATTTAAAAGAATATATAGATAAAAAGGGTATATCTCAAGCAATGTTAGCTGAGAGAACGGGTATTGGAGCATCTAATTTAAGTCTTATTATGAAAAATAAAAACCAACCTTCTCTAGATTATTTCTTTCGTATATGGATAGCTTTAGAATGCCCGCCATTAGATAAAATCTTATATAGAGTTGAAGAATAAACATTTTTCTTTTAATAACTGTAATAAGACAAATTGAAGCCTTAATACGATATTAAAAAGGAGTGGATGGCTTATGACAGTATTAGGATTGATTGGATCAGCACTTAGTATAGGAGCAATCTTAGCGAGTGCTAAAGGAATAGACTTCGTAATGAGCAGTTTCCATACACTAAAGTTGAATAATAAAAAGAAAGGTGATAATAATGAAATCTCTCACAGTGAACTTTTGCGTGAAGAATCCAGAAAGCTACGTTAACTACAACACTTCAACTATACAATTAAATGAAAATATAAATTTTCCAATCAAAATAAATGCAGAGGAGGTGATGAAGTTATCCAAAAAGGAAAAGAAGGAATACAAAAAGACAGCAAGAAACTTCCTACTAAGCGCACTAACGTTTCCGATATTCACATCAAAATCAATGGCAGCCCCATTAAAAGTTACTCCGTCTCAAGATACGATGGGGCTACTTATTCCACCAGAATTTATCGGAACATGCATGACAATAATAGTAACATTCATAATTCTAGCCGTTGTAGCAGCAATAGTGTTACTCATTCTAGCCGGAGTAATGCGAATGATGAAACAAAAGAAGTTCGCTATAGAATGGACATCAGACATAATACACGGATTCGCTCAAGTGTTAGTAGCACTGCCGATCATATTGCTTCTATTTTTCTTAACGATATTAGTTTTAAAAAACCTTCCGATATTCTCAGGGCTATTAACAGGTATCTAAAGAAAATTGCACTACCATTCGCAGCACTCTCTCCATCGTTTATGTTCGCTAACGTTACACATGCTGAATCATTTATCGATAAGGGAAGTATTTCAAAACATGGTGCATTCAATAATTATGGTGATCAAAGCATATGGGAGAGATTATCAGCCTTTATAGATAAAGCTGAAGTCACATTTGATTGGTTTAAGCATTTTCCAGAACACGTTGCAAACTTTACTGCTGATATATTTGCTTGGATATTTAAAATGCTCATGTTAGTTGGCTTTCAAACACCGACATTTATTTTTAATAACCCCTACACTCAACACACTTCACTAATATTCTCTTCCATTTCAGTATTCATTGTTGTGATCCTAACAATTGTTGAATCTTTCTTCCAAATGACCAGCAAAGTCACTAAAAAGGATTACACCAACTTCTACACAATACTAAAAAGATTCCCTGTAGCAATTGGAGCTTCACTTACATTACCCTATATCTTTCAATGGGGATTTAAGTTGCTAAACAGTCTTACAAAAAGCATATCTAAGCTAGGTGAAACATTATTTGACGGTAAAAACTTATCTGAACTTATGAAGGTTAGTGGCATTGATGTTATTGGAATGATTATTTTCGATTTTATCTGTATAGGCATGATTGTTCCAGTATTAATTAATTCCGGCAAACGATATTATAGACTTTTCTTCAATTTAACTTTATCTCCACTAGCATTCTCTGCATGGATATTCAACCGACATAAACACTTTCATAATCAATGGTGGGAAACAATTCAAGATTTGGCTTTCGTTCAGGTTGTTTACGCTACATTCATTTTAATAATGGGATTACTTCTTTACACAGTTCGATTCCTTACAGTGGATATGTGGATTTTTAAAGTACTTATCATTATAGGTGCACTACACCATTTAGCAAATCCACCATCATTCATAACATCTTATAACCGTCAAAAAAGAAACGAAGTGGGATTATTTGATACTTACAAAAATGTTATAGGAGGAGTAATGAGAGTAAAAGGATTGACTAAATACGATCCAACTAAGTATTACCGGAGTCAGAAAAAGTTAGATATCACAAGAAAAGCATTAAGAAATCAACATGGTAGAAGGTTTGTAGACGACTTACTCAAGTAAAGAGGTGATGATATGACAATGGAGAGGTATTTATTTAAATCCCCAATTAAAAATGAAACAAACAATATCTATGCATTAGATAGAATTAATGATAAAACAATACATCAATTATTAAAGTCCCGGTTTATATCTGATAATGTGTATGCAATAGAACAATTCTCGGACGGTGAATACGCTGAACAGTTCTTTATAAGTCCTACATTTGATAAGCAAGAATACGAGGATTCTTCAACTAGCTGGGTATTGGATGATAAATGTGTTTGCTTTGAGATGAAACTTCAAAAATATAGCTTTTTCCCTTTGGACACTGATGAATACATTAACTTATTTAATGAAATAGCCAATATAAACAATTTCCCTGTACTAACTCAAGTGTTGATATGTAAACGAACAGACGATTGGAGAGAAACACTAATAAACCAATATGAGAACTATTTAAAAGGCAATGATGATCCAATGGATAATAAGTTCTTTCGTCAGATGCAAGAGAAGATGCTGAAAGTGTTCAGTAAAATTACTCGATATGAGGTGAAAAGAGATCCTATTCAAGAAATAGATAACAAGATACTTGAGCAAGGGTACAGAATGGAAGTTAGGTTTGTTATTTTCCATCCAAACAACACAAAAAAGTTCATAGAAAATACCAACAAGTTACTAAGTAGGTTAAATCTGTTCAATAACTTATATGTGGAGGAAGCTGCAACAAATGAGTTATCATCACTAATCCTTTCAAGAAGCATGAGAGAAGAGTATAACAGAGAAGTTTACTCTGAATCTGAAATACTCAGTCTACTATGCAATGAATATAGTGAGGTAAATGAAAAAATAACTAAAACGGAGCTTACTTTACCTCATTCAACTCAGATAATCCGTAAGATTACCAACAATTATCTATCTGAAGGACTAAAAATACTTCCTTATCAAGCTAAAAAGCAACTAGAAGTAGATACAGAGATGGAAAAATCCATAATAGCTGCATTTAAGCGAGTAAATATCTCAAAAGAACCACTGAAAGTAACTAATATGACTAGAGGAGCACGTATTCAGCTTATAGAATGTAAGATTCCGAAGGATAAAAACTTCAAGGATATCAAAAGAAACATGGAGAACATTCAAGGAGCTCTTGGTAACAGCGATATTAGCTTAGAAATAGGAAACAAACCAGAAACAGTTAACTTCTACCTTCCTTGTACTGATTCAGAGCTGATTTATCTTAAAGAAATATTAGAAAGTGAGAAGTTTCAATCATTTGCAGAGGAAAATGTACTTCCTTTTATCATTGGAGAAGATGAAATAGGCAATAAACTATTCACTTCATTAGCAGACATTAGGCATTTACTTATTTCGGGTTCAACCGGTTCAGGTAAAAGTGTGTTTCTTAACAGCATATTGATTACATTTATCCTCTATATGAATCCAAATGAACTTGCCCTGTATTTAATAGATCCTAAAATGGTGGAATTGAGTCCGTATGAGGGGCTACCACATGTACAGAAAGTAATTACAAACATGAGAGAAGCAGAAAGCCTATTGTTTAAGCTAACTGTAGAGATGGATAAACGATATGAGCTATTAAAAGCTTCAAGATATAGAGACGTTGCTAGCTATAACAAAAATAATGAAATTAAAATACCCTATATAGTGGTTGTGGTAGATGAGTATGCTGATTTAGCGGAAACATCCCCGGGGGTAGAGGATCATATTAATAGATTGGGTGCAAAAGCTAGGGCTGCAGGTATTCATTTAATCATAGCTACACAAAGACCATCATCGGATATTTTAGATGGTGCAATAAAGGCAAATTTACCAGCTAGGATTAGTTTCAAATTACAAACATCAAGCGACTATACAACTGTATTTGGAACAGGAATACCGTTTAAGCCATTAGGTAAAGGGGATGGTTGCGCACTTATTGAAGGATTACCAAAACAGTATCAGAGGTTCCAATCTCCGGTAATCACACTGGATGATAAAGAATGGATGGATGTTATAGATAATCTGAAAGAGTTATATGGTCAAGAGGATGGAATAAAACTTGAATTGGAAGATGTAGTAATTGAAGATCCTATGGATAAATTGAAGCGAATTATTTTAGATAACAATGAAACAAGAGTAGGTGTACTGCAGAAATTAATGGAGATTAGAATCAACGATGTATCTGATATGATGAAGGAATTGTGTGAAGAAGGTTTTCTTGTGAAGAACGGGAGGAAGTATGAAATTGCAGAGTACGAAGAGTGATGGAGAACCTGTCACTCTATTTCTTTGTTGGCGGAATCTATTTTAAGGCATCTGAGAGGCTCATCACATGGTTTTAGATACTAAGTCCTTACGAGTATAAGGATAGAAAGTGAAAGGGTATATAGAGGCAGTGTTGAAGTTATTGATAATATAATTAATTTATTTTTAATTAAGTGTTGAATGTTCATATAAAATAAATTACTATTAATCTATAAAATACAAGGAGGGTAAATTATATTGGCAATATTAAATGATCAGCAACAGAAAGCAGTTGACTTCTTTGAAGGAGCTTGTGGTGTTATAGCTGCAGCAGGTAGTGGCAAATCCAGAGTACTGTTGGAAAGAGTGAAAAAACTAGTTGAGGTACATGATGAAGAGCAAGAATCCATTCTTACAGTCAGTTTTACGAACAAAACAGCAACGGAATTAAAAGAGAAATTGTCTAAAATGGGATTAGGAGAAGTTAACGTTGGTACATTCCACAGTGTATGTATGCGTATATTAGCTCAATCAGGAAGTCATATTAATCCGAGGAATTTAATTAAAGACTGGCAAGTGGAGAATGAGTTCAAGCGGATTAATCAAAAGGTGAATGTCCAAGAAATACTAAGCTTCATTTCTTACCAGAAAAATTACATGAGATCACCAGAAGATAAGTTTGTATATAGGGAAAGCGTGAACTACACAGAGGAAGAGCTAAGGGAATTTTACACTACATATGAAAATTTTAAGAAGAAACGGAAGCTATGTGATTTTGATGATTTCTTGCTTGAGTGTTATAAGTTGTTAAAGGAAAAGCCAGAGTTAGCAGATTTCCAATTTTGTCTTATTGACGAACATCAGGACTCTAACTTGTTACAAAATAAATTACTTAAATTATTATGTCCGTCTGGCAATGTGTTTGTTGTATTTGATCCTAGACAATCCATCTACAGTTTTCGAGCAGGTAACATAGAATATGCAATGAACTTCCAAAAGGACTGGGATGCTACAATATTACACCTGGACATTAATTACCGTTCAGCAAGGAATATAGTTAATTCAGCGAATGAATTCATTAGACCGTACTTTAGTCATTTTGAACATTATACAGATGCCATTCCAAACAGTGAAATTGACGGAGAAATTACATTACATACATACGATGATCGAGATAGTGAAGCTTTAGAGGTTGCTGATAAGATTGAAAAGTTGATTGAAGATGGAGAAGAATTAAAAGAGATTGCTGTACTTTATAGGATGAATATCCACGCTGCACATATCGAAAATGAATTACGTTCTAGAGGGATTGATTATGAAATTACTTCTACAGATTCATTCTTCAAAAGGAAAGAAATAATGGCAATAATGAGTTACTTAAGATTAATACATAACCCATTAGATAATGGAGCATTTGAGCAAATTTTTAAATTACGTAATGATCCATTAAAGTTCTTTAAAAATGAAGTGTTGAACAAAGTCATTGAACAGTCAGGTAAGAATGGTTTATCTCTGTATGAAAACTTCCTTGATTATAAGTTTGATGCTAAATGGCATTACGAAAAGAAGAATCAATTTGAGCAGAATATTAACAGGTTAAGATTACAGATGGAACGTGGAGTAGGAATTAAGAGTTTAATTGAAAGTATAGTCAAATTGTTTAAACTGCAGAAATACATATATGATAGTTACGTAGATAAAGAGGAAATTGATGAACGATTAAAAAACATGAATGTGTTAAAAAGATTTGTTAAGACGGATGACATAGAAGAATTTATCAATTATGTATATGGTACGAATACAAGTAAGAAACCTAAGAAGAATAGTGTGAAGTTGATGAGTCTGCATTCAAGCAAAGGACTTGAGTGGAATACTACATATTTAATTGGAGTAGAAGAGAAGAAGTTACCGCACGAAAGAGCAGAATTAGCTGAAGAAGCAAGGTTGTGGTATGTTGGCGTTTCTAGGGCTAAGAAGAACCTACATATAAGTCAAATAGGAGATGGATCTCAATTTATTGAAGAGTATTTTGAGAATATCATTTAAATGTAAAATAAATTAATTAAAATAATTAAAAAATTAAGCGAAAATACATACATAATTAAACTTAGGTAGTTCATTTAATGAGCTGCCTATTTATTATGGAGAAAAGCGAAAATAGATATAGGTGTAATATTGAGTAAATGGAAGATAATTATAGTATATGTTGTGTTTTATGATTAAAATCAACTGTGAGTATGGAATATGAGCGAATATAAACGTATATAGGTATCGGAAAATTGAGTGGTTAACATAGTGTTAAAATAGCCCCCATGGTAGGTGTATCGAAACGTATACTTAAATAGGGTGAAAAAGTAGGATGAAGGCTTGATATATAAGGGTTTGTGAGGTGTGTTCGATTGGTTACTGATGGATAGTAGAGGAGGAGTATCGGATAAGCCAGTCATATCAAGGGATTGAGCCGTTTTTAGGTGGAAAATCGGTAAAATTGAGTAAAGTGGGGAATGTGAAAACCCTTATGTGGCAAGGGTTCTATCGACGTTGTTCGATACACTTTTCGATACACTTTTAGTCGGAAATGGAAAAATAACTGTGGTGTGTGAGTAGAAGTGTTAGGGTAATATTTCCAATTATAACTCTTCTAATAAATGTTAAATAACCCCCGGTCTACCTGTCTAAAATGGGTAAAAATACACCTAAAAACCGCTATAGAATAACCATTCCATCGTGGTTTTGGTAATCATTGTAAATTATATATTTATCCTATTGAGCTGCTGTACGTGTACGCATGAGAAGGTGATCCGTTGCTGGGTTAACTGTATAAAATTCAAAATTAGAATATAGTGTATATTTTTCTTTTTTTTGAATAAAATCGAGCCGATAACAAGCGCCAACTTTTCAATGTGTTATATTATATGTATCACAGTTTAACTCACTCACTTTCCATCTCATCATCCTTATCCACTCTCATCTCCGATTATATTTAAAATAAATTAATTAAATAATTTACATACGTAAACAAATATAGTATAATTAGTATATAGAAAGAGAGGTGAAGATAATTGAATCTGATCAACAACAACGACAACGAGCTAATCCAATTCATACATAATGAGATAGTCAACACTAAGGAAGCAGCAGAGATGCTTGGATGCACACGACAGAACATTAAACGTTTAGTTGATACTCATGAGCTAACACCAGTCAAGGTAATGGATAAGGATAGACTATTCCTCAAGAAGCACATCATCACACGTCAGTTATTGAAGACTAAGTAAGCTATTTAATAATCAAAAAAATAAATTAATTAAAAGGGGACTTTCTGTATGAATACTAAAGTATCACCTTACCTAATGATAGCAATTCTTTTATTCTTAATTGCAGCAATGGTTATATCAGCAACACTTATCATTCCGTTAACACAAAAACAATCATCTGAAGTATCTAATGCACCAATAGAAGACACACTTAAGCAAGCAGGCATTAACACAGATAAACCAACTGACGAACCTGACATCATCACAGAGAATGAATTCAAAGTAGTAAAGGACAATGACTCAGAACGTCAAACAATCATAGCAACTGTAATAAGTAAAACAAACGATGACAAACACTTCACAGCAGTAAACAACTATGACTCATCTGACACTATTCTTATTGATGGTAACTACTCAAAAGGTGACAAAGTTATGATTACATTCTTTCATGATGACATAGAAAAGGTTGAAGTGTTGGAGAGGGAAGCACTTTAAGGAGGAATAAATTAATTAATGAACATTAAACGTATAGAAGTTGGTCAGATATATAAAAATTATAAATCACTCTGTGAAGCTTTGGAACAGAAACCTAAAGCGGGTAACTCTAAGAAGTCACAAATTAAAGAATGGGAACGTTTCTTCAACTACAAAAAGGAAGGTCATGCATTCGTCATCACAGAAATATATTCAGCTCCAACACCAAAGGTAGACAACAGAAACGGAGGCAACAATGTAGCTTTATACATTACACATACTGAACATTTAATTATTGATTGGTTAGCTTCCTTACAAGATGAAGGTAGACTATACATATCCAGGAATGCTTTCCTTAAAGGGTTAAAAATGATTAACGAAAACTATGCATACGGTAGACGAAAGCCTAATAAACTATCCAGCTTTATGAAGATAACTAAGAATCAAATAATGGATTTCTATGATACTACAGACCGTATGCTTGAACGCAATCTAGAGAAAGCTTTAGAAAGTTTAACTAAGCAATTTCTAATTACATGGAATAAATCCTTAACAGTATGTCATGTTGATTCAGGCTTAGAGGTAAACGAAATGAATGAGGTAGTAACATCAATACATGCTGATGAAGAGTCTGAGGGTGAAGAGTTATACACTGTTCAACAAAAGGATATTGTAGTAACTCATAGGGAAGCAACTCCAACTGAACAAGATTTAATTAGGGATGTTCAACGATCAGTCTTATTAGAATTAGGATTACAAAACGAACGAGATATCTTTGTGCACAGGAAAGAAAAAGAGTTTTATGAAAAGGTGAAGAGGGAAGTTCATAAACGTTCTAATATCGCATACTTTTATTATTCATATGATATTAGCTTTAACGAAGACTATGTTAAGCAACAAGCTGTTAATATTCTCAACTTACAACTTGAAAAGGAATTAAAGCAAAAGGAACAACAACTACTCAATAATGCTATTATGGAAAGGTTAAATACAAATGGAGTAAAGAGGTTTGAAAAAGCTACAGATGAAGAATACATCAGTAAGATTAAAAATAAGTCATTATTAAATGTTAGATCCAATAAAGATTACTTAAACAACCACAATAAACTAATTGATACACTTATAAATTCTAAAGCTGAGGACATACGTAATGATATCAAACAGGTTAAAATATAAAAATATGAACATTTTAAAGTGGGATATTATTTATATATTACTTTATTAATATCCCAATCAAAAATGTTCAAAATTTAAAATAAATTAATCGTTAAGTGTAAATATATAGATTTTAAAATGTCCTACTTACTATAATGGTAAACAAATTGGTGACAACTTTTACAACTCAATTTTGAAACAATTAAACACCCTAAAAGAGTATTATATTATATGGGAGTTAAATGGTTCAAAATTATAAATTTAATCAATAAAGGTAAGATATCAGCCTTGCCAGCCCGCTTTCATTCGAAAGCTCCTTGGCTTCATTCAGAAAAAGAAGCCCACTTTTTCTTCATGTAAATATTCGTATATTAAGGAGATATAAAAAATGAAAAAGAACATAGTCGTAACATATGAAATAAATGAATATGAGAAAGATATTATCGATACATTAATAATCAAAGTAAATGATTTCATAAATAACAAATCAACAAAAAGCTTAGAGGAAATGCAAGCTGCTACATCTCTTGTTAGTTCTATTTTTAAAGATTATGATGAAGAAGTAAAGGATTAGAAAATTATCAAGGAATGATTTCGTAAATTGACTAATATTAAAATTTCTATGAGAGAAGTGTGTAATATGACTATATATCACGTTAAAGAAAAGAAGAAAGTGAAAGATAAACTTAGGGATTTCTATTTATATAACTGTTATAAAATTAGAAGTTATATAAAACTTGAATCATGTACATATTGTGGGGAAAGTAATGATCCATGTGACATGTGTTACTTATGTGACAAAAGAATGAATAGATAATATTATTGCCACTATACACCAGGGAAGCAGCTTTCACCGGTCGCTTCCTACACAAAATATTATTAAAATAAATTAATTAAATAATATACTTACTCGACGGAATGTGTTATTCTTTAAGTATTAAATATTATATAAAAAGGAGGTACTCGATGACTACCATAAGACCAGAAGTCCAATGGTTTGCTGAACAAATGGAAAATAAATTAAAACATCATGACGCAAAAGGTCACTGGAATGACTGTGATATAGATTGGTTGTTTACCAGAGTACAAGATGAAATAATAGAATTGCTTGAAGCTATAGATTTACATAAGCAAGGGGAAGGTACCAGTGAAGAAATAATAAAAGAAGCTGCAGATGTCGCTAACTTTGTTATGATGATCGCTGATATTGTTAACGAAAAATAAATTAAATAATTAAGGGGAGAAATACATATGAAAAAATTATTCAAAACAGGCTTACTATCCATTATCGCAGTGACAGGTTTAGCAGGTTGTACAACAGAAGCAGATACAGTTTCAGAAAACCTATCTAAGTCAGCAGATTCATTCCAAGTCCAAAGACAAATAGTATTCTTTAATGGGATTACAGATAAATACCTACTTACTATTAATGGACTGTGTGCACTTAACACCGATAGTGACAAGAAGTTAACAGTAACTTGTAAGGTTGGAGAAGACCAATATAAGAAGCATTATCTAGGTTTGAGTGATAACGTGAGCTACTTTGTAGAACAAACAGATGCTAAGTATGAGGATGCTTACCATTATAAAGTTTTGTTTAGACCAGAGGAAATTATTCCAGATATAGATTTACAGACAAGTAAAGGAAAATAAGGAGATGAGCATATGGATTTTATAAAAATGCTGGATGAGTATAAGCGTAAATGTAAAGAGAATTCTAGATATCCAATAGAGTTATTAGCAGATGAAAATGGAAATGTGACATTATTTTTTGATGTAGAAGATTTTCAATTATACCAAGATGGAAAGATGGTTACAGCTTCTACAGAGAGATTCTTGCAAGATGATATTGTGCATTCAGTGCCGAAAGATAGAATAGAAAGATTGTCAGATGGTAATACATTGGCGCATTTGATCAGTAGAATAAATTAAGGAGTTTATCTGAATTAAATTAAAATTTGAATATAGGATAGTTTTATCCGGAATAGGGTGATTAGATGGATGATTTTTGTATAATGAGTATCCAACAGAAAAAGAAGGGTAATATGGAAATCTATAATAAATTGTTAGAAGATACTTTTGGAAGAAAGTTGTCATGGAATGAGGTAAAAAATTTAGATAGCGACAACCAAATCCATTTAATGGTTGAATTAGGTAAAAGGATTAAGATTAGTCAATCAAAGTATGACATTAATAAACTTACTTCTGCGATTCAACATTCAAGAAGTGGAGCAGGCGGATGCGCTATGACCGAATATAAATGTGTATTCTGCGGAGAAAAGGAATGGTGGGGTAATACAGCAGTACCAGGAATTTGTAAAAAGTGTGCAGAAAAGATGGCAAAAGTAATTGTATTGAGTAATTTCGATATTGAAAAAGATAGCTAATAAAATGAATCTCTTATTCTAAATTAGAAAGGGTCTTGGGATATGAAAGCTTTAGTAGTAAATAACTGTTATTATGCCTTCAATGACTACTATTATCTGAAAGGTGACATTGTTGAGGTGACAGAGTTAGATAGCGATAAACATGACTATGTAATTTACTATGATGATGGGGTAATGGACTACATTCCTAAAAGTTCAGTTGAAATACTTACATAAAATAAATTATTAAAAGGGAGTTGTTATTTATGAAGAAAACAATTATTGATTCAAAGGTGAGCAGAACATTAAATCATGATCCACTAGCTGAAGTTGAAAAAGTATTAGGTAAACACCATTCAGAGTTTAACAATGATGACAGCGTACTTTCACTGGGGTATGCTGCAATGGTAAACAAATCAAAAGCTCAATACCTTAAACAACTAGGAGATACTTACTTTTCGATGAGCTGGAACGAGTTGCTGAATATAATCACTAATTACGGCTTTGTTAAAGGATTACAGTATGAATTTGACTACAACGCATATGGAGAGAGTAACAAAGAAGAGGCTATATTGTATTATCATCCAACAAAAGGATTAGTTCTATGGGCTACAAGCTGGGGTAATAAAACAAGTGTTAACGGTGGTACTTTATATGGTCAAGTTAAGTCTAAAGAGGAAATTAGTTATGAAACAAAGACTAATAGATGGGGAGATTCATGGGATCAAATTATCATGACTGATACACTTAGAAAAGGTATTGATTCATTAGACAGATGTTCTCACGGAGCTTATGCAAATATTGAACATGGAATAGAATTTAGCTATGACATTAGAGAAGGTTTAATTAATAGAATTGAACAAATTGGAGAACACCTTGAATTTTTAACTGAATGGAGTAATAAGCAGTTTTTATGGCTTCTTGATTATAAAGAAGAGAAAATTAAAGATTATGATTATAGAGAGATTACATTAGATAAATTGAATGGATCGCCGGAAGAATTACAACAAATAGTTAAAGTTTGTTTGTCATAAAAGGAGTGTTTTAATTGAATATTAACAAGTTAGTATACTATGAAACTTATCATTACAGAGGCAAAGATAAGCCTAGAACAGTCTCTTTATCTCATGGCAAAATAATAGGTGAGAATTTATTGAAATACAAACTTAGAAACATATACAACGGTAGAGAAGTTTGGAGAATGAAAGATAATGTTAGATTTGATTAGAGAGAAGAATAATGTACATGACTGATAATGAAATGAAAATGCTCAAAACAATAGATGATCTGATAAGAACAATACAGAAAATAGAATTCATTTGTGAAAGAGCCAAAACATGTTACATCGAAGAGAAGGATATTGATGACATTTTAAAACTAATACGTGATAATTAATAGGAGGTTAACCACTTTGAAATGTGAAATCTGTGAACAAGAATAGCACTGTGTCGAGTTAGACCTATACTGAACTACGATGGATACTGTCTGCGAAGATTGTTTGGTATAGGTGCATGTCAAAATGAATATGTGGATTATGACAAAATCATTAAGGAACTAAAAAAGACACCTGAATAATTATTACTCGGTATCCTGTCTTCTCATAGCCTTTTGAACAACCCATTCAAAGTGGTTTTCTAACTCGATTATGTCTTGTAAATTTAACTTTTTCCATTGTTCCACATTAAATAAACTAGAATTATTTACTCCTATATATTTAATTAGCTTATCTATCTCGTTAATTGTACTTTCATTAGACTCGCCAATCAAATAGGAAATAGAAACCTTATATTTATCAGCAAGTTTCTTTAAATTAGAAAGAGAAGGTTCATTTCTTCCTTGCTCATAATAACCATATGCAGCTTCAGAGATACCTAAAAATGCAGCCACATTACTTTGAGTGAGATTATTCTTTTTTCTTAGTTCCTTAAGTCTATCTTTTAAAGCAACCATATTCATATTCCTTTCAATATCAGCGTTATATAATTATACAATTTAAAGTTAGACTTTGAAAATAAATACCATAAATCATATTTAATGCATCTTGATTAAATAAAAATAAATTAATATAATGAATTTATGAAAACATGATTTGAGTTTGTTTATTAGGTAATCATATCAATTATACTAAATTAAAAGGAAGAAGGAGATTAATATGAAAAATAAACATGGATTAAATCAATACAGAATTAATCATGCTAAAGATTATGCAAAAATGTTTGCGGAGAAAGTAGTACAAATTGAATTAATGTTCCAGTTATCCAGTAAGGATCAAGTGGAAGAAGATGTAGCAGAGAAGTTCATTTCTAGTAGTATTGAAGAGTTAGATGAGGAATTTAGATTGTTTAAGAGCTACATAGAGCAAAGAAGTGATTCAAAGTGAATACTCGTGAGAAATGCCCTAAATGCGGTGGTGAAATGGAAGCTGAGTTTGTTGATATTGGAATAGGTTGGCAGCAGGTTACAGAGAGCATGTGTATGAATCAATGTGATTACATTGAATGGGAATATGAACAATATAAAAACAAAGTAGAGAATCCTTTAACAGTGGAAGAATGGTTAAATTTATATGTTAATAATTAATAAATTAAAAAATGATGGTCTAAATGAAAGAATTACATTGTAGAGTGGAAAGAATTGATAAATACATAATTGAGTTAGACGAAACGGTCTTTACTGAAGAAAATTCCAATAAAAGTAAAAATATAGAAACTAAACGTAAAACTGTTCATTTAAATAATGGAGTTATCTTATGGAACGCAAATCCAGATTGTGATCATAAATTAGACCCAAATTGTTGGAGTGGTATTAGGTGTCTAAAATGTAACGGATGGTATTGTTTGTAAAAAAAATATTTAATATACTTAAAAAATTTCAGAGTGAGGAATGACTATATGGAATTAGCATTTACAAAGGTTGGAACGGAAATATCCTATGACTTGATTAAAAATATATATTTTAAAGGTATAGATGATAAATATGTGTTCCTGAAAGACGCTGATGGAAATATAAAGAAGATTAACAAGTCTTTATTCTTAAAGTTTGGGAAGATTAAAACGTCAAAATGAAATATATTAACTGACGGGTAAAGGAGGAAATAATGAAAAAAGTAAACGAGCTAGAAGAACACGAGATTACTCATACAATGATACAAAAGGAGATATTAAAATCCTTAAAGCTAATAGTTTTTTGTGTATTTATCACATTACCCGTTTTCGTATTTGCCACATCTATCGGAATGCTGTTAACTAATAAAATTACAGTTTTAATGTAAAAAGATTGTGAAATTAGATTCAGGAATGTTGTAATATCAAGGTTTTGGTAAGGGATAATTCACAAACTACGAAATAAATTAATTGGAGTTGTTAAATATATGAAACAAATAACTAAAGATCATCTAATCAAACTAAGAAACAATCAACAAAAGTCTCACTATGCTTCTCGTGCAAAAGCAATGTTCAAGGATGGATTGTTTGATTATAATAACTGGAATGGTGGAGATGGGATTATTAGACAGTTCTTTTACCAAGACTCAGATGCTTTCATGAATACAATTGTAGATAATATAAATTTTACATATAAAGATATTTACTATTGGGGAGATATCATCATTACTCACACTATAAATGAAGATCAAAGTTACGCAACAATAGCATTTAGAGGAGACATTACAATTAACGATGTTGACCAGTTAGAGAGGTTTGAGCACGTTGCTTTCTTTACATGGTACAAGAGTAGAGGAACAACAGAATCTGCTAGATATAATGGTCACATAATGGCAGAAGATGAGTATCTGTTTGTGTTAAATGCTTTACAGGCAACCGGCTTTGAGTTTGCTGCTTTTTAAGTAAATGACATTTAATTATATTAATTTATTTAGAGGAGAGATAATATGGCTGAAATTGAACTGACTGTTAAACAAATTACTAATTTGGGATTGTGGGATAAAGTATGCGAGTATAAAGGATGGGATGAATGGATTATAAAAGAAGGAAAAATTAATGAAGACGAATTGGTGACATTCGACGATGAATTTAAGAAGGAAAATAAATGGACTGTAGAATATACCAACTATATTAATGAGATTGTTGAAGTTGCAAGTGAAGCATATGAGTTAGCAAAGAATAATATGGACTTACAAGAGAAGATTAACTCACTCTCAAGTTATGCTGTAAACGGTGTAAAATATGAAGTGATAGTTAGGGAAATAGAAGAATACCTAGAGGAAAATGTCATCAATGAAAATTTAAACGATATTCAAGAAGTCCTATCTAGGGGATTGAATATTGATCTTCCCGAAGAATATTAATTATGGAAAGATAGGTGGAAGACTTGACTACACAAATTAAACAGAATGTTACCTTAGTTTTAAATAAGAAATTTAATTTTCCAATATACAAAGCTGAGAGAATGATTGAAGAGTCTGCATTTAATGAAATTCTTAATAAAGATATTGATCATGTACAGAGTAGATCTTCGACTTATTGGGCTACGTATATACTAGAAGAAATACAGGAATAGAGGGTGAGTATATGAAAAATATTTATGAAAATACAGAAATACCAAGTTGGGTCATTGGTGCATCAAACGAACAACTTATCTCGCATATAAAATATTTAACTCATAATGCAAATAGAGATAAAAAGACGATAGCTAAATCACGATTCAGATATCGTAAAGCTGAAAAAGAATTAAATACTATTGAAAAGAAAACAATAGCAAGAATGCTTTCACATATTGAGAAAAATTTAACGGAAGTAGGAGAAGTAGAGGAGTATCTTTGGAAAGAACTGGACAAAGGAACAGAATTTGAATAATACAGGAGTTGATTTAGTTGAGTACAGAGGCATTAGTATACTATAAAACTTACACTTATAAAGGAAAAGGGAAGGCGAGAAGAGTCTCTTTATCACAAGGTTTAATTGTAGGTGAAAACTCAATTAAATATAAGATAAAAGATTTTTATACAGGAAAAGCAGTTTGGAGGATTAAGGATAATGTGAAGTTCGCATGATAAAAGTACGGTTTTAAAATGAAATAAATTATTTGTTGGGATTAAGAAAGGAACTATCTGGGTATAAAGGATTGAATAGTTTCGTAAGAAGGTATGAATAAGTTATCTAAATTTAGCAAAGAATTAGTTAATCAGGTACATCGTACTAACACTATTCATCTAATATAACCAATTAAAGGAAGGTAAATTATGGACATCTTGGAGAAGTTACAGAAGAAGATCATCGAGTCTGACTGGGCAGAAAAATTTAAGGAGTATGAGGAGAAGGCACAAGAGCAAGGTGAAGAAAAAGAGGATTAGCTACTTAGAGAAACTTATATTAATGATTAGATATGGTAACATATAGAATAATTGATAAAATTATAGAGGTGGGAAATTTTGAACAAGGATAAATATTTATTTCATACAGGAAAAACAAACTGAAGAAAAGTCTTCTTAACAGAAGGCTTTTTCTGCACGATAAAAACCATGTCTAATTAGAGTTGTTAAAATAAATTAATTTAAGCACTTAAAAGTTGTTGTATTTATAGCATATACGGTATATAATATACTCATAAGGTAATAAAGAGGTGATAAAAACTGAACTGGTCAGAATGGAAAGACAACAACATGAGTAATTATGAGAGGTACTTCAATATGTTTTATGCAGATTGCATGCTACGGATTAAAAAGAAAATGTTGGATTTACGAATAGGTCAAAAGGAATTAGCTGAAATGACAGGATTAACACAACCTGCTATTTCTAGAATGTTTAACATGGATACTATTCCTAGAATAGATACATTACTGAAGGTTCTGTATGCTCTTGGTATTGAGATGAAGATTGAGAACAAAGAGTAAAGCGAAATGAGGCGATATGAATGCCTAACACAAAAGTCATAATAACAAAAGATTGCGTTGATTTAAATGGTCAAGTTGCTGAAATAGTTTCTGACTACATTACATCCAATTGGGAGCAAATATACATAATACAGACATATGATAATTCCAGGATAGTATTGCATGAAGATGAATTTGAGCCTTTATTAAGATTGGCTAATTAAGGAGATAGTTAAAGCATGTCGTACAATGAAAAAATAGAATCCTTTTGTGATTTAGTTAAATCCAAAGGATACAAAATCAAGCCTCATATAATCGGATCAGAAGGTTTCGTGGTAAGCAAGGAAGATAAATATCATGTTAAAGTTGATAACAAAGTCATCATGAGAGCACCTTTCCATCATATTATTGAGGATGTTGAAAAAGAGTTTAAGAAGTTGTCTAATCAATAAGTAATAAAACAAGTCTTTTAAAGGAGAATAAGAATGAATTTAGATATAGCAACAATAGATACTGCAGATTTAATTGCAATAGCGAATATCTTAGCAACTACTACTTTTAGTTTTTTGGTTTGGAAAGCAACTGTTGCTTCTAATAAGACAGCATTGGCAATAAAAGAGGCAGCAGAAAAAGAAAAACAAGAAACAGACAATCAAAACCGTTTTATTGTAAATTATAATTTAACTAAAATAGAAAATGTTTTATTATCTCACTCAGTTGAAAGTGGTTTTAAAAGAGATGCTAAACCAATAATATTTGATGCTTTAGAGAAAATTAAAAAGTTCCCACTTTCTTCGTATTACAATGAAGCAGAAATAAAAAGTATACTAGATTTTGTATCCTATATGGAAGATGAGTTTTCAAAAGTTTTTAGAAAAGCTAAAGCCTATAGCGTCAATCCTTTATATGCTGATGACAGTGGTTGGGAGAAAATCAGGCAAGAAAGACAAGAATATAATAGAAAAGATGTACCTCAAGTTGAAAAAGCAATCATACAATTAGAAAATGTATATGAAATAATAAAATGACAATTTGATTATGAAATTTAGAAAAGGAGGATTCATTTTGCAAATAGAGGATAAGAAAGAGATGCTAGACGTTATTAATAGCTGCTATATTGATATTCTAGAAGAAAGACCAACTTTAACTTTACTAAATGAAATTGCAGTGGAATTGCCAGAAGAAATTAAGTATTTAGCTGCTCAGTGGGATTGGTGGGATACAGAAGTTCGTGATGCCGTATATCATTGGATTAGAGACAGTGTAAACAAATAAAAGAACTATTTGATTTTGAATTGAAAGGATGATTTTGTTGAAAAATAATAAATTAGAGAATTTAAAAAGTAAGTATCCGATCATTGAGAAGCTTAAAGAGGAAAGGGTAGTTGACTTTGGAAGTGATTATGAAAAAGGATTCGATGGTAGTTGCTGGATAGGCGAAGCCTGTGATGATTGGTATGATTATGACTTAAGCAAGAACGACTGTATTGAATTGAGCAACTTTTTTATAGAATTATCTGATATGTTGATAAATCAGGAGGAAGTTGATAATGAAGATAATTAATATTGATGGTAATTTCCTTAATTGGAACAATGTAAATAACGTTGAACCGTGGGTAAACAGAGATACAAATAAATACGGAATAAAGGTACACATGGTAAATGGATCTGGCTTTGGAACTAAAGAAATTTACAATTTAGATGAGGCTAAAAGTATTATTAAAAGTAAATTAGCTGAATTAAAGAATGGGTATATTGAATTTTAAACTAAAAGTAAAATAAATTAATTAACAAATAATGAAAGGTGTGATAAACTAATAATAACTTATACATAAAGGGGTTATTAACATGACAGCATACGCCTTACTTCTAAGACAATACACCGATGAATTTCAATCAGCAGCATGGGAGATAGGCTACAGTAACCCAGGTAAACTAAACGCTGTAGAGAGTGAATACGAGCGTAAGGTGAACCGAATTAAAGAAAGACTACATAAGAATTACGGAATGGATCAGAACACGTTCTTAGCTTTGAAGGAGCAAGCGATGACTATGTGAAAGGAGGTAAGTTATATGGGATACATAGCGATGGCAATTATAATTATTGTATTTTGTTTAGCCGGAAGATATATTTGTGAAAAGAAAAATATTAGGTTGGATGAAATGTTAATTAGAGTGTTTGGATAAAATAAATTAATTAGGAAAGGGTATTGTATGAATATTAAAGTTAAAATTACATTTCTTTATGAATATATGTTTGATGATTCATTTTTTGTTCCGTTTGATGAATTTGTTTTATCTTTTAGTGATGCTACAGAATTAGTGAATAAAGAGATAGCAGTAATAACATATGTATACAATTGAATAAAAACTTAGTTTTATTTAGAGAAGGAGGTATAAGAATGAACTTCGAGTTTAAGGTGTGGGATAGAGAAGAAAAATTGATGTATGAAGTTAGCAGTATATATTTTCCTTTGGGATGTAAAAGTGGAAAAGATATTGGAGTTGTAAGTAAAGAAAATCCGGATGTATCTGAATGGAGAAGTATTAATGATGTTGAATTACTACAGTGGACTGGATTGTATGATGATACAGGAGTGAAAATATTTAATAATGACATAGTAGTTGTTACAGATGGAAGAAGAAAACATGCTTCTCAAGTTAGAGTTGATTATCTAGGCATTTGGATAAATACAAATCCTTTTATTCAGGAACTTACAGGGAAAATAAAAGAAGATTTAGTTGATTATTGCGATTATGGTATTGGCAGAGGAATAAACCAAACTTGTAAAGTCATAGGAAACATTTATACCAATCCAGAGAGATTACACAAGAACGACTGGCTGAGTCAATGAAAGACAGTTATTCAAATAAAAATATTATAGGAGTGAGGAGAATGTATACAAAAGAACAAGAATATGATGCAGAGTATTACACTATTGAGGCAGCATCTTGTCAATTTATTGATGAAATTTGTGGAGACCTAAATGTAGATCTCAATGATCATAGACTAATAGAAACTGACCGTGACACATACTGGGAAGAAGATATAATTGTGGAAGACGGAAGAAAATTAAGTATTAATATTGTTTATGATGACAACAAGGATGTTTATGATTGCGAATGTATTGAGATGCCAAATAAATTATATAATAAATTGGAGGATCGCTGAAATGAAAGCAATCGATTTATATAAATTAGAGCCTCAAAGAATTGAAAGATGCTTAGGGCATTTGAAAGGATACTATTATGACCATCTGCCAGAGATAAGTGAAAAAAGATATATAGATTCTTATTATGGATTAGAAGATGTAAACGAAAAGATTGATATTAAATATTATGCTGATTATAGTTTCGATGGTAGAAGAACATGGACTTTAGCATCTGTTTGGTATGAAAATGATCCAGTTATGATAATACAAAATGCTGGGAGAGAAGGAGATGACCACAGAGTAAGGTATATTACAAATGAACAATCATTTAAGAAAATGATTAGTTATATTGAATCTTTACTTACTGTTGAAGATAACGAGTGTGCAGATTTGATAAACGATAATGATGATATTGAAACTTTAGATAGGTTTTATGGATTTTCGCTGCATGATCTATATAATCCAGATTTGCAACCAGAATATAAGGTTGGTGATATCGTAGAGGCACATGTAGCAGTTAAGCAATATGGTTTTGTTTTAGATGATACTCCCATGATAAAAAAGAAAGTAGAAATATTGAGTGTCAATTCAACTAATCCTCACGATACTTATAGAGTAATGGAGATTGAAAGACATATTACCGGTTCTTTTGATTGGAAAACGAAAACTGATACTAGAAAAACTGAAGAAGTGTCGAATGAAAAGTATGAAAATAAGATTTATTGTAGATTAAATTCAAATTTAGTTCAAATTGAGTGTTAATTTATTAATGTTAGTTACATCAAGATATGAAGTTAACTCAGGTACATTTAGTTTTTAAAAACAAAATAAATTAATTGTTAGGAGTTTGTTAAATGAAAATTATAACGAAGGATAACTTTGACAGAGACTTGTTTGTTGAGCAGGTAGTTGCAGAGAATGTAAATGAATATTTTGGTAAGCAGTTAGTTAACGAATGGAATGAAAATCATTGGAGCGATTTTTCGCAGTATTATTTAGCGTTAGTAGAAGATGATTATGAATTATATGATGGATATGCATTATTATAAAAAATTATAAATGGAGGATTAAAGATGGAAATTGAAAAATCATTTAAATGTATCGAAGACTTAATGCTACAAAAATATGATGAAGATGGATACCAAATTGATAATGAATACATAGTGATAAATAAAGATTCTATATGGGAGATACAAGAGGATTCATCTTTATCTGACATACGTTTAGAGAGTAAGGATAGTTGGATTGAAATTACTCTGGAAACATTAGAGTCACATTTTAAAGAAATTTAATAAAAAATTAATTTTATGTAAAATAAATTATAATAATAGAAGGGGTGATTCGACATGAAACCTATGTCAGAGAAACAAAAGAAAGCAATAGAAGGATGTGAGTATTTGCTTGGTATTAAGTATGAAGGAGCAGATACAGCTCAAGGGGCGTTCTTTTATCTGAGAGACCATATTGAAAATGCTCGTACAGAATTAAATAGACGTATTGAGGCTGAAACAGAATATGAAGCGTGTAATTCTCCATCTAGACTAAGCTTTTATGACCAAAACAGCATTATGAATCAAATGGAGAAATACCGTTATGATGATGCAGAACATGAATCAGGGGATGAGGATACTAAGTATCCTGGAACGCCAACGAGAGAATCAGTGGATAGTGATATACGCTATTGGTTAACGTTTTTATAAATAACTTGATATATAATAAAAATTAATTTTAACAGAAGAGGAGAGAGTAATTTGGAATATAAATTATTATATACAGCTAAACAATATAAGCATGGGTGGTCTGTATGGCTGCTAAGAGACGGAAAAAAGTTTATGGTTGCAAGTTCACTAAAAAATGAAGTTGAAGTTAATAAATTGTTGAGTAATATCGAGTTAAAAATAGAAGGTCGTTATGAACCAGAACTTGAAATTAAGAATCTGAAAAGAAAAGTAAAAGAACTAAGTGTATATAAGGATAAGTATCAAGACTTAGTTAACCACATTGAACGTCAGCACAAGGGAGCGAAATGAAGTGATCGACTTAATACTTACCCTAATAGTTATTCATGTTACTGGTGCCGTGCTTTGGTTTATATTCTATATGACACATATGCTTATTAATATTAGTGAAAGAGCTAAGTTTCAATATCTTGTTCAATACGGTAGCTCAAAGCAATTTCCTCCTAATATAACGACTGTGATTCTCATTCTTGCAGCTCTAGGAAACTTTTTATTGAAATGGGAAGTATCAGCTTACAATACAGTTAAGAAAAGTTACAAAAACTTTTTACCTAAAAGGAAATAAATTAACTAGAAATAATATTAAAAAAGGTGCGTGTTTAATGGTGAAGTACTTAGTAATGTATAGTGTAGAAATGTATGGTGTTGAACAAACAGCTTGTGAAGGTTGTTTTGATACAGAGGAAATGGCACAAGCATATATTGATATTATGAATAAAGAATATGACTCAGGTGCTTATATTGAAGAAGTAAGACATAATCCTAGCTATATTAAAACTGTTTAAATAAAATTCTAATTTTAAAAAAGGAGTAGGTAAGGTGAAAGAAAGTGAGGGATTATTCACTTATACAAATAAAATTATAGTGCTACGACTAAAAAGAATAATAAATAAAGCCATCAAAGATGACCTTACTTCACTCTAATAATCAAGTCTTTGTGATTTACTAAAATTATAGATTTAGTTACTGGTTCTTGAATTTCTAATAGACCGTTTTCATGATTGAAAAAGATAAAATGAACTTTACCATTATATGCGACTTTTTGTCCAAATTCAATATGACATCATCCTCAGTATTATTCAAAAAAACAATATCTGCAATACAGTTTAAAATATTATTTTTAGGTGATTTAAGGATAACATAGTTTGAAACCTTATGATATAAGTCTATTTATTCACTTAGCATTGTAAAAGGTTAGATTAAAAATCTCATTTTATAAGGAGGAAACAGTATGGAAAGTTTTACATCAAAAATAACAGTAAGTAATCCAGTAGAAGGTTGGGATATTAATAAAGGAGATAAAATTACTTTAATAGAACCAGTCGATAATTCTAATGTATATAAGAATGATTATTATTTAGTGGGTTTTAATGTGATTAATGAAACAACAAAAGAAAAATTCTATCTTGACGAAGTCACAGTTTTAGAATTAAAAGGTGAAATTACTTACCCTTGGGATTGAAAATAAATCAATATTGGTAATTAATAAAGGGAGGAGTTAATTTAATGAAAAAAGAAATACTTGGTATAGCAGGGTACGGAGATCCATCAATTTACCCTTTGCTTAGCTCTCTGATAGCAGCCAATGCAAATGCTAACTCTAAACTTACTCAAGAAGAAAAAGTTCAGAGGCAAGAGCGAAGAAGGCTACTAGAAGAACAAAGGATTAGACATGTGAAGATAGTAAAAAATATTTGTCCAGATTGTGATGGGAAGTTATCTAGAGGTAAGAAAGATAAGAAAAATGATTACAAGCGTTCATGGAATTGTATGGAATGTGGTACTGATCACAGTATATAAGGTTGAAAATAAATAATTTAAAATAGTGATTTTATACAAAGGAGTTGACTGAGTGAGAGAAATAAAGTTTAGAGTATGGAATACTGATTATAATGAAATGTGGTCTTGGAAAGATGTAAAACAATCAACTCCCTTTCAATATGTAGAAGAAGCTAAGAATATCATTTTCTTACAATATACAGGACTTAATGATAAAAACGGAGTAGAGATTTATGAAGGTGATTTATTGAAAAATAATGAAACCTGGGAAGTTATTTACGCTCCTACACTAGCTAGATTTGTTGTTAGGAATAGCTGTGGAGAAGAGGAAAATATGAGTCTACTTGCTATTTTGAAATTTGAGGTTGTAGGTAACATATATGAAAATAAAAACTGAATTTTATACAGAGGTGATATAATGTTGTGGTTTGTCTTAACTGTTATATACCTACTGATTACATTAAACATAGCAATTGATTCTACAGATTATGGTCAGTACAGTACAACTACTAAGGATTTCCTATTTAATTGGTTTATCTCAATAATATTTGTACCAGCGACTTTCTTAGTTTTGATAGGTATATTGAAGTTGTTTGGATAAAAATTAAATTTCATCGGAAAGGGTGCAGCAATGACACTAGTAGAGATGATTGACGATATTCAAGAAGGTCAGATGGCAATGGCGAAGTTAAACGGTGAGAAGTGGTTTGTTATTAAGTATAAAGGTGAATTGTTTGATTGTACGGAAGACGGTGAGATACTTGGAATTACTTTGTTAAGTTATAAAGGAACTTTAGCAGAGTGGGAACTTCTTTAAAAAATAAATTAATTTTAGGGTGTTTAAGAATGGGAATGATTAATCAAAAGAATAGATCATTATTAAATTGGTGGATATGCGATGGCTGTGGTGAGGAATGGGAAGAAGAATCTTCAAATATTTTTTATACATGTCAATGGTGCGGCTCTGAGAATTTTAATAAAAGTGAAGATTAGATTAAAATATCCATATTATTTTGAATTATTTTAGTTGACTGAAATTAATCGACCATATAGTATACAAATAGAAAGTTTTTACATTTAAATAGGGGGATATTTTATTATGGAAAACCATTGTGCTTCTTGTAATCTTCTAACTAATGAAAATGACGGTAACATAAGAAAAGATAAGGTTATCCTGTGTGAAAGTTGTTATGAAAGATACGGAGAAGGTGACTACCCAGTATTTGATAAGAACAAATAAATATGATTGTATCCAGATAGAATCCGCTTTGTCTGGATACAATCATATTTGAAAATAAATTATAATATCAAAAATCAATTATACTAAATTCACTCATGTAGATAAATTTTAAGACTATAAAACAGACTTTTATTATTTTTTTAATATCCCTAGTATTATTTTATGGTATAATATACCTATTGTTTTAATTTGACGGAGGTTATATTATCAGTGAATTGTTCATGTGGTTATGAACTAAAATCATTTTATAAATTTTGCCCTATTTGTGGAACTATAGTATTAAAAACAGATGAAATACATCTAGATACATTTTCAATTAAAAATAATAGCGCGGCAGTAAAAGGTAAAATTTTGGATAAAGTGAAGTTTATAGAAATAGATAATGAGGTACAGGTTTTTCTAGGCAGTTCCAGTATATCTAAATTGAATATTAACCAAGTAAATAAGTTATCAGAGATCAATGTTAATCCAATTAAGATTAATGCTGTAATTTCACAAGTTATTTCAAATAATTACTATGTCACGGATTATGAAATATCATACACAACAGCTTCCCTTGAAGCATTACTAGATCGACTTGATCCTTCTGGTGATATTGTTGAAAAAACGTATTCCTTAGAATTTGTAGACAAATCCTCTTTAGATTTGGAAATTTCTCAAGCCGTAAGTATACCTTATCCTGTTATTATTCAAAGTGATAAGTATGGATTTATTTTCACTTTGAAAATAGGGGAGAAAAATCAAAGCTTTTTGAATAATTATCATAAGGAAGAAATGCAAAGGTTATATAAGAATGGTAGAAATGTATCTGCTATAGCATATGAGGTCTATGAGCGTCAACGTAGTTATATTAGTAATAAACCTATCACATATCTTCGTTATAATTTTATTTATGGTACAAAAACAAGTGATGAACTCTATGAAGCTGTAAGAAAATATATGTTAATAGAAGACGAAAGAAAAAATATGATTATAAAAATAAATAAGATTAACCCCTACAAAGGGAGTTACCGTCAGACTAATTGTTATAGATGTACTTCCTTTATCAATACCAAGCTTCAACCAATTTGCTATAAGTGTAATAAAATAATGTGTACTAAATGTGGGGCTTGTATGTGTGAAAAGTTAGATATACTTGAATTGATAGAAAAATAAAAATGTGAGTAAGTAGATAAAACAGCAGTTTTAAACTAAAATTAGCCCATATTAGGGCTTTTTATTTTGATAAAAGTTAGAAAATTATAGAAAAAGTATTGATTAGTTAAAAATAAATTAATATAATTAGCTTATACTAGACAACTGCACACTAATCAGTCATCATATTATACTCAAAGGAATGATATGAATGAAGAAAGATGATGTAATTGTAGTAACAGATCAAGATGATATGTTTTATGGAAGCGAAGGAGTAGTAATTAAAAGAGGAAAACATTTAATTGATGTGCAGCTAGAGGAAGTTACTGAAATTCAGAGGTATTTACCTAGTGAAATTAAATTAAAAGAAATATAGAAGTTAAGTAAAGGGGTCTGATGGAATGGAGAAACTGTATCACTGCTTTACGACAAGTAAGGGGAGCTATCAGCCGAATGATTATGTAAAAGCTAAAACTGAGGATGAAGCTATTGTAGAATTTATTTGTAGGTTAGCAAAGTACAAAATTAATCATACTGGTGAGGTTAGTGCTTACGAAATTAAAATAAAAGCCCTATAAACATAGGGCAGTTACATATTAAATACTTTTCTTCATTCCGCATCTTCTACACTCACGTATGAATACGTAATTCTTAACGGAACTTTTAAACTGAGCGTTATCACAATTATCGCAGCGACCACTTTTGACATCAGGATAGTCTTGGTAGTTATAAATAATAGTTGTGTCATAACCGTTATACTTTTCATCACTCATGGTAATCACCTTTTCGAAGTTGGTATCAAAATCATATCAAATTAACTGGAGGAATGAAATATGTTAGCTAATGTTGAGAATATTAATTACATTCAAGATGCAGAAGGATTTCATATTGTAGTAGAGTTTAGTAAAGAGCCAGTAGAAACGTTTACTACACAGAAAGAAGCTGATGAATTTATTCTAGGTTATTTATACGGATTTAATCAAACAGAGGCAATGTATCTTGGGTTAGAATTTAGAACATTAGTAGACGCTGAAATGAAATATGGAGTAAAATATGAGAAAAGAAGAGAATTATTGGAAGTAAGATAATTGAGAGCAGAGGAGTTGATTAAAGTGAGTTTAACAACGAAGCAAAGAGCTATTTTAAACTACTTATTGTTACAAAGTAAAGGTAAATCAGCAAATCAAATTTCATATAATACTAAATTAAATTTAGAAACAGTAAATAATGAGTTAATATCGTTGGAAAATAAAGATTATGTTAAACTAGAGAAAAGTCCAAGTGGTAGAAAATATATTGATGTCACAGTTACATCTGAAGGCTTTAATGCTTTTAGTATTAAATAATTTTTAAAGGGAGAGATAAAAAAAAATGTTTGAAGAAAACGATCTGAAAATTAGAGAAGCTATGGAAAAAATGGAAAGAAAACAAGCCGCGATGTCTGTCCATATTCTCAATAAAATAACTGAAGAAAAGAATACACTTGATGAAGTTGCAAATATATCTGGGTTAAGCGTAGACGAAATATATCTACTTCTATATAAGAAACAGCCGTTGCACTTTAAGAAGTTTTTCAACCTTACTACTAGCTTAGGTATGGATTTAAGTTTAGTAAAGGATGTCGACTAATTAAGAGATATTTTATTAAAATTTGTTTAGATCAATCTTAACAGGTTAATAATAGTGTAATAAGTATTTCTACTTTCCTACTTCTCGATCATGACAGGAGTAGGGATTTCATTTTTAAAAAAAGTTAAAAATAAATTAATTAAAAGTATTGCATTACCTGTCCTTTTATCTTATAATAAGTACATAAGCAAGAGAGAAAGAAAAAAATATATAATAAAATAAATTAATTAAAACATAAACAAATACATAGGAAATAGGAATTTGCTCTTATTATTATTTGAAAATATTGAAATATGCGAACGTTTGTTGTATATTGGATGAATTGAAATAAGTTGAACGGGGTGAAAAAATGAAAGCTTTGAAGCAGATGATCTTAAAACATATTGATGGTAATAGAGGGATGCCAACAGAACTAGCCATTATCGCAAGATATGCTAGTGGTAACAAACTTATGGAAATGCTAGCTAAACCAGATGGTGAAATAGATAATTTTGATGGATTTGTAAGAATGCTGGAATTTATGTACCCTGAAGAATATCTAACCCACTTATCAAATGCCTCGAAAGATATCGATCCTAGCAAGGCAACTGCTAGATTTTTACTAGAATTTCTATCTTTGAATCGTCAATTTGATGGAATGGACACGCTACTGAATAGAATGGAGAATTCCAAAAATAAAGCGTGGGTTAAGCCGTACAGACTGCTTAAGAATCATCAAGAAAATTTCCCTAATGTAGATTATCAAAAAATGCTAGTGGATGTTAGAAGCGTTAAAAGCTCAGATTCTAAGCTTATATTATTCACGAATATACTAAGAACGTATTGCTATCACCAATTAGGAAGATACAATATGGTAATGACTTTAGCAGAAGAGATTGAGTATGATTTGGAGAACTTGACTAGTAATTATCTTATGAAGATGTATAGAGTTAGACATAGTGAAACAATGTCATATTTAACTCTAAGAGTTTGCAATGATGAAGTAGTAGCTAGAACATATGCAGACTATGTAATAAACTCAAACACTGATATTGGAAAATCTTTTGAGGCTTATGGTTATTTTATTAAAGGATATTCCTATATCTTCAACTGTTACGAGTTTACTAGAAAACATTTCTCTAAAAGTTTAGAGTTATATTCTGAATTAGGAAGAGAAGTAGTAGTTAAGGATCTTGAAGAGAAATTAGAATTAGTTGATGTTCTCTGGGGAAAATGTAATTACGAATGTAAGTATATAAAAAATAAAATTCTAAAAGAAGTTAATAGTGGTAATGATGTAACTGAAATTTTAGAAAAAAACAAAGATAAATTAGAAAAAGCTTTTTATCTTTATATTAAAGGCAAGAATGAAAAAAATAATAATATTCTTTTGAAATCGATAATCGAATACATGCATATTGGTGACGCATTCTTAGCGAACTTACCAAGAATTGAATGTATTAAAAATGGTTTTGATGAAGAAGTTTTAAATGACTTAATTACTCTAAGAGTATCTTGAAAGGAGGTGAAATAACAATGAAAAAGATCGTTAAAATTTTATTTGTAACTTCTGCATTAGCTCTAGGACTAGGTTTTGGTTTCGGAGCAGCAAAAGTTAGTAAAGTTGCAGAACAGCCTGCAGTTGAGAAACCAATGGCTGATCCACCAGTAGGCGGATAATTAAAAAGTAAATTAATAAAGTACATACTGAATGGTGTTATCCTTTAATTAGGATAGCACCATTTGTATTTTAATCGAAAAACACCTGAAACGAAAAATACAAAATGGGTAAATTAAAGGGAGAGAATGAGAAATGAAGATAACAAGTGAAGAATTGGTCAATATGCTATCTGCTGAAGAAAATGGAGATACTCCTTGCTGGTCTTGTTGGTCAACTATAAGTTGTAAATGTGGAGACATTAAAACTGAAGAGGAATGGATACATAATTAATAAGAAGTACACTGAGAAACATTTATATAAAAATAAATTAATAATAAGCTAGACACTTCCATCTCATTAAGGTATACTTAATTTAAAGAGATACACATGGAGGTGTTTTCGGCATGAGTAACGTTGTAAGTATAAATAAATTAAAATACGAAAAACAATATCGTGAATTTTATAAATTTGCCAGCATTGATCTAAGATTGGACAATGTTTCTCGTAATGGAGATAAGTTAAATAATGAAAATACAGCGATAAAGTTACTTCGAAGCGCTAAGTAGCCAATATATCCATACATATATACATATGATAATTAAAAATATAAATTGTAAAATAATTTAAATAACAGTTGATTAATTAAAAATAAATTAATATAATATAGTTAGGTTAATAGAAGTGGAGAGTTATAACTCCACTTTTTGTGTATAGAGAGGAGGGGGAATTAATGGATATTATGATGTGTAGTAATGATAAATGTGAGTTAAAAGATGGATGTCTTAGATTTATAGGAATTCCAAGTGAACAACATCAGTCATATATTTTAGATCCTGAAGAGCATTGTGAACAAAGAATTCATAAACTATTTGTTAAAGCTAAATGAATGTAAGGGAGTGAGTTAAATGACACATCAAACTAAAATTAATTATACATTTCATAATGAAGAAGGTGAAACAGTTGATATGACTTTTACTATCCTTCAAATAGAAGGTATGGTTGGAGGCTTCATGAAGCACGTACAAAAACAATTGGATGAAATTGAGTTTGGAAATATCACTAAGGTTTATAGAACATTATTGCTTTGAATCTAAAATTGTAAAGAAGGTGAAAGTTATTCAGTCTACATATTGTTATTGTCCTAAATGTCGTAAGGACTTAATTAGTTCTGGCAGTTTCGTAAGTGATGAAGATTTACTTACATATAAATGCACACTGTGTAACCAAGTATCAGAGTGGTACTTTGATTGTCCAGTTCCAATTCTAATATCACCAGAGCCAAATTGGGATGAATTTCAAAGTAGAGATAAGATTAAATTAGTAGAAGAGAGTTCATGTGTTAAATTTACAGTTTGGCAGCAAATTTATTTAAAATGTCTAAATGTACTACTTACATTAAAAAAATTAATTTAATTATTTGGAAAGTGGATAGAGATGGGAGTGAGGTAGTTGTACAAACAAATTAAAGTGTATGAAGGAAGTAATAATGTAGTTATAGAAGATGAAGAATATGGTTTTACCGAAGTTACGTTAAAGTGGGATGGGTGCATTGACTACAGAATTGGATGGAACGGCATTAAGCCATGTGAAGATGAAACTGGTTATAATACTAATTACATACATATCTGTGACATTGATGAAATGATTGAGAAACTGCAAGCAATAAAAGATTATGGTAGGAATCATTTTAAGAATGAATTTTGGAAATAGAAAGGATGACTTGCTATAGAAATTCTCAGATACGTAAATGACACTTCTAAAGAAAGAATAGAATATTTAGAAAAAATTCTTCTTTACACTAAAAAGTCAGAAAGCAGAAGGAAGATTATAAAAGATATTGAATTTCATAAGTGGATTTGTGAATTGCTAAGTACCGAGACTAAATAAAACCATGATTTTATGCTGAATTAGATTGTGAAATAAGTTTGGAAACGTTGATATAACAAGGTTTATAACGGGTGAAGATTCACAAACTTTTATTACATAATAATAAAATTAATTAAATAAATTAATTAAATAATGGAGGTTAACAAACGGGATGACAGAAGTTAAAACTAAATTAGAAAGGGATCAATTAGTTCAACTTATACAAAATAGAACGAAGTGGTCAGAACATAGTTTACGTGCATTTAAGTATGAGAGTTTACAAGAGATATATGAATACATAGTTGAGGGTTATTCAATACATAAGGCGAAAATTATGGCTGTAAGTGGCAGTTATGTAGTTAAAGTGAGAATTCCTAAGTTAATTGTAACGCAGTTAGGTTTGTCATATGGTGATTACTTTGCATTAAGAGCACATGTTATTAATAAAGAGTTAATACTAGATCCCAATTACAAGGCTAGAAACTCTGTAAAGATGGTATCCGATAATACTATTCATCTACCAGGTAGCATTATAGATAAGAATTTGCTGCGTAAAAATGATGATGTTTTAGTAAGGGTAGATGATGAAGGAAGAATTGTTCTGAAGTCATTTACGTTTTTCCAGTAAAATTATAGAATAATGGACAATAAGGGAGGATTATATGGAGAGAAAACAATCGTTTAAGGTACTTACAGGAAGTCATAATTATAACTTAAACACTGCAGATTCAGATTTGGATTATAAGGTGTTTTATTACCCTACATTTGAAGACTTATATTCAGGGGATAAAAGCTCGAAGGCTTCTACAAGTGTAGAGGAAGATATTTCATTTCATGATATTAGAAAACTACCCGACATGCTATGGAAAAGTAATGTGAATTTCATTGAAGTATTGTTCTCACAACAGGTAAATACATCTGATGGTCTTTATAAAGAGCTCATTGATAAAAGAGAAGGAATCGCTAGAATGAATTTACCTTACTTGTATGACGCGTGTATGGGAATGTTCTATCAAAAATATAAGGATTACCAGCGAGACAATAAACGTTTAGAACAAGATCAAACTAACTCTGAATTAATCAAGAAAGTTAATAAACACGCTATGTCTGCTTTTAGAATTCTAGACTTTTTATACAGATACCAGCACTCAGATTTTAATAGTTTTCAAAATGCGATTTATTATCATGAACAAGACGATTATAGAGATATCCTATTCAATTTTAGAAAAGGTAATATTCATGAACCTGAGAACAGACTTTTACAGAAAAAATCCATTATCGAAGGATTTAAAGACAGATATAAAGATAAAGAGTCTGATATTGGGATGAAACAGTACGTTGATGGAGTTGTAAGGAAATACGTCAGGGAACAAATTAAAAATGAATTAGGTGATTAAATGAATGAAAAGGCATTTTCTAAAACAATAATTAATCATGGCGGAAAACTGTACGTTGTCGGGGGATGGGTTCGTGACACTTTGATGGATAAGACTCCCAAAGACAAGGACTACTGTGTCACTGGATTTAATAGGGAGAAGTTTCTAGCTGTGTTTCCACAGGCTAAACAAGTAATCGGTGAAAAGGGAAAACAAACAGTTGATGTGTTTTTATTAAATATTGATGATGAGACACAAGAAGTTTCTTTAGCTCGAAAAGAAGTTAAAACAGGTAAAGGTTATCATGGATTTAGCTTCAATTCAGATGAGTCAGTAACTATAGAAGAAGATTTAGAGCGTAGGGATATTACAATTAATTCAATTGCTTATGACATTGAAAAGGATAAATATATTGATCCATTCGGTGGCATTGCTGATGTTAAGAATCGAATAATCAAAGCAACCTCTGAAGCATTTTACGAAGATCCTTTGAGAGTATACAGAATAGCAGTTAGAGCTGCGATAACAGGGTTTAATGTAGAGGAAAGAACAAAGGAAATGATGATTAAGGCATCAGAAGAGTTACATTTAATACATAAGGAAAGAGTCGTTAAAGAATTAGAAAAGGCATTAACTGCAGAGAATCCTGATAAGTTTTTTAGATTGCTGCAGGAGTTAGGGATATTACAGATACACTTTAAACAAGTGTCTGATTTATTCGGAGTTACACAGCCTGAAAAGTATCATCCAGAAGGAGATGCGTTTGAGCACACGATGCAGGTATTAGTGGCTATGAGTAAGCTTACTGATCGAGTTGAGTTACTTTATTCTGCTTTAGTTCATGATTTAGGTAAGGCTGTAACACCAAAGGAATTATTACCTAATCACCATGGTCATGAGGATGAAGGTGTTCCATTAGTTAAAGAGCTATCTGAAGCATTAGGAGTACCGAACAAGTGGAAAGATACTGCATTATTTGCGACTGAGTACCATGGCAAGTTTCATAGAATTGGTGAAATAAGAGATATTAAAGTATCTGATTTACTGATGAAAGCACATAAGAATCCTATTGGGCTAGATGGTTTTGCAGCAATTGGGTTAGCAGACACTAGAGGGAAAGGTGATCCGACTAAAGAACATCCTTATTATGAATTTGCTCTGAGAGCTGGAGAAGAGATTGTAAAAGTAAAGGGTAATAAAGAATTTGAAGGCATTAGAGCAAGAGATGATAAGAGAAGAAGGCAAGCTGCTATTGTTAAGCAAATGAAAAAGGAGATGGGTATTAAGTGAATTATTATTTGTACTTTGTAGAAGGAACTGCTGCTAGGGAATACTTACACGGAACTAATTATGTTGGTATTTGGGCAAATGACCAAGTTGAAGCAAGGAAGAATATTGGTAAGTACTTTGCTAAAGGAACGTCCATTAAGGAAGTTACACAGTCACAAGTACAAGGAAGTATAGGTTACCTTTATTAGATAAATTGTCATAAAAGATTAGATTTATAGTGATATGAGGTGAAAATTTGAGTAAGAGGACACATACTTTTATAAGTGAACTCCATAAATACTTGCATACTGAACTGATTCAGTTAGGTAAATTTAAAATAGAGTTTGAAACCGAAGGCAAATATATGGGTATTAGCTTAAAGAACACTTACATGGTTACAATTATGAGTTATAGAGACGGCAGAGCAATGCTGACAATTAAAGTTAAAGAAAATCCTAAAGATGTCAGTACACAAAATAATGTAGGGATTTATGATATCCCACAAATTATTTTGAGATTTGCTATTAATTATGAAAATAAATTACTGGAGGAGTTGTAAAATGAACACTTATTTTCCAAAAGGTATGTATTTTGCAGTTGATTACAAGCCTATTTTCACAAGTTTGAAAGATATATTTAATGTTATTGAGGAAGAAAACAACTTCTTTCTAGGTCAATTTGGAGAGCATAAGATCGCATTGTTTGCTAACATGTCTATTACAATTGATTGCGATAATCTAGATGAGGAGTTACACATCCTTGATTTAGTTGAACAAGTTGCAACTCAAACGATTAAAGGATTTAACTATAAATTAACTGATGACTTATTAGAAATTAAAATTGAGAGGATTTTATTTCGCAACGGAATGATTGAAGGGAATAACTTGTCGTTAACTGAAAAGAAGTGCATTAGAGAATTAATTGAACTGATTATATAAAATATCAGTTTTAAAGTAAAGGAGACAGGTAAATGGAATTATTAGATTTTAAACTAGATGACTTATTAAAAGAAGAGGCTAGTGTAGTTACTAGTATTATGATTAATTCTGATAAAAAGAGTTTACTAGAGTTCTCTAAGAATAATAGCTTACCCTGTAGGCAATATGAATCTCGTTTGAAAATTGCGGAGTCATTGGCTTCACAAGTAAATAACATAGGGATATTTAAAAGGATTTCTAGAAGCTAAATAAAACATTTATTTTAGAAGAGTTAAACTTAATGAATATGTATGTATTCGTAGTTAATGAGAAAGACATTGTTAAAATTCCAGCAACTTGTGAGTTTGATGCAAAGTGGGATTTTAGACGATTGAGAACAGATGTTAAGTTAGACAAAAATGTTGAAATTGTTGTAAAAGGTAAAATTAGACAAGGAGGAAAATTAAATGGATAAAGTATACATAGTAGGTTTAGGACACGGTGCTCACAGGAGAAACTTCTTAGGTGATAAATATTTTTCTCATTCATTGTCTGTAGAAAACTGTCTAGAACTTAGTTTATTCTTCAATGAAATGCATGAAATTTTAAAAAATAATGAAATCCAATAAAATGATCCTTATATTAAAGAATTGGAGGTAGCAAATGAAAACATTAAAGGTAAGAGCCTGGGATACGAAACGAAAAGAAATGCACTATATTGATGATTTATATTTCTTTGAAGAGGAAGGTATACATGAAGTTGTTAATGGAGTAGCTGAAGGTCATCATGCTACATACTCAATTACTGAGTTTACTGGAACATATGATAACGAAAATAAAGAGTTATACTCAGGAGATATTTGTTATTTTACTCCTATGTTAGTAGAGACTGTACCTACATATAAGGGTGTAATTGAGTGGGATAAATTTAGATTTGCAATTAGAAATTTAGATTATGATACTAAAACACCTTTTTCTATGTACTCAACACCATTTGTAAATTTAGATTTATTCAGCGTCAGCGTTAGAAAGATTGGTAATATATTCGAGAATCCAGAGTTGTTGGATAAAAAGTAACTTTTGAGCAAAATAAATTATATTAATAGGAGGATTATTATTATGAGTATTGTATTTTCAATTGATTCAAAAGGACGTAAATGGTATTGCTTAGAGGAAGGAAATAATGTGCATTATGACTTGGTAAACCCAGATGTTATTTCTCAATACAGCGACGAATATAATAAATTCTTAGAATTAAATAAAGAGAAATTATTGAAGCTAATTGACGATAAGTTAAAGCACTTTGATAACAATTGCTGTTGTGATTTTCATTAAAAGACCGATTTTAAAGGAGAGTTTTATGAAAAACAAACTAACTAAACAAGAATTTGAAGAAGGATACATAAGAAGAAGCGGGATTACCAAGGAAGAATATGATAAATACAATGTAACTATGGAATGTAATTGTGAATATGAACAATGTGAAGGATGGGCTGCAGTGAGTAATACTGAATTAGCTATCGAGGCACATAAGAGACTATATCAAAACTAATGAAAGGAGGAAGTAAGAATGAGTAATTGGGGGAAATCTAATTGGCGATCAACTGAAGAAGAAATAGCAGTATTAAATAGGAAGCTAGAAATATGTATTTCTAGTTTAGAAAGTATAGCAAGAGAAACTGGGACTCCATATGGTGACGAGGCTCAACAAGCATTGAACGAGGTGGCAAAATGGAAAAGATAGAGCAGATATTGAGGAGAAAACCAAGAAAATGGAGCAATGTAACTATTAAAGAGTTTGATAGAGATTTAAGAATGTTACAGCAAGAGTGTAAAGATGCTATGGAAGATTCCAAATGGTTGATTAAGATTAGAGAAGATTTAAGTGATGTAGAATTTAAAGAAGGTACATCTGAGTATGCAATATCTAAACCTGAAGGAATATATCTGATGGTAATGGAACTTAAAGAGCAAGTGAATCATTATAAACAAGGCTTAGAACAGGTTGCGGATCACAAGAATACTTTATATGCTGCGATTGCACAGAAAACTTTAGATGAGGTGAATAAGTAATGTTCAAAGTTATAGTTGCTGGAGGTAGGTATTTCAATGATTATGAGTTACTGAAAAATAAATTAGATTACATACTACAAAATAAGTTACCTAATGTTGAAATAGTGTCTGGAACAGCTAAAGGTGCAGATACATTAGGAGAGAGGTACGCAAAGGAAAACAATTTAGGTATTCATAGAAAACCTGCTGATTGGGATACTTTCGGAAAGAGTGCCGGATATAGAAGGAATGCTGAAATGGCAGATTATTCAGATGGTTGTGTTTGCTTTTGGGATGGTAAAAGTAGAGGAACAAAACATATGATCGACCTTGCGAAAAGAAAGGTATTAAATGTATCGTGGTTAATTACTAAATAAAAGAATGTTCATATTGTAAAATAAATTATTTAAGAGGTGTGAATTGGAAAGTGTTATTATAACTTTAATCATAGCAGCTTATGTGGTCACAGGATTAATAATGGCACATTCTGCTGTTAACTGGATATTCAAGGCTCAGGAACGTAATTGGCATTTTGACAAGGAAACCAAGAAAACAGTTGAGACAGCCTATTTCAATTTGAATAACGGGATGCAAGGCAGGTTGACGATTATCTTTGTGTATCTGGCTTTCGCTGTTACTTGGTTACCGATGTACATGTACGATAATTTAATTAATAAGAAAAGGAGTTAAATAATGAATTTAATTGATAAGAAAACATTTATTGAGTGGGCTGAAAGAAGGATGACTGCTTTAAACGATGAGATTGTGAGGGACTTTGGTGGAGGAATGAGTAATAAATTGGGGCATTACAATGAAGTGAAGACAATCAAAGAGATGGTACAACGTGGATGTTTTGATCTTGGTGATTGGGAGTGAAATAAGTGACATTTATAATACTGTTTATCGCTGGAGTTTTAGAGTTACAAGGAGCTTGCTACACGATACTTAATAAAGTAGGAAAGCAAATACATATGAATTTAACAATGAAGGATTACTGGCTATCTGCGTTATTAATAGGGATTAGTTTAGATAATACATACTTCGCTTATTTTATATTCTCTAGATAGAGGTGTTTTATGAACATATTGAAAGAGATACACCGAAATAAATTACCGTACATGAAGCAAATTCAGCAAATAGTTAAGTGTTCATTGAAGAAAATAAAGGACAAAAAAGATAAAGAGTATAAATAAATCAAAGAAAACCCCGTCTAAAAAGATAGGGTTTTTCTTATCTTCATCAGTGTTTTGTATTATTAACAACTTCGGAGCAATTTGAAGAGTTAATACAATTATTTTGACCAATTTCTTAAATAGTATGCATAATAAAACCTATATTTTATAATGAAGAACCCTATGGAATGAGTGAGCTCATAGGGTTCTATCGCTTTGTGTAGTACTACTAAGGGTAATAGTACATAAGTTATATTATCCAATTTTAAACAGAGTATACAAAAAAAAGACCTAAAAATAGGTCTTTCAAAAACCATCTCTACAGAAGGTTATTTATGAACCGTGGAGGCTCAAACCACATTAACAATATATTCTTTTTTAATGTAATTATTCCTTAACCCATTCAACAAAGGATGGTATTCTCAATAAATTCTTTTTAGTTAGATTTCGAAATTTTACTTTTATCCATAATTGAGGATTTAAGTAAATAAATTTATCACTCTCACTGGTGATTAACTCTTTATACTTCCTGTATAACTTAGCTCTTTCTGCTTTAGGCATAAATTCTAATACACCGGCATATCTACCGTCCTCAAAGTTTAACATAACTCCAAATTTATCTTTACGTAAACCAGTTACCTTAACAGTTTCGTATTGGTAATTAATCACTTTGAGCCAACTTTGTGACCGCTTATTAATTTCATAAGTGGAGTTATCTTTCTTCTGTACAATACCTTCTAATCCTTGCTGCTTAACTAATTCAAAATATTGTGTTGCATTTCCAGGTATCCATTGAACTTTATTTAGTAATGGAGTATCTATAGGGATAATTTTATCTAATATTTCTTTACGCTCTAGAAGAGGTTTGTTTGTGACTTTCTCATTCTTATAATACATGACATCAAATACTACATAGGAAATCTGATATAATGACTTTTTAGATTGGAATCTTTCCATCATTGCCTCGAAGTCCGGCTTGCCTTTGTCATCAGTAACAATAATCTCACCATCTATCGCAGTATTATCCGGTATGTTTAAATTAAGTAACTCAGGAAAGAGTGAGCTTACTTCATTATTATGACGAGTATAGAGTTTAGTTTTACCGTTGAATTTAGACAATATTAGTCTTATACCGTCACATTTAAGTTCCGTTATAAATGAGGAATCATCAAAAGGAAGATCTGATTTTTGAAGTAACATAGGAGAAATAAACATTATAAACACCTCATATACTATTATAAAGCAGGTAAAGAGTTGTTTATATAGTGGAGAAAAGGATAAGAAGGGATAAGTTGGTAAGAAAAATTGTGTCAATAATAATTTATTGTGTAAAACATACCAATTTTTGCTTTACACATTTTCGGTATGTTTGATATAATTAGTTGAAAATAAATTAATTGTATTCGTATATAAAACGTAAATTTAGTCTATATTGGAGAGGGGAATTACAAATGCATATTGTAAAACCTAGAAAATTAGAATTAGATGTATCAAATCATAATTTAATCGAATGGGTAAAAGAAGGTTCTAAACATAATAACTTAGCTATAATGAAAAAAAACTTAATGATATTCAAAACAATTGTAAAAATACTTGAAAATAGAATAAATAAATTAGAAAGTTTTGAAGGGGGTAAGCGATATGTCAACTAGTCCTAAACTTGAAGCGTTACATAGTTACCAGGTATACAATGATATCCAAGTTTTTTATGAAACTTTAAAACAAGAAGGTAAAACCGGTACCCTTGCTTCATATAAAGGAACAATAAACGAATTCTTTGATATTATCTTTCCTAATAAGCCAATTGAATTATTAACTCCATTAGATATAACAAATATTGAACAAGATGATTTAGTGAGATACCGAAGTGAACTAAAGCTTAAAGGTAATTCAAACAATACGATAAATAAAAAAGTTAGATCAATAAAAAGTTTGTTTACTAAAAAATTTGCAACAAAATTAAAGGTGTATCTAGAACTAAACTTAGGAATATTTAATTTGAATAGTTTACCGGATGATTCTGAATCCTATGATAACCTTACTTTTGAAGAGGCAGAAACATTAATTAGCTTAGTCCCACATACTGAGAAGAATTTAGCAGAAATGAAACAGTTACTATGTAAATTAGCAATAAGAACTTCATTTAGACTTTCAGAATTACTTAAATTAACAATTGATAATTTTGAAGTACTTGAGGATGAAGGGGTAGTATTGGTTCATGTTGATAAATTAACAGAAAAGAAATACAAAGATAAAGAAAATCCAATTAGTATTGATTTATATAAAAAAATTTCTAACTTATCTAACATACATGTGCCAAAATGGAAGGGTAATCAAGAGTTATTGTTTAAGTTATCTGTATCAGGAGTAAATGACATGATGAAGAGATTACTTAAGAAGGTAAAATTTGTAGGAGATAGAAGAATTGTATTCCATAGTTTTCGAGGGGTTGCAGCAGATTGGGACTACGAGCGAAATAGGGATTTAAAAAGAGTGCAAAGACAATTACACCATGGCAATATTAACACATCAGTAAAACATTATATGGACAAAGATAAAGATTATCTTAATATGCCAGGCATCTTAATGGATAAAGAAATCGAGATGGACTTTATTGAGGATATGACAATAGAGCAGTTTAAGCTTTTTATTATGAGTTCGAGCTCAAAAGTTAAAAATGAAATTAAAAGATTTTATGAAAAAGAGTGTAGAAAATAAATTATCATAAAATGATAAAAGGTTTACATGTAAAGTTCGTTATAATAAAATTAAATTACGATATATAGAGAATTTGGTGGGTGAAGCTATGAAGAAATCTAGAGCTATCTTAGAAAGTAACTTAATTCAAGTGTTAGAACAAACTGAATTACGTAGATATAAAGATAAAGTTGAAGATATTAGTGATAAATTATTAAAGAGTCATGATATGACTAATGTACAAGGGATTTTTAATAATCCCGAAGAAAGAATTCCTGAATTAGATATCAGGGAATTGATGTTGTTTAGCGAACAAGTTTATTTTAAAACAAGAGTTGATGTAATAGATCCAGAAGAATTTTTTTATCAATCTGAAATAGATGATTCTAGGCAATTTAGTGGGCACACTAAGACAGTAGAACAAACTACAGATTATCCTATTGTAATTGAGAACGTATCCTTAATGCAAAATTCATCTTATCAAATAGTATTAGATATTAAAGTTATAAATAAATTACTAAATAGCGGAATTTTATATTATGATTCAGATTTACAACGAGAGAAAACCTTAGTTAAAAGACAAAATATCGTAGTTGCACAACCAACAATAATTATGAAAAATGTAGAAGAAATAACAAAGCATCTTTTGGATGGTACACTCGTTACAACTACTTTAGTACTTAACGCTATGCCAAGAACTGCTACTCACGGAGATGAGTTAATTTATGATGCTAAGAAAAGAACATTAACTATAACGGATGGTACAAAAATTGCAATCGTAGATGGAATGCACAGGATTACAGGTGCACAAAATGCTTTAACAGTAGATCCAGAATTGAATTTTAATTTCTCAATCCTTTTAACTAATTATAATAAGAAAAAAGCTCAACAGTATCAAGCGCAACTAGCAAAAGCTTCACCAATTAATGAAAACCGAATTAAAGAATTATCTGCAAACAGATTTGCAGATATATCTGCACAAATACTAAAAGAGGATTCTGAATTAAAAGGTAGAATATCGTCTAAGTCAAGACCATTTATTGAACACGGAGAGTTAGTATCATATTCTGTTTTGTCAGATACTATTGAAGAAGAATTTGATCTGCATAAGAGAATTGACGCTGAAGATGTAGGGGAATACTTAGCGGATTTCTTTAATTACTTAATTGGTAAAAATGAAGAAGAATTTTTAACAAAAGCTCAAGAAATAAATAAAACTTCTCTGATTAATTCTAATGTTATGTTTATCGGATATATCACATTAGCAAGAAAAATGTTTGAAAAGAAAGTGAAAGCAAAAGAAGTAAGTTCCTTGATTAAGCAAATTGATTTCAATAGAACCAATCCAATTTGGGAAGAAATAGGATTAATTGATGAAAAAGGAAGAGTGAATAGTAAGATATATAATAATGATAAAATTAAGAAATCACTCAAAGAGATTTTCGAGAATATTAATTTGAATGGGGATAGAGTAGAGATATGAGCGAATTGTATAATCAAAAAATAAAAGAGACTTTTTTACATGACGCTTATGCTGATTCTGAAGGAAGTCGTCACAATGTTTTTTACTTATTTAAGAAAATTGCTAAATATGAGAAGAATAGAGATAAGGATATATCAGATTTCACAAGAGATGAAATTAGAAACGTTTTAGAAAGTATAAGACCATTTTCTCTAGCAGATGCAAAAAGAAAAGGTAATTATTTAAACTTTTATATTTCATGGATGATAGAAAATGGATATAGATTAAATAATATAAGTCCGTTATTAGCTGCAGATGATAATTTTTATAAATCTACTTTAGATAACAATAGAAAATTATATTATTCTTATGATGAATTTCAAGATATATTAGAGGAAACTCCAAATGCACAAGATCAAGCTATGTTAGCATTGATGTTCCAGGGAATCATTGGTGAAGAATTTAAAGAGTTAACCCATTTGTCTTACTATGATATTGATTGGAAAAACGGAATTGTAACAATTAATAATAGAGAGGACAAGTTAACAGACAGTGTTATTACTGTAACTAGAGAAGTTAACGATAGAGTTTTGTATTATTTAGAAAGAGCTCATAATGCTACAGAATATTATAGAAGCAATGATAAATTTGGGAAGGCACAGAACTTAGTACCTTCTGATTTAATTTTGAAAAACACTACAAGTGCCCGTTTAAAAGAGGGGTCTAGTGTAAGTCCATCGGCTTTATATGGTCGAATTAGTCGTTTAAAAGATTTCTTAGACTTAGAATATTTTACTTCTAAAACTGTTATGCAAAGTGGCATGCTTTATATGGCTTACGATTTAATATTTAATCAAAAGAAGTATACCAATTTAAGCACTGAATTATATCAGGAAATTGGAGCTTATTATAATTACAGTACAATGAGACAACAAAATGGAGATGTACAATACAATAGAAACTTCATGGCTAAGTTTATTAATCCTGAGAACCTGTTGAATTTATATGGAGTAGAAGTTACTGAATCGAAGGCACGTCTGTAAATTAGGCGTGTTTTTTATTTGTGTGGAAAAATTTGTAAAGATACCAATTTTTGATTTTTACAAAATCGGTATCTTTTGAACGGAAATTTCACAATTGTCAATGGATTTTAAATAATAAAATATTATTCGACAATAAAAGACAAGGACAAATAGTATATACATGTTGTAAAATGGGTATATGGATAAGTTTTAGTAAATTGGTGTATAAAAAAGTAAACAGTTTTGACTACTCTTAACCAGAACGTCAGACAAATTTCTAACGTTCCGCCCACTTTAAACTTTCCATTCATAAAGATCTTCAATTTTACAGTTGAGTGCCTTGGATATCAAACGTGCATTAGACAGAGACATAGCACCATTGTCAGAGTTTATGTATCTATTTAATTGCTGCTTAGATATTCCAGTTATAACCGACAAATCAACTTGTGTCATTTTGGATCTTTCTAGTAAATTTGAAAGCAGGCATTTTCCGATTACTTCATCTTTTGAACCCACGGAAAATGTCCTCCTAATTGAAACAAGAAAATAGTACCATTTCAGTATATCATATCTAATTATACTGTGATAGTTAATATCTTCACGTTCTCAATAAAGGTTGCTTTTACCAGTGAAATAAGGGTATAATAAAAATACAGAACGAGTGTTCTTATTTTTGAGGGTAAATATTAGAACATACGGAACATTTTAGTGGATACCATTCAAACGCACCAGGATATGAGGGGGATAAATTATTATGAAGACAGTCATCGGCAAATTAGAGGTTTCTTTTGTTCACTTACTTAAAGAATTAGGTGTATCTTTAGAGCATTTTGATGTAGAAAATATTGCAGCTGTGGATATTAAATTAATTACAACAGATAATCGTGAGATTGTTATATCGAATGCTGAGCCAAAGAAAATCACTGTCGAGGATATAGAGGATGACGAAGATGATGAATAAAATGAAAAAATCGCCAAGCGGCAACTTGACGATAATGTTATAGAGTTATTTACTAAGCGAGTAAACTCTAATTGAGATTTTAACACATTTAACGTAAAATGAAAACTTACTTTGATATAAGTATGTTACAAATCACCATGATCTTAGAAAAAGAAGTGGTGATTTTTATTTTTGTATTTTTATAAAAATAATACTTGAACTTTAATTAAAAATAAATTAATATAAACACATAAGGTAAAACAAACGACAAGGAGGATAGATGGTAACAGTGATTGATGAGAAATTTATTCGCAGCATTGACCATTTACATAAGTATAAAGAGTATTGTGCAGTAGGGGAATATAGAAAGGCATTAAAACATCTGAATCATATAAAGGATGATATAGAAGGCATGTATAATCTTACTTTAGCGATGATTGAAGAAAAAGAACATAATGATAAAATAAATTAATTAAGATATTAAAATGATGTGTTTTTATGAATCAGATACAGCAATTAATTATTGATTTAATGAATGTGATAATCAGTGTTACACCTTAACGGAAGAATTACTTAATAAGTATGAAAAGAAAATAAATATTAAAATCTGTGTTTTATGAGGGAGTGATGAAAGTCAGTATGAGTAAAATTGAACAGAATCCAAAAGAGGCTGCAACTAAACGTGAAACAGTTTATTTAGACAATGGCGATGTACTGTGGAACGCTGATCCAGATTGCGATCATAGATTAGACCCAAATTGTTGGAGTGGTATTAGGTGTCTAAAGTGTAGTGGATGGGATTGTTTATAAACGGATTTAACATAAATGTGAAGTTTTAAGGGGAGGGATACTTTAATGGTAAAAATAATTGAAACTAACTTGTCGATAATGGATTGGGATGGTGAAGCAATAGCGGATCATCAATCCAGAGTTATTGAAGTAAGTAGTTAGCAAGATTTTATTGTTGAAATTAAAGAGGCAAAAACGGTGGAGCGACCTTCTGTTATTGGTAGCATGCATGGTAATAGTGTACCAAGAGAATGCAGGGTTGATAATTTAAAATATGATGAAAAACATTTAAGTTGTGACATTATTTACGGAAATGGTGTTAAGTCCAAGAAACTAGCTTACTTAGCAGGATAAAAAGATTGTTTTATAGGAGGATGCCATGAACGAAGCAATGAAAACAACAATAATGGAATGGGCTAATGAATATAAAATAAATATTTCTGATGAGCAAGTTGAAGATTTAATACTGGCAATTGATGCACTTCATGAAATGGAAAGTATGCCTTTTATGTTCCAAGGTAAATAAGGAGGAGAGTAAAGTGGATTTGTTAAAAGTGAGTGATAAAGTGCTAGATTACTATAGAAATAATGTCAGAGGTAACGAAGATATCACATTAGATCAACTTGAACGTAAGCTAACCAGGAACATGAAATTAGCTTATAAAGAAGATTCAGAGGGACATCGTAATCAAATGTACAAATATGGCAGCCTATGGTTTACAGTGTGCTCTAGAGGCAAAGTGAGATGGATTAAGAATAAATGTAATAAGCCCGTTGGCTGGAAATTAGATAAGAAGGAATACATAAGATTAAGCAAGCAATTAGGAATTGAGGATTACAATACATATACGGTAGTTGAAGAAGTACAAGAAACGAATTGGAATAAGTTTAAAGGAAAGTTAACTCAGGGGTTCACAACAATTAAAAATAAATTAAATGTAGGTTAAAGAGTAGCGGGGCAAAGGAGAAGGAGTTGGAATGTGTGGAGTGTTCTAATCCTTTGCTCTTAACTACATCATTACCATATTGAGATAAGCTTAAACAATTGAGGAGGAACCGATGGCAAAATTTAATGTAGTAGTTGAATATGATTTTTATGAAGAGTACGATCAAGAAAGTTTTGAACAATTAGTTGCTGATAAAATAGCTGAATCAATTACAAAGGATGTTGCATTTGGTTCTGCTGGTGCTTATAGAGTCCACATTGAAAAGGTGTCTAAAGAAGTAAAGGCAGAAGTTATTAAACAAATAGTAAGCTTGATATCAGAGGAAGTATTGTCTAGTTATGAATCAAAAGTAGAAGCTAAATTAGCTGCAGGGTTAAATAAAACACTTGAAAATAAGATGTATGAACGTATTTCTAAGAAAATTAACAGTGAGATCTTGAATGAAGTAAGGGAAGTAGCTAAGAAGGAAATTAAAAATACATTTAAAAGCTTATAAAATTGGGTTTTTATATGAAAAGAGAAGGAGTGTGCAGCGTGACAGGTCTAGACGCATTAAAACGTATAAATGAAATTGATAGAAAAACAGATAAACTCTTTGACATAATTACACAAGATTTAGCCAACGAAGAAAAAGCGTCAACCAAAATTAAGCTTCTAAATGAAATTATAGATTCTATGAAAGAGGAGCAAGAAGTACTGTTTAAGATGTTAGATGAAACTCCTTTGAAATCAAAAACAGATAAATAATTAAAATTTAATTTGGAGGTAAATTTATGGATATTCCTTTAAACGTCGTGAGAAAAGGGGAGTCAGCTATCAATGAATATATTGAACTCACTGATGAAAAAGGTTCGTTAAGTGAGAAATCATGGGAAGAGGGGAGAAATTTTAGAAAACTTATTAAAGAGTTAAATATTCTAGTGAAGAATTATGACAGAGAGATCATAAGTACAAGTAATCCTCATCGTGATTCAGAAGGGAAATGGGTATTACCTGACATAGCTAAACTCTCACTAATTACTGATCAAGTCTGGACACTGCAAAAGAACATGGAAACATCTTTAAGCAATTTCATTGATTCAACTTATAAATACATAGAGGCTCACGAAAAATTAGAAAAGCTACAATAATTTAAAGGAAACGGAGGAGATGTGATGTTCAGCAATAATGATTTTTACAACTTAGATGATGCCTCGAAAACACTAAGAAATTTAAAGATGATGGTTGATATTAATATCAAATTAGAAACATTAACTCAATTGCTCATTAAACATGGTGTAACGAACGATCTGGAAGTTGAAGCTTGTGAAAATTATATTAAAACTCTCCCTCATATTAAAGCTATGTTAAATGAAATGCAACAAACGGAAGCTACGATAAACAATTATAAAGCCAATCCTCAGCAACATCTAAGAGACATAATGACGGCTAAAATGAATGGACAAATAAGATAAAAGTCAGCTTTTATTAAAAAATAAATTAATTCAAAGGAGTTGGTTTTATGAGTAATGAATTAGAAAAATTAAAAAATGATCCAACTCGTTTCATGGAAAAGTTTTTAGGAATGGAGCTTAGTTTTTGGCAAAAACATTATCTTAAAATGTATCCTTTCATCACCAATAAGTACAAACGGAGGAGATATAAATGACTTATTACAATCCAATTGTTGAATTGAAAGCTCATCATATCTGTCACATGATAGGAGTAAATGAAGGAATTCAAATATCCGATAAATCCAGGCATGATATATTCTCTACTGTTAGGGCAACAGCTGCTCATTGGAAAGATGAGTTAGATGACATAAGGCATCAAAATCACGCTAAACGATGGAATGAATTGAGGATATGGTTGGACAGATATGCTTTACAAGCTGAGGTAGAAGACATATTCATCATAATGAAAATGTTAGATCATGGAGAATACATAAGAGATTATCGACCTAAATATATGAAAATAACGTCCTAAAGAGGACGCTGTAACATTATTCAAATACTTTTACACCTATAATATCATTCATTTTAACAATTGCTAAATCACCATTAGGTTGCTTTAAACGGAAATGTTTCTGTATGTAATCGACAAAATGAACATTACCCTTAACGGTTTCAGTGTATCCGTTAATCCAGAGTGTGAATTCAATCGGGTAATTATACTCCATTGCATAGCAGATACTTTCGTCAAATTCAGCTTGTTGATATTCGTCTATGATGGGTTTATCTGTTCTGTTAGCATCTTCATAGAAAGCATGTTGTAAATCTGTAATAAGCTCAGGAATCATAATAGAAGTCCATTTCTTGGTTCCTCGATCTTTAATCATTATGAGCACCTCCGTTATTGAGTAATTATAATAGAACAAGTGTTCTTGGTCAAGAAGAGAAAGAGGTGAAATATTGAACGATATTATGCAATCCTGTAAGGAACAACTGAAAATACATATTGAATTATTGGAGAAACAAGGAGTTAGTAAGCAAATAATTGAGATTGAATTGCTACATTACATAAAAAATTTACTTAAAAATGATTAAAAAAGTGAAACTTTCTGTTATGAAATGCGTATTTATTCCTATTACATAATAGGAGGAAATATCCATGATGCAATTAACAAGTTTAAAAGAATTGCACTTAAGTATGATTAAAGAAGGATTAAAAAGTACTAGGTTTGAATTTGAATACAATAAGGCTAAATTTAAATGTTTATTCTTTACAGACGATCAGCCTTTTTCATTAGTATTGGCTATTCAGGGAACTGATTTTTATTTGAAATTAGATGTATTAAATGGCTACAGAGTTAACACTTTCATAAATTATGATTCATTGAAGGAATTAAAAAGAATACTAGGTATTGGTAAAGGTGAAATTGAATTTAAAACTAATGAATTTTTTAGTAAGGTAAATTTAAAAATCCCGCATAAGGTAGTTATAGGATCAGTCATCTATCCTTTTGAAAAAGCTAAATATGAAGAATATCCAAATGCTAGTGAGGGAGCTTATTTTAAAGGTTGGATTATTCATGATGGTACTAAATCAAATGTTAGTGATAGGAATTTACTTAAAACCAGAAAGTTAATAGGGAAAGAAGCTTATGAAATGTGTAAAAAGAAAAATGTATCAAGTAAGTGGACTGATGATGAGAAGTACAAATATAATATACCGACTCTTCCAAATTAACAGTAATGAAATAATGAAAGGATAACCTATTAATTATAGGTAACTTCCTTAAAAGGGAATAAATAAATTAACTGATACACATTAATGAGAATGTGATAGTTCAGGTCACTCGCCCATTTTCATAACAACCAACACCACATACACCACCACAACATACTATGTATTATCAAACATGAGGGAGATAATACAATGATTAAATTTGAAATGATAATTGACCAACTACTTGAAAGCGAATGTGCTGAAAATAAATGTCCGTATTGCTGGAAGGAAGCTAAAGATTATTGTAAAAATTGTGATGTAAAGGTGGATGAATGGAATGAACTTATCTAAAAACAAGGTTAAATATATTTGTGAACGTAATGAGGATTTGGGTATCGAGGATTACTTTAAGAGGGTATATTTGATTGAATCAGGTGTATGGGGAGTAAAGAAGAAGATAACAAAGGCTACATTTGATAAGCGTAAGAATGAAGGGTATGAAGTTGAGTATTATAATGTGACGTTTGATTTCAGTGTGATTAGTGACATGATTATTGATATTAATAGTTTGCTATACGTTGCTGAGATGACATTTGATGAGGAATGGATTAAGCAATTGGAGCGTAAAAAAGACACATTGATAAATTTATTAAAATAGGTATCAAGTGAACAACCACCACAACATATACTGTATTAATAACAGAATGAGGTGGTCATATGGAGATCAAGAAGAAGCTGTCAGAATGGAAAAAGGGTAATCCGATTAAGAAGTTTCGGAAAGATAAGGGGTTAAGTCAACCAGATGTAGCAAGTCTGTTAGGAGTTAGTACGTACACTGTACAGCGTTGGGAAGATGGATCTGTTAATCCTAGTGGAGATAATGAAAATAAATTAAATGAGTTGATTGTTGGGTTTGATACGGATTGGAAAGATTGGAAGAAGAATAGACCAACTGTGTGAGGAAGGCTTCTCCCTTGTACAGATATTATAGGAGGAGTTATTATGTCTAGAGAAAAAACAACTGAAGAAAGTAGAAAAGAATTTTTATCACATGTTGCTTCATTGGTAGACTATTGGGACAAAGTTGAATCAGATAAAAAGAAAGCGATGGAAGGAGTCGTCTTTTCAATTATGTCTGTGTTAGACGGATGCAGCATGGCTCTACCTGGATTCATTGTTGCTCCATGTACCAATGAGGAAGATAAGGATTACTATAAAGGAAAGGGTGAAAACTACTATCCTTTATAACGACGAAGAAAAAATTAAAGGGGATATAGGTGGTTATTTGCATGAAGAAATAGGCAACTATTGGAGATGAAAAATAAGTTAAAACCGATGTTTTAATATGAATATGGAGGAATATAAATGAAGAAATTTAGAGTTGATACAGAATCATGGGGTAGTCAAGAATTTGTTGATTATAACAAAGCACTGGCGCAATATGAAATGACTAAAGATAATGAGATGGGAGAAGGTGTTCACGAAGATTCATATGTAGAATTAGTAGTTAGCACAGATGATTTCGAAGATTATGTTGTATTAAAGAGAGCTGCTATAACTGTTGATGAAGATAAAATGAAAGTCAGTACTCCTAGACAGGAAGGATATGATTGGGATTATTGGGCTAAATGGGTTGAATATACCAATGAGGAGTTAATATGAAACATTTAGATAAATATTTCATTGGGTTTATTATAGGGGCTCTATTTGGAATTACATTTGCAACAGCTTGTTGGATCGTTAAATTAACACAATAAAAACCACATTTCATTATAAATAATAAAATATAAATTAATTAAAAGGGTTGATATTTAGTATAAAATAAATTATATTAAATACATAAGTTATCAGCAGGTGAGTTACTCACTCCACCATAGAATATACATAAGATACTTAAACTTACAAAATAAAAGGGGAGATTAACCAATGGGATTTAAACACTTTAAAGAATTGTTACAGGGGAATTTTACGAAAATGACTAAAGATGCTTCACATTTATTTGAAGTAAATCTGGATAAAGAGGAAATGTGGAATTTATATTTAGATAGTTTCCCAGAAGGAACAAACGAGATTTATAGAGAAAGAAGAGAATTTGACTGTAGTTGCTGCAGACAATTCGTTAAAAGTATTGGTAATGCAGTAGTTATTAAAGATAATGTGATATCTAGTATTTGGGATTTTGAAATTGAAGATGATACCTTCAAACCAGTAGTTCAAGTACTATCTACATATGTTAAATCTAAAGCAGTATCAGAAGTTTGGATAAGTAAATTTAAGAAAATAGGAACAGATAGTAATTACGAACAATTAGAGAATGGTAACGTAACAGAGTGGGATCACTTCTATCTCGAACTACCAAATAAGTTTTTAAATAGAAGCTCAAAGTCGGATGCAGAAGTAAAAGGAGAGTTAAGAGATACTAGGAATGTTTTTAAAAGATCATTAGATGAGATTTCAGAAGATAGCTTATTAACAGTTCTGGAACTAATTTCACAGAATTCACTATATAAGGGTGAAGAGTGGAAAGGTGTTTTAACCGAGTTTTTAAAATATAAAAAAGCATTTGATAGATTGGGCACAAGTCAAGAAAAAGATAATTATACTTGGGAACAATCAGTAAATGTAGGTGCAGCGATTGGTAGAATTAAGAATCATAGTATCGGTACACTTTTAATCAATATTAGCGAAGGTATGGATTTAGATACTGCAGTTAGAAAATACGAAGTTATTGTTGCACCAGTTAATTACAAAAGACCGAAAGCAATTTTTACAAAAAAGATGCTAGAAGATGCCAAGAAAACAATTGAAGACTTAGGGTATTTAAGTTCACTGAATAGAAGATATGCTAAATTGGATGATATAACTGTAAACAATATTTTATTCTCGAATAAAGATGCTGCTAAAAGAATCGGTGGTTTAGATATATTCGAAGAAATGTCTACTCAAATTACAGTTAATCCTAAAAAGTTCTCTAAAGTAGAAGAAATTCCAGTAGAGGATTTTGTTAATAACGTATTACCAACAGCAAGAGAAGTAGAGGTTTTCTTGGAAAATAAACATTCAAACAATATGGTTTCATTAATAGCACCAGAAAATGAAGATAGTAAAACAATGTTTAAATGGGACAATGCTTTCAGTTGGGCTTATTCAGGGAATATAACGGATAGCTCCATGAGGGAAAGAGTCAAATCTGCAGGAGGTAACGTAGAAGGAGTATTGCGATTTTCTATTCAATGGAATGATGTTGACCAAGATGGGAATGATCTAGATGCTCATTGTTACGAGCCAAATGGCAATGAAATATATTACGGAAACAAAACAAACAGATACACTACAGGTGAACTGGATGTCGACATTATAACTCCTACAAGAAACACGCCTGCTGTTGAAAATATTACCTGGACAGATAAAAGCAGAATGTCAAAAGGTACCTATAAATTCTTCGTTCATAACTTTAGCCACAGAGGAGGTAGAAGTGGATTTAGAGCTGAAATTGAGTTTGATGGACAAATATATTCGTTTGTATACAACAAAGAACTAAGAAATAGTGAGAATGTAACAGTTGCTGAAGTACAGTTTGATGGTGATAAATTTACTATTAAAGAAAAATTGCCTTCAAACGTAACTTCAAAAGAAGTATGGGAATTAAAAACAAATCAATTTGTTCCGGTATCTGTGGTTATGTTATCACCTAACTATTGGAATGAACAAAAGGGAATCGGGCATAAACATTATTTCTTCATGTTAAAAGATTGTGTAAATCCAGAAAATCCAAATGGATTCTATAATGAGTTTTTGAAGGAAGATTTAGTGAAACATAAACGTGTGTTTGAGGCATTAGGAGGTAAAATGGCAGTAATGCAAGTAGCTGATCAGTTATCGGGATTAGGATTCTCAGCAACTAAGAGAAACGAATTATTGGTTAAAGTAAAAGGTCAGACTGAAAGAGTTATTAAAGTTAAATTTTAAAATAAATTAATTATAAAGGAGTAGAAGTTTATTATGACTATTGAAAAAATGTTTGAGGTAGCTACTAGATCAAAGATGAGATTTACTTTTAAAGGATTAATTAGTGTAGAAGATTTATGGGATTTATCAGTACAAAATTTAGATTTGATATTCAAAGGCTTAAATTCAGAGATGAAAAAAGTTAAGGAAGAGAGTTTACTAGATACTAAGACAAAAGAAGATAAAGATTTAGAAGCAAAAATTGAAATTGTTAAATATATTGTTAATGTTAAATTGGCAGAGAATGACTTGAGATTAAAAGCTAAAGCACAAAAAGAACAAAAAGACAAAATCTTAGAAATCTTGTCAACTAAGCAAGATGAGAGTCTGCAGAATAAATCAGTCGATGAACTTAAAGCTATGTTAGAAGAGTTAGATAAATAATTAAATCATAAGTGGGAGGAGGAATATCCTCCTTCTTGTACATAATGTTTGGATAAAACTAATTTTTTAATAGGAGGTTTAAATGAATAACAATCAATTTAGATATATGGAACTAACGTATAGAAAAGCTGTATTAACACAGTTAAAAGTTAAAGCAGAAGAGGAAGCAAAAGGTAATATATTGCTCATGTTAGGTAAAACAATTGATAAGGAATTAGAAACTAAGCAATCGGGTGCTCTGGCACTTTTGAAACTTTGGAAAGAAGAAATAGACATTGAGTTACAGGGTTTAGAAAAAGAGGTATTAACTGAAGAGTTTATCAATAACATTGTGAAAGCACACGGTAAAACGAACGTACAGTAAGGAGGAGAATCCGTGTTACTTGAAGGTATGGAATTAATTCTAAAGCCTAGTGATATATTTGACAATAGGGATATGTCCTCTAGGACTTATCGAATTCAAAGGATTGATGCTCATAGTGTCTATTTTATAAATAAAAAAGGAGAGGAACTAATAGCAAGTAGAACTGGCTTAGATAAATCATTCTATTTGAAAAATAGTATAAATGCAGAAATACATAGATTATTAGAAGATCGTAACATTGAGATTGTATCCTTTAATGCAGTTACAAGAGATGGGAAAGTAATTAATTATCAACTTGTTTAAAATACATTAAAACGTGAATTGTATCTTGAAATTAAGGAGGAGAAATATGAATCTAAAGGCTATTAAACCAGCAAATAAAGGAGAATCTGATAAATACAGTTGGTATCTATACAACTTCTTGCACAAACAATTAAAACAAAAAGATATAGGAAAATATGTTCCTAAGCAGCTAAAGGTTTATTGGTTAAATAAGTCTAGATGGGATGGACAACAAATTTCAATAGACAGTAATCAAGCAGACATAATGCAAATTATAATAAGCCCTTTTGGAGGCAAAACAGGTTACTTTCTTTCAGAGATTTTGCGGACAGGAAAAGAAAATCAGTACTATCTGCCATGGTCAGATAATGATTTAAATGATGTAACAGAGTGGTTCTTTTCAAATTACGAAAAGGATGGCAGATGTTTATTTGATCGTACCCACAGTAGATGGCTTAGAGGAGATAATGGTCAAGAAAGATATACATATATTAATAATACAAGACGCTGTAATTGGTGTGGACAATGGCATACTAAAGAAATACATAAAAAAGTTAAGATAGAAAGAAGAGAAGTCTGGGTTTAATAAAATAAAATTTTAAAGGAAGTGATTTATTGAAACTAACTGAAGCATTCGCAGTAAGTGACATACACGGACAATATGATCAATTTATACAATTACTTGAACACTGGAATAGAGAGACACAGCGATTGTTTATCTTAGGGGATATGATTGACAGAGGTAAGAACTCATTAAAAGTTGTTCAAGAAGCCATGAAGCTGAAAAAGTTGTACGGTAATCAGGTTGTTACGTTAAAAGGAAATCATGAGGATATGTTACTTAACTTCATTGATGAGCCAGGGTATGATTATGGCGAGTTGTATTTTAGAAATGGCGGTAATACTACAGCATGGGAATTTGCTGATGATGAGCATATAATGTTTCAGAGCTATGAAGAACGAGCAAGACTTATTAAGCAGCGTATAGAGGAGATTAAGTTTATTAGGAGTCTAAAAGATTACTATGAATTCGGCAATGTATTATTTGTACATGCAGGAATTGATCCATTCATTTCAGATTGGAAAAAGACAGAATCTCACAAGTTCTACTGGAACAGAGGTTGGTGGAATCATAAGAATGAGACTGGTAAGACCATTGTATACGGTCACACGCCTACTCAGTTGCTACATAAAGATAAGAGTAATGGTATATGGGTTGATGAAGGAAATAAATACATAAACATAGACGGCGGTTCCGTCTTTGGTGGACAGTTAAATGGTATTGTCGTTAACAATCAAGGAGAACTACTTAATAAATTTGCAATATAATGATGATTTTAAAGTGAAAAAGGAGGTATTTATGTGAAGAAAACTATGCAAAGTAAGGTTCACGATGAAGGTGCGTTGGTGCGAGTTGATTTTCCAGATATGAATGAGAAAGATATAACGATCCTTGTACCTAAAAAGTACGAACTGAATGGTATTATTGATTTTAACAAAGTAAAAGACGAGGGTTTTAACATGATTATTAATTTTGAAACACTAGGTAAAGGTAATCATATTCATTGGGGAATTAGTGATAATAATGGATTTAAGGTGTCTGTTAAGGATATCGAAGAACAAAAAAAAAATAATTTAAAATAAATTAATTAAAACACTTGATTTAATATAGATAACTTAATATAATAAGAGAGTAAGAAAAAGGAGATGATGAAATGAAAGAAAGTGGTAAAGATCCACCAGTCATCTAAGAAGTGTAAGAATGTAAAATAAATTAATTGAATGAAAAGGAGTGTTGGTTATAAGCGAAATTATATTGTCTGATGGAACTAAAGTATTGGTTAGTGAAGTAGATTATCCATTCATTGTTTTCTTTTATGACATTAAGGTAGATAAGAGTGGTTATGTAGTATGTACTCTGAAACAGAAGAACATGGGTCTTCGATCTGGTAAATTACATAATATAATTATTCAGGAACGAACAATCAGAGGTAAATATGTAATTGATCACATAAATAGCAACAAGTTAGACAATAGAAGAGAAAACTTAAGATATTGTACTCATCAAGAGAACATGATGAATAGAAAAATTCAAGAAATATATAAAGGCAGAAAAGTTACTTCTAGCTATAAGGGCGTTCATTGGAGTGAAATCGATAAGGCTTGGATAACACAAATTGGAGATAGTGGTAAAGTAATTAAACTAGGACTTTTCGACTCTGAAATAGCAGCAGCTAACTGTTACAATTACCACGCAGAAAGAATCCAAAAAGAATTTGCGAATATAAATTCAAATATCCCTTTCATGGATAAATCTGAATAGATGAAATATAAACGTGGAACTAATGAAACGTCTACCTACAGAGGAGTGTCATACAGTAAATCCGATAATCGGTGGTTAGCTCAAATTTGCCACAAGTACAATAGAGAAATAATCGGAAGGTTCCAAAGCGAAGAAGAAGCTGCTTTGGCTTATAACATCAGAGCAATAGAACTATTGGGTAGGAAAGCAAGATTAAATATCATAGATTAAATTTTTATGAGAAAGAAATACATAACAAACTAAAATAACAAGGATTATCAAGGAGGAAATTATACATATGGCTAAAAAGAAAAACAAAGGCGACATTAAATTAAACAAGGTACATAACGGAAAGGAATTCACTAATAACTTTCATTTTGTAGGACTTGTAAAACCCGTAAGAAAAAAGGATGAGTCAGATAGCTGGTACGATGTAGAAATCTTTGATACCACGATAACACGCACAGATAAAGAAAGACGAGTATTACAGTTTAATATCGAAACAGCATTTAAGAACGAGTTAAAGTTAGAATTAGCTGGGATGGAACAGCCTAAAGCTAACGTTTATAGTTCGACACATAAGAAAAATCATAAAATTGACTGGGCTGATCGATACGACAAAACAAAATATCCTGATGATACATACCACTTAATCGAGACCGATTGGGACAAAGTTGAACGCTTCGGTAAACTAGTCCAAAAAGATATGTGGGTTGAAGTTAGCGGACATTACGAATTCGATAAGTTTGAGAATAATGATGGAGAAGAAGTCAAAACAGTAAAACGTATTGTGGATCGTATCTTCCCGCTGAAGAACGGAGAAGTTCATATTTCAGGAGTTAAAGAGAATGATATTTTCAGAGCTTATGATTCTGAAACTGATGGAAATTACCTTGGAATGGGCAAAGGGGATAAAGAAGGTAAAGCAATTGTAAGAGTCGGTTGGTTGAACCCAGAAGGCGGAAAGCTATACATATGCAAAGTTGAAGATGAGGTTGAAGGAAAACGAACAGAACAAACATACAGCGAAGGAAAAGTTGAAAACGGAAGAATAACAGTTATCAATAATACAGATAGTCAAATCAGACTGCAGAAGGCTGATGGTGGGTACGAGTACGTTACATATGTTCGTGACTTTAAAGGAGAAGGGTTTACAGAAATTAACTCTTTTGAGATGCAGGTCGGAATTAAAAGCACATATCAAGACGATACAACACTTGATACAAAAATTAACGGAGTTTACCTTGATTACGGTAAGGATAAATCAGTTCCTAAAGACGTTGAATTGATTGTTTATTATAAAGAGGCAGCAGATGGAAAAACACCACTTTCCACAGCATTTAGCAGACTGCAGCGATTAGACTTCTTTGTAGCAGAAGGAATTGATAATAATAGAGCAGAGTTTGCGTTAGTGGAAGTACAAGAAGCTGATGACGATAACCCATTTGCAGATGTAGAGGAAAAGGTTTCAGATTTTGAACAAGTTTCAACAGGGACTAAAAAAGGGTTAGAAGTTCTTCGTTACATTGTAGGTACATTTAAAAGAGGATTACTGACAGAAGAAGAAATTAGTGAGCAAGTATCCGATAATGATGATCCATTTGCAGACGTAGAGATTAAAGAAGATGATCTTCCATTCTGATGATAAAATAAATTAATTATATTTCATAAATTAAACTAATTAGGAGCGATGTACATAATGGGATTCAGAAAAAAGATTAAAAATAACGTACCGAAAGTTGAATTACAATCAATTATTACACTAGTAGCTGGAGGTTACAAAACTGGTAAAACTCGTTTATGGAAGGAAGTAACGGAACTACATTATAACTCTCCTGAAGAAAGCCTACTATTGGCTTTCGAGGACGGGTATGAAACCTGGGAACTTGACAACATTGTACCGTTACACGAAGAAGGTACCGATAAAGAGCTTTGGAAAGTTTGGGATGTCTTTAAGAAAGAAGTAGTACCTGAGTTAGTGAAAGAGGCAAAAGAAGGACGCATTGTTAAGCTAATTGGGGTGGATACAGTCGATAGAGCAATTGATGCTTGTTCAGCTTGGGTACTTAATGATCGTAATAAGAAGTATGCAAAGACCTTTGAATCTCTGCAAGATATTTCGGAATCAACTAACGGCAAGGAAAATGGATGGACAGCACTATACGATGAATTGAAAAAGCCATTTGACACTCTTAAGAAAGCGGGTTACGGATTATTTTATATCGGATGGACTAAAGAAAAAGAAACGATATTACATAATGGTTTGAAATACAATGCTATTCAGTTAATGATGGCTGGTACAGGTAAAAAGGTATTCGAATCCCAAGCTAGCTTAATCTGCTGCTTACATAACGAAACAACAGTACTTGATAAGAACGGTAATGAATTAGACGACAACATCAAGGATAAAAAAGGAAGAGAAAGGGCAACTAACTTCCATGAAACAAGAACGATGATGTATTTCCGACCTTCTGAGTACATTGAGATCGCAGGAGGTAGATACACCAACCTTCCAGATAAAGTTGAATACAGTGCAGAAAACTTCCTTCAAGTCTTCGAAGAAGCGGTAAAAGGGCAATTGAAAAAGACTACAAAAACAGTCGAAGAAATTAAAGTAGAAGAAGAGCAAGAAAGAAAAGAAAAAGTCGAGGAATTAAATGATAAGTTGGAGAACAGCCCAATTGAAATCATGTCACAGATTGAAGATGTTATTTCAAGTATGACAAGAGAGCAGAAATCATTAGCTGCTACTAAATTTAAAGAAAAATTTGGAGTTAATAATTATAAACAAGAAGCCGGAAACGCTGATAATTTAAAGATTGCTCTAGAAATCGTTAAAGAAATTAAATAATAAAACTAAATAGGGTAGGTGCTTTTATCTACCCTAATTGATTTAAATTGGTGGTGAAATAATGCGACAAGTTAAATGTAGATGGTGCGAAAAGACGGCAGAAAAGGACACTATGTTCTTTACTGAAAGAAAGACAGGAAAACTATTACAAAGTGGGAAAGAGAAAGTGGATAAGAAATATTACCATCATGATTGTTATAAGCATTTTTTAGCAGATAAGAAATTTAAAGAAAAAGAAGCGGAAGAACTAAGTAAACTGTATGAATATCTTTGTAATCTGCATAAGTTAGACGCTTTAGACGGAAGAATGATGGAACGTATTCAAGATTTAAGAAACGGTACTGTAAAAGTTCAAAATAAAAAAGTAAAAAGGTATAAAAGTGGAGTGCCATATTGGGCGATGTTAGAGACATATCAATATATAGAGCCACGTTTAGAGAATATCAGAGAATACAAAACTGACTTACAGACAGAGTGGAATGTATTCACATACTTCTTTGGAACAATGGTTAATAGTTTAGTAGAAGTGCAGAATACAATAAAAAGTGTAAATCAACAAAAGGAAATACATAAAGAAAGAGTTCTAAAAAACACAGATTTACAACAGACCAATGACATACAAGTTAAAGCCAAAATCAATAAGAAACAAGATGAATTAGATATCTCAAGCTTCTTGTAGGAGGATAGTATGACAAAATATATAAAAGAATTCGTTGATCCTTCTTATATACACGAATCGCTTTTTACAGGTTATTTATGGGCTAATCCAAGCCTGTATCAAAAATACAGAACTCATAAGATAGGGAGCGAGACATTCACTGAATCAGTCTGGTATTTCTATTACACTGTAGGACAACAAATGTTCGAAAATGGGATAAGAGAGTTTGATGATAAAACTGTATACTCATTTATTGTCTCAAGACCTAAAGAAAATGGAAAGAAGAGTTACATAGACGCTTATAATGGTTTTGGTGGATATCAAACCATAGAAGAAATCATGATTGAGTGTAAAAAAGACCAAATAAATAATGATGAATTTCATATTAACGAAGTTCAAAAATACGAAACTCTTCGTAAATATCAGTCTGAGTCATTGTTGGATACTTCTAATAAAGAATTGATAAACAAATTGACTCAAATGACACTCAGACAGTTACAAACTTATTTTCAATTTAAGCATAAGGAAGCATTTGCGCATGTTAATTCAGGAGACGTAATAGAACATGATTTGGTCGATGACTTAGATGCCACAATAGATGACTTGAACTCGGGTGAAGCAATGGGATCGCCTTTGCATGACGCTCCAAGACTAAATAGGAAGATAAAAGGATGGAAAGACGGTTCGTTATATTACCTAGTATTATCTTCTGGTGTAGGTAAAAGTTCGATAGCGATGGAAAAATTCATACTTGGACTGTTTGAAAATCAAGAAAAAGCAATCCTAGCAATCAATGAAGAGAGTGTAAAGAAATGGCGGCAATTACTGCTAGCTACAATTTCTTCTAAAATATTAAAAAAACCAGTCAACCGTGAAAAAATGTATGAAGGTAACTTTACTCAAGAAGTTCTAAATAAATTATATGCTGCGAGAGATTGGGCTAATAAGCACGGTAAAGGTTTGATTAAGACGTTAGAGCTTAAAAAATACCGTGTTGAAGATATCTTAAGCAGAGTAGAGTTATATAGACCAAAGGGTTATTCTAAATTAATTATTGATACATTTAAACCAGATAGATCTTCTAAAGATATGGCACGTTGGGAGGCATTCTCTAACTCAGCTCAAGAACTCCACGATTTGATTAAAGAGGATAACTACAATGTAGGAACTCTTGCTACTGTACAGTTAAAACTAGGAAAAGAAACTAGATTCTTAGATTTAGAAGCAACAGGAAAAAGTATGGAGATCAATGAAGTAGCTGCAGTTGTAATGATGGGTAGGCTGTTGTTTGATGACGAATATCCTGGAAAAGGTAAGTTTGCATTAGAACCGTACAACTGGGAAAAAGATGAGCTTACTGGCGAATGGATTGAAGTTCCCTATACATTAGATCCAAAGAAAACATATTTAGTTTTGTTTTTAAGTAAAAACCGTTTTGGTTCTGAAGAGGAACAAATTATTTATGAAGCAAACTACAGTATTAATGCTTTTGAAGAAGTAGCTTTCGTGAAGGTTCCTAGAATAGGTGGTGCATATTAAAAAGGGGAATAGCTAATGTCAGAATTAGAAGCGATTAAAGAGAGACTGTATAAAGAGGATAAAATAGACGAATTACTTATAGAGCTGGGCTGCTGGGGTATTGAAGAAGAACAAAGAGGACAGTTAATCGTTGCAGGCTTGCCAGATGGTGATAATCCAAGATCCGTGCAAATTAAGAACAATCCAACGCTATCTTCAGCTATAAGGAGTAAAGGTATATCAGGCAGTATCTTTGATATTATTTCTTATATAAAGTTTGAGGGAGATACAGACGAAAAAAGAAAAAGTTTACTAGCTAAAAGCAAATATTGGGTTTGTAATAAATTCAATTACTTTGAATACATAGATGAATTTTATAGAGTAACGTCGGATAAGCAAGAAGAGGAAACAAATTATAATCATTGGCTTAAGAAGTTAAATGGTAAGAAGTCGCCATACATATACGAAATAAACAAGGTAATATCAGATAGCTATTTAGATCATTACGGTGTTGTGCCCTATAAGAAATGGTTAGATGAAGGTTTAACATTAAGGACGCAAAAAGAATTTAGTGTCAGCATTGATGTACCGAGCGAAAGAATAGTGTTTCCAATACATAATAAGAACGGTGAATTGATCGGTTATAAGGGCAGATACTGTGGGAGTAACGAGGATATTGAAAATAAATATAAATATCTATATGTTATACCGTGTAATAAATCAATTGAATTTTATAACTTACATAGGGCTTTACCTTATATAAAAGAGAAAAAAGAAGTAATTATAGTAGAAGGAGCCAAAACAACTTGGTATTTAAATCAATGGGGATATAAGAATGCAATAAGTATAGAAGGAGATATCCTTACTGAGAGTCAAATACAGTTACTTAAAGAACTAGGATTAGAAACAAAATACATATTCGTTTGGGATAAAGATAAAGATACAAAATTTATATATGATGAAATAAATAAGTTAAAAGGGCGATTACGTTATTCCATTTATGATTCAGAAAATATTTTAGAAGATAAGGATTCTCCAACTGATCGAGGTCGAGAAACATGGGAGTGTTTATACAGTGAACACCAATATAAAATTAATTAATAAAGGAGGGGATTGAGTGGATTTTACCTTGTTAGGAGAGAATGATATTCATAATCCTATAGAAACAATCTTTAGAAATAGAGGTATAGACGATACATTTTCACTTTTGACATGTGACGACAGTTATCTAATATCCTATAATGCACTTAGAAATATCGAAAAAGCAGTAACATGTCTTTTACAACATGTAGAAGATGACAGTGAAGTATTCGTCCAAGTCGACTCTGATATTGATGGGTATAGCGCAGCAGCAACGTTAATTAACTATCTATATCGTGTATTCCCAGGTATAAAAATCACTTGGAAATTACAAGAGGGTAAAGGACATGGTGTTCAGTTAAAGGATGTTCCTGAATCCGCAAAATTAGTGATAATTCCAGATGCTGGATCTAATCAATACGAAGAGCATAGACAACTATTCGATAAAGGCATAGACGTAATTGTACTTGATCACCATGAGTGCGAAAAGGAATCTAAACATGCAATAGTAGTTAATAATCAATTATCACCTGAATACTTAAATAAAAATTTCTCCGGTGCAGGAATTGTATATAAATTTTGTAAAGCTTTAGATGATAAGTTAAATACTTCATATGCTGATGACTTTTTAGATTTAGTTGCATTCGGCAATATTGGAGACATGATTGATCTCAGAGAATTAGAAACTAGGTATCTGGTTAAACAAGGATTACAGCAAATTAAAAATCCGTTATTAGAAGCTCTAATAGATAAGCAAGAGTACTCTTTAAATGGGAAAGTAAATATCATAGGAGCAGCTTTTTACATAGTCCCACTAATAAACGCAGGAATTAGAGTTGGTACATATAAAGAAAAAGAAGGCATGATGAGATCTTTTCTTGAACAAGATGAAGAAGTTTATTATAAAAGAGGAAAATGTTACGAGTCGTTACATACATCGATTGCAAGAACTTTATATAATCTAAGAAATAAGCAAAATAAATTAAAAGCTTCTGGTACTGAGGTGCTGTTAGACAAAATTCAGGATAAGTTAGATAAAAAAGTTTTAATATTAAATATAACTGATGCGGTTGATAAAAATTTAACTGGCTTGGTCGCTAACCAATTAGCAGATAAGTATAAAAGACCAGTAATTTTACTAAGGGAAAGGGAACCTGGTTTCCTTGCTGGATCTGCTAGAGGACAAGAAAAAGTAGTAGAGGACTTTAAAGAATATTTAACTAATACAGGTCTTTTTGTATTTTGTGAAGGGCACGGAAACGCATTTGGAGTAGAGATTGAAGAAAAGAATCTGAACAAGTTAGAGGAGGTTATAAAGAATGACGAGTCACTTAAAATAATTCAAACTGATAGTAAGAATGTGGATTTGCTTTTCGAAGAGTATGTAAAAAGAGATACGGTGTTAAAGATTGCAGAATATAAAGATGAATGGGGATCGACATTAAACGAACCTAAAATCGCCATTAAAGATATCCCTATTCCGGTATCTTCAGTTCAATTGCTTGGAAAGAAAAGAAAACTACTTAAATTTCATTATAACGGGGTTGACTTTATAAAACAGTTTTTCAAAGAAGAGGACTTTTATAGAGACTTTAATGAAGGTGAAACAATTTACTTAGATATATTAGGTAAATGCCAGGTAAATGAATGGGAGGGAAACAAAACTCCACAAATTGATATCATAGAATACGAAATAACTGACCTAATGTACTTTTAGAAAGACGGTGATGTAGATGCTAGTAACTCCTAAATTAGAAACGGAAGTTACAGAAAGATATAAGAAATACTGGACGAATGATTTTGAAGAAATTAAAACTATGTTTGAACAAGATACTCCTAAACTAGCAGTCTTTGACTCTGAGACAACGGGATTACATATAATAAAAGATCGTCCTTTTATGTGGGTTTTTGGTTGGTTACTTCCAAAAAATAAACGGCAAGATGGAATCAAAGGAAAAGTATTTGCATTTGAACATAATGTGGAATTCTTAAATAAGGTTATCGATCTGTCTAAAAGTATACAAATGGTTGTAGGACATAACGTTAAGTACGATTTACATATGGTAATAAACGGAGGAGTTGAAAAAGAGAAGGTTTATAGACTAAAGAATATCGCTGACACTATGGGTATTTGCAGAATGTCATTTGATGCGGTGTCAGCTAGGGACGGCGGAGACTTCCTTGGACTTAAGAAAGTAGCAGAGAAGTATATTGATCCAAGAGCAGCCGAATTTGAAAAAGAAGTTAAAAAGGAATTACGAAAAATAAACGATAAGAAACGTTTGTTATTAAAAGAACTCCTTAAACCATATAAGGAAATTGGCTGGGGAATAGGCATGATAAAAAAAGCCTATAAAATTAAATCACGAAATGATATGGATTTTTTTACTAAGGAGCGTAAGCAAAGATGGCTAAAAGTTCCTGTAGAAGTAGAGCAATTATACTTTAAATGGATGGAAGAAAATCCTTTTGCTGATTATTCTGAGGTAGATAGAAATATCATGATGGAGTATGTGCACGGTGACGGTATCTACACATTAGAGATTGTAGAAATGTTTTATCCAACAGTATTAAAAAGGAAACAAAAACAATTATTTGAAAGAGAAAATAAATTGATAATCGAACTACTTAAGATGGAAAGAACCGGTATGAAGGTAAATATGGAATACCTAAAGGACTGTTTCGATAAATGTGATAGCGAAATCCAAAAGTTATATGAGGAGTTGTGGGAGACTGTTGGCGAGAACTTTACCGTTTCGCAAGATAAAATTATTGGGGATTACTTTGAAAGTCTTCTTGGAGAGAGACCGAGTACTACTGATAAATCTTTCTTAAAGAAACACAAAGATAATCGAGTTTCACAACTTATTACAAGGCTGAGAAGGCTAGAAAAATGGCAGTCTACGTATATCTCTCGTATTATAGAAGTAGCTGAATACGATGGGAAATTCTATACTCAATACGGTCAATTCAATACTGTATCAGGTCGTCTTGGATCAGATGCACAGCAGTTTCCAAAGGAAAGAATTCTTACTGAAGAAGGAGAAAAATACGAAAGAGAACATGGTGAAGGGAAAGCACCGGTTGAACTAGAAATATTTTCTCCTAGGAGAGCCTTTATTGTAGAAGGAGGAAAGTACAGTAAGATTGCGTACTTTGACTTATCTCAAATTGAATTGAGGGCACAGGCTAATTATACAGTATTACTTGGTAAACCTGATTTAAATCTCTGCAGAGCTTATATGCCTTTCAAATGTAAACACTACATAACTGGCGAAGAGTATCAGTTTGATACTAAGAAAGACCGTATGAGATGGTCAGAGAAAACGCCAGAAGGTAATTCCGTATGGTTATTAGAGAATGGAGATTATTGGACACCTACTGATGTACATAGTGAAACTTCTCATAATACGTTAATGGCATTAAATTATTTATGTGAAAGCAAATATAAGCAATATCAGCACGACAAGGAAACTCCGGTAGATGAGAAATCATTTAAGAAGTTTTGGAGATACATAGGGAAAATGTTTAATTTCATGCGTAACTACGGTGGGGGTGCAAAGAAAGCATCCGAAGCTTTAGAGGTATCTATGGAAATTGCTAACGCCCTAGTGTCTGGGTGGTCTAATACATTCCCTGAGGTATCGTATTATCAAAGACAGGTAAGTAATAAAGTCCAAAAGAATAACTATGCGACTAACATGTATGGGAGGGTTTATTACCTAACTAATACAGAAAAAGCATATAAGGTTGGGAATTATCTAGTTCAAGGTTCTTGTGCAGATTGCTTGAAAGACTATGTTGTTAAAATCGGGGAGTTTCTGGAGAAAAATAACTGTAAAACTAAATTTTTAGCTAACATACATGATGAACTACAATTCCTTGTTTATGAAGGTGAAGAGTGGATTTTCCCTCATATTAAACAAATTATGGAGGACGTAGATTGGATGCAAGTTCCAGTAGTTGTTGATCTTGAGCTTACAGAAACCACTTGGGCTGATAAGAAAGATGCAGAAGTACAACTGCCAGCAGCTTAATTCTAATAACTTCAAAATTAGATCACAAAATTAATTTAAAATAAATTAATTAAATAGTATCTTTTTAGGTAAATTTATGATATATTAATAACAGGAAATAGGAAATAAATTGTAATAGTTAATTAATTTAGAAGGCGAGGTGATGAAGCTCTTCTATCCACGAAGGGCATTCATTATGAAGAAAACTAAACTAATTACAGCAGGTGTTGCAGCTCTGGTGGCACTAAATGGTTATCAGTACCATACATACAGTAAAGACAGAGATACATATAAGCAAGAGATCAAGGCACAATTAGAAGTTAGCAGTAAGTTAGAAAATAAATTAATTGAAAGTAATTTGAAAGCTGAAGATTTACAAGGTGAGTTAAATACATCAATTACAGATGTGAAGAAACTTACTGAAGAAGTTACGACGAAAGATAAAAAAATTAAGAAGCAAGAGTCACAGATTGATAAACTTGAGCAGCAGTTAGAGAATGCTGAGAAACAGGTGTTACCCTCGGTAAGCTCAAAGACACTCGATATGACTGTAACAGCTTATCAACCATTATGTACAGAAGGATGTTCAGGTATTACTAAGACGGGATATGACGTATCATCTACAGTGTATTATCAGGGATATAATATTATAGCAACTGATCCATCAGTCATTCCTTTGTATTCAATTGTAGAAATAAGCTTGAATAGCGGAAGAAAGATAAAGGCAATTAGTTTAGATACAGGTGGAGCAATAAAAAACGATATTGTTGATTTCCTGGTAGCAAGTGAATCAGAGGCTATACAGTTTGGTAGGCAGAAAGCTAAGGTCACTATAATAAGAGAGGGGAAAGGATGATTAGTGAAAAGATGGTTGTATGAATTAGATATGCCGTTAATCGTTAATGAATCAGCCAAACTATATTTACCAGATGATGTTGGAAAGACAGTACATATACATGAACGATTATCAACAGGGAAATACGAGTACATAGTACGAGATGAATCAGGAAATAAGTTTAAAGTTAGAGAATCTGAGTTAGATAGATTGGGAGATGTGCAGATGGCAGAAGAACTAGGGAAGTTTGGTCAGATTGGATTAGAACTTGGGAAGTTTACAGATGAAAAGAATAAGCAATATGGATCTTCAGTGGATGCTACATACCAGATGATGTTGGTGCTAATGGAGAGATACAAAACAGATGAAAATACATACACGATACCTGGTGATTTAATTCAACATATGCTGCTTACTGTTAGGATGATGGATAAGCAAAATAGAATATTTAATAATCCTTCAGGGGATGGCGATAGCGAATCTCCCTACAGGGATCTAACTGGTTATTCAATTATCGGAGTTGATATGACTAATAAATAAAATAAATTAATTAAAAGACAAAAAAGGTGGTGATACCTTGTTTAAAACTTTTTATAACAGTATGGGATTGAGATGGTATCAAGAGGTTACTTTTGTTCTATTAGCTGCTTTCACAAATGGATTTTTGTTTCATGTGAGTATCTTGCGAAATGAGTTACTGAAAATTGTTGTAGAGAAAGGCAGTGCGATTCTATTCACTGCATTACTGTATCTATTCATGTGCTATGTGTACTCAGTTATCAGAAATTTAGTATTAGGAAAGAAACAAGAAGTCAAATAAAACAGCACTTTTATATTGAAAGGATGATTGAAATGAAGATTTATTTATCAGGTGGAATGTATACTGGATGGCAAGATAACATGCCTAAGATTGAAGGAGTTAGTTATTTCGATCCCAGAGAGCATTCACAGCAAAATGTTTCAGCAATTAGATTTGTTGAAGATGATTTAACAGCTATTAGAAATTGTGATTTAGTTTTTTGCTACATTGAACAAACAAATCCTATGCCACTAGGAGCTGCGTGGGAGTGTGCAGTAGCAAGTGAAAACAGCATTCCAATTATCACCGTTTGGGAAAAGAGTTATATAGACCCATTCTTTGCGTGTAATTCACTATATCTATATTCTAACTTAGAAGATGGGGTAATAAGACTCACTAAGTTTTTAAAGAAGGTGATGTGAATTGGAATGGAAATTATTCGATAAAAGAAATAAATTAATACAAAAGGTTAATTGTCAATATGATTCTCTGGATATTGCAAATTGGGATAATGATGCAGTTAAAGTGGTCGTGGACTTTAAAAACAAATGCACATACATATTAGAAACCGAAGGTGAAAAGGTTGAATAAGCGCTGGCAAAGAAACTTACATAATATAAAGGCAATTGAAAAGGATATAACTCAATTTGAGGAAGATAAGAAAGTAATTGAAGATAGCAATGAGTTAACTAAGATGGAAATTAAAATAGAGGATTTACATACTGAAATTGAAAACTTAAAGAAATCATTTGAAGAATTAATCTTAGAAATCAAGAGAGATCTAAAAAAACTGTACCTAAATAAAGATGATGAACGACCATGGGCAATTGCGTGGTCAGGTGGGAAAGACTCAACTACTGTTCTAGGTTTAGTTGTTGATATGCTACAGGAACTCAAACCAGAAGAAAGAAAAAGGCATGTATATGTAATTATGTCCGATACAGTTGTTGAGAATCCTAACCTTGAGGAATATATGCACAGTCAGGTAGATAAGTTTCATGAATTTATTATGAACACTGATTTACCAATATCAGCAGAGATTGTAAAACGACCACTCAAGAATTCATACTTTTATTTGATATTAGGTAGAGGATATTTTTTACCACAAAACAATGGAGCTGGTAGATGGTGTACAGATCGTTTAAAGCTGAAGCCACAAAATGAAAAACTGTTAGAGATTAACCCTTCATTTATTCTAATTGGCGTTAGGCTAAGTGAAAGTGCTAAACGTAAAGCTTCGATAAAGAAGTGGTCTGATAATGATGATTTAAATAAGAAAATTGGAGACCATGTGCATATTAAATCTTCCAATACATTTATGCCTATTGTTGATTTCACAATAGAAGATGTTTGGGAGTATTTACAAAGAGAAAGGTTAGCTTGGTCATCTACACATGATGTTAGGAAATTATACAGGGATGCTACAGGAGAGTGTGGATTCACCAATCCTAAAGGGACTGAAGCAAAGGCATCTCAATCAGAATCATGCGGAGCAAGGTTTGGTTGCTGGACTTGTCCTGTAATACTAAAAGATAGATCAACTGAAGAGATGTCTAAGAGTAATCAATGGATGACTCCTTTAACAAACTACAGAATGATGCAGCTTAAAGTAATGGGAGACTATAAACCTTTCAAACCTAAAGGACAAAATAGAAAAGCAAGAAGTCATGTACTAAAGCAAGTGGCTGCAGTAAATGAACAGATAAAGTTCATAACCAAGTCAGGACATAAAAGAAACGGTAAACTTTACACTGATAAATATGGAGTAATACATAAGAATAAAGGAACAGTTACGGTAGAAGCTAGAGAATTTTTATATGAAGAATTAATACATACTGAAATTGAAGTGAATAGGCTAAGACAACTCGAAGGTCTTCCTGTGTTGAAGTTAATAAGTGACGAAGAATGTGAAGCTATTAAGGAAATGTGGGAAAGAGATAGAAATGAATGTCCATGGTTAATCACTAATGTAAATGGCTTAGTAATCGATAGATTGAAAGAGTTGTTGGATCAGATACAGGAAATTGAGGATAAACAACCATTAACTATTTAGATATCAGGAGGTGGTAATATGATTATTGACAAGAAAGAAATTGAACTTAAAGAAAGAATGGATCAATTACGTATAGAACATGAAAAGGCTAAAAATGAATATTATACATATCTATATAATAGGGAAAAGAATTGCAAGCATGAATGGAAAGAATGGGGATTTAATTACAGATGTAACTTATGCGGTAAAATAGATTATTATTAAGTTGAAATAAATTAATTTAAATTTGTAGTTTATTAGAAAAGGAGATTAGAGAAATGGGAGTAGATGCAAGTTATGTCTATGGCTACATGGCTGAAAAAGAAGACGTAGAATGGGATATTGAGTATTTAAAGAACAAATTCAATCTAGAAGAAAATCTCAATGGCTATCTGAAGGAATATACATATCGTGACTTGATTGAATGGATTGAAAATGATGAAGTAGATGATTGGGATGATCTTGAAGAGTATTTAAATGTTAAGGTGAAATTCACGTATGATGAAACATATCTATACTTTACTCATAAAGAAATTGCTAAAAAGTATCCGGATGGTAAGTTAGGTGATTTAGACGAACTGGCTAAAAGACTTGCTAAAGAATCTGGAGTTAAGAATTATGAAATCTTTAAATGGAGAGAGTTCGGATACTTTGATTAATTTAAATATGACTTTTTTTAAAAATAAATTATTAAAGGAGATGTATAAATGACATTTTTAACAATTTTCTTTTTTGCTTTTTCGTTAGCAGCATTAGTAAAGGGCAATATGTTTAAAAAATTAAGAATTGATGTAGGTGAATACGAAATTAAGAAGGCAACTGACAGCACCGCTAAAATTGAAGAAAGTTTGTTAATTAGAATGTTAAGCTTAATTTTCTTCATGTCTACTATCATGGTATTAGAAATAATTTATCTACTCAAAGCATTACATATTGATCCATACATATACCCAACTATAATTATGATTCTACTTATATTAATAGGATTTATATTTACTAAGAACTCAAAGAAAGATTTAGCAACAGAGAGTGGTATTGCAGAATATAGGAAAAAGTTACACGTTAATAAGCGTAAAGCATCTGGTGTCTTAAGAAGTTTATTGAAGGTTGTTTACTTCGCATATATGTTTTACATATTAGTATTTTAGCAAATAAAGGAGAGATGTTTCGTGTCTCTCCTGAAATAATCAGCCAAACATTATATAATAGAAATATCAAAATATTGTGAGGTAATGATTATGAGTCGCATTTCTGATCTAGTAAACAATTCAAAAAGAGTTCTTGATTTAAATAAAGACTTCATAGAGCAAAGATCAATGAAAAGAAGAGTCGAGATTACAAAGGCATTACCTACAGATATATCATATGGTCAATTAAAAGTGTATATCAACGATAACTTCAACAACACATGTGTAATCAGTGGTAGTAAAAATATTGAAGTTGATCACTTTATCCCTGTATCTTGGGGGCATGGTGGTAATTATATTGGCAACCTAATGCCATTAGATATTGGTTTGAATAAATTCAAGCGAGAAATGAACCCATTTGAATGGGCAAAAAAGTTTAAAATTGATAATGATAAATTCAATGAAATTGTAAAGTATCTTTCTTAATTAAATGGATTATCTCCAATAGATTTCGAAGAATTTGTCTACTGGTGTGAAAAGAATAAGCGGGATGCCAAACAAATAAAAGATGATGATTTAATGTATTCCATTGATTTATGGAAAGAATCCACGAACTATCCAAAGAGAAAATTCATAGAATTTATTGTAAACTTGCTAAAAGCTAACAAACAACAATTAATAGACATAAAAACTATTAAGCTACTATGCAAAGATAATCGTATTCAATACTTTGATTTACGTGAAAATGAGGTCAGAGAGATGCTAAAAAAGAAAAAAGTAATATTTGTTGATCAACAATACCTAAAAATGAAACGTTGACTGGAGGAATCTTATGGATATTATACAAGAGTTTAAAACAACTAAACAGCTAGTATTACATGTTTTAGAAAACTATCCTGAAACTCGAAACAGTGATAATCAGTTATATGTTCAAGCGGCTAAGTTATTGGGAGCTGAGACGCTTGACGATTTAAACAAAATTAAATTAAATATGGTATCTATTCATAAACTAAGACAACAGATACAAAACAAAGAACATCTTTTTGAAGCTGATGAAGAGGTGAAAGAAATAAGGAAAGTGAGAGAAAAGGGCATTAGGAATTACATGATAAATTAATTATATGATTTATAAATAAAATCAAGATTTTTAAGGAGAGAGATAACAATGGCTAAATATCGAAAGAAACCAGTTATAATTGAAGCTGAAGTTTATGTTGCAGGCATGGAAGATGGGTATAAATTGGCTCCGATTGCACCTAATGTTAGAGGTTTAACCAGTAAACCATACATTTCTACGCTAGAGGGAGATATGTTTATCAGTGAAGGTGATTATATAATTACAGGAGTCGAGGGTGAGAGATATCCTTGCAAACCTGATATATTTCATAAGACATACGAAATTGTAGAGTAAAAGGATAGCAGCAAAGTACCACTATCCAGGAATTAATTATGAGGACTTTTTAAAACCTTCAATACTTGTATGAGCTTTTCCACAAGTATTACAAACATAATCACTATGACAGTTATAAATACTATGCATTTCTCTTTCTATGTCATCGTGATCACAGTGAGGATTTCCTTTTTCTGCCCAAGCTTTTCTGAGAGCTCTCGCTTTCTTCTCATCCATGGTATAATTCACTCCTTTTTCGTTTGATAATTTCATTATTGTCATAGAGTGATAATTTTATACTTGAAATACAAAACTTTATAATAAATAAAACTACAATTTTATTTTAAAAATAAATTACTTAATTATCAAAATACTTAATGACAAGCATGATAAATGATGATAATATAAATTTAGAAAATAAATTAATTTACAAAGGAAGGGATTGAAATGAAATTTGCTCATGGTGAAAATGTAATTATTAAGAAATCAAAGTATAAAGGCAAGGTAACACGAACAAAAGAAATCATCATTCACGTTAACGGTGATCAGATTGTAAGCTACGAATACTACGTAGACGTTCCAACCGGACTTAGCAAATGGCATCTCGAAGATGATCTTGAGACATACGATGGATTCAGTAAGGAATTTGAATTAGGATTTATTGAACTACTTATAGACATGAATTTATTACATACAAAGGATTATAGTGTTATTAGAGAACTACAAAATAGAAAACAGAATATTATTTAAGGAGCGACCATACATATGAGTTATTTTAACGAAAATCAAGTAGAAATGATTGAATTCCACTTGGAGTTAATGGAGATTGAAATGGGTGCAATCGTTAATGATGTTGAAGAGTCGTCTAAGGTAACAGAAGAAGAATGGAGAGAATGCGAAGCTAAGTATAAGAAAGTACAACAACAAGCTTCACTGATACGCAGCTTGCTATACCCGTCAAAAGGTAATGTATTGGAACCACAAGATAGAATTTATTAAAAATAAATTAATTAATATATTGATAGTTGATTGAAAATAAATTATAATAGATACATAAGTAAATAGCACGAAGAAAGGGTGAAAGAAAATGATCTGGTTGATTGGTGGAATTACATACATAGGCGTTACAGCAACAATAATGGCGGTTATGAAAGCAGCAAGTAATGATGATGATCTCTTCAACAGAGATGAATTAGCCTGGATTTCGCAGTTAAATACACAACAGGAGGTAAGAGTATAATGAGTAGTAAGGTTATGAAGATTAAAATGAGAATTGAGTGCAAGAAGAAAGCTATTGAGAAGTTAGAAGCTGAGCTGGAAAAAGAATTTTACGCATTAGATGAAGCAATGAAAGAAGAGGAAAAAGAGCTAGTTATGGTATAATACCTTTCGGGTGATTATATGAAAGCAAGATTTAGTAATGAATTGCATGAAGCGATTCACGATAAAATTGTCCTAGATTTAACTATACACTATTTAAACGGTAAGATAGAGAAAGAACAGGATAGCAATAAATTGGATTATTTTAACAAACTATTCTACAAAGTCTCCATAGATCGAAGAAATAACAGCCTATTTCTTAAAGATAATGGTGTAAAGGTGTATGAACCAGTTCCTGACGAAGACGGACTATTTATAACTTATAACTATTCACAAAGCATAAAAGGTGGATATAAAGAAGGTCAGAGTCGCTATTGGAGAGCTGCATTGAAGGGTCATTTAAGAAACAAATTAGAGCAGTATTACAAAGGAAACGGTGAAGCATATTGATTTGTCCAATTTGCAGAGAGATAGTTGACGGTTACACAAAAACAATCAGAATCACTTGGGACAACAAAGTAAACGATAGGTTAGAAATTACTTCACATCCTAAGTGTTCTGATGAATTATATCCAAAGATACAACAAGAAAATATTGATAAGTTACCTAAAGCTAAATTAATAGAAAAATATAATCTGAACATAGGAGAGTAGCATTATGAAGAGGAAAACTAGAAAGTTGAAAGCTTTCCTCATACTCTTAACAATATTCGTACTCTTAATCACACTAGTAGATATCTCAATGAGGTTGGTAAATGCAAATAAGCAGCTAAGTGATTTATACATACGGCAAGAACAGTTGAATAACAAGATTAATATAGTTGATCAGAATTATGCAACAGTGTTTAAGCAACATGAAGAACGATTAGATGAGATGGAACATAATAAGGTAGCTAAAGTAAGCCAGGAAGAAACGAATTATACATATGATGAAGTTAAGCAATGGGATTGGAACATAGATAATGAAGAATTATGGATTAGTACAGCATTAGCTGGCTTAGGGGCTTTCTTGTTTAAAGGTAAGATACCATTAATATTAAAATAAATTAATCAGAACGGAGTTATTATATGATTGAAATAATGGGACAGAAATTAGATAAGGCTTTTGAAGAGTTACGAATTGTAGCAAAGAAGGTAGTTGAAACAAAAGAGGATAAATATCAAGTGTGGGAAATGAGTGACCAAGAGTTTGATAAGCTACTAGTAGTTTCAGATGATCAATGGGAAATGGATTATGGTTGGTGGAGAAGCGGCAGATGTATCTACGAAGGAAGTGCTACTAAGGAATATATAGTGAATGGTGAAAAAATGATGGGTTATGAAAATAATAAAGAATTGTACTACATTAAATCAAAACATGATTCATTTTCTGATTGGCTAAGTGATGTTATGAATTTATCAACTGAAAAAAATCTAGTTGTTTTTGCAGAAAGCTTAGCTGCTGATAACGGGATGAAGCTATCTGAGTTTATTGCTAAGTACGAGAATTAAATTAAAAGACGAATTTTCATACAAATAGGAAGGATGTTATTTATATGTTAACTACTCATAATCAGGAAAGAGGATCAGGTAAAACTACTAAGGTAATTGAATTACTAAATAAGGATAAAAATTCTATATTAATTATCCCAGCAAATTATATGAAAAATGTTTACCCTAATGAATTAGCAAATAGAATTTTCTCTTGTGATAATGTGCTTCAAGGGTTTCTACGAGGGAAAAATTTTTCAAAAGCAATTTTAGATGAGGGTTTTATGCAAGATAAAGAAAAACTAGCACATTTATATTACTATCTTGGAAGCAATCAGATCGAAACAACAGCTTATGGAACTGTTTAAAATTATACTTTTATCAGAATTTGAGGTGAGTGAATGGATAAACCAAGTTTTACAATAAGACCAAAGAGACCAGTGACTCCTAAGCCTATGAAGATTGACGTTGAGAAAAAGTTAGAATCCCAGCTAAGAGAATTGGAGGAGCTATTAAGATTCTACAATAAGAAAGAAGATTTTCAGGCTAGAGCTGCAATGCAAGTTGCGAAGGCTAATGTGTTGTTAGGATTGCAGAAATATGAGAACTGAGGTGAACTAGTTGGAAATCGAAATTGGCGATAAGTATAAAATAACATCTGATCCAATGAATGTAATACTTGAAGAGAAGTATGAAAAGAAAGTCAAAGATGGAGCATTAACAGGTGAAGTTGATTATAAACGAGTTGGTTTTTATAAAGACATTCCGTCAGCAGCTTTAGGGTTGTTTAGAAGGGAAGTTAATATAAGTGAAGTTAAAACAATGAATGAGTTGGTGGACTTGGTTAAGGAGACTGAAGCTAATATTCTGAAGGCTTTTAAATAAAAATATAGATATTGAAAGGAGAGGTTAATTTGAAATTTTTTGAAGTGAGTTATCCTTATTATGCATTAATTAAAGCTGAAAGTGTAAGTGAAGCAAAGGAAGAATACATAAAGACAGTTTCTGATGAAATAGTTGAGGAAGAGTTTGATAAAGAACTTGATCCTTACTTAGCATTAATTATCTTTAGTAGAGGCTTGTCTGAAGATGGTAAACAAGTACCGGCTCTAGAAGTTTTAGAAGATTTCACTAGCAACGAAACTTCAACATTATTAATAGATGGAAGTTTGCTTTAATAAAACTTACATTTTATAAGGAGGAATTTAATGATTGAGTTCGAGTTAAGACCTTCGCAAGAAAAAGTAGCTACAAAAGGAATATGTAACATGACAGGAGAAATAGTCGATTTAGAGAGTAGTGAAATCAATAAGAATTTACTACATAACTTCACTATTCAATTTGGATATGGTTCTGATTTTGACAACGAATCATGGAGCTTCGACTTAACAGAAACAGCACTAATTGATTTAATTAAGAAATTTAAAATAATGCCTGAAGGATTTGCTTATGAGTCTAAATATCCTGAAGAGGTATTCAGAGAGTGGAAAGATACAGGAGTGCTTAATTGGAGAGCCGGATGGTCAGAAAACGAAGTCCATGAAGCAGATAGACTAAGAGAAGAAGCTAATTTAAGAATGGAAAACTTAATGAAGATATATAGAAGCAAGAAAGACATTTGATTTAAGGAGGTGGATTACAAATGGATATTACAACTGTTGATGAAAGAATGTTTGATGCAGACAATCAAGAACGAGATACTGAATTTAAGACTGTTACGATTGAAGAGTTATTGGAAATGTATAAATAAAATAAATTACACAGGGAGGTAAAATGAGTAGCTATGTTGCATTTAAGCCTAATGTCGGAACAGTCACGGTAGCAACAGAACCAGGCGTCATTTATCAATTTGATCATGAAGTACATTATGATGCTGGAGATTCAATATTTACTTCAATGGATGGTAAGCAGCACATTATACCTGAAAGTATGAAGAGTGAATACATATCTGTATCAATTGATGAACTTGAAGAATTACCTTTAGAAGACAAATATAAAGATATTGCAAGTGGATATGCAAGTATGACTGATTGGATTAACCAAGAAGAAAATGAAACATACATAAACGGTACAGCCGAAATCGCGAAGGAAAAATATAATTATTGAGAAACATCACATAAAAGTAAAATAAATTAATTATAAAGAAGATGATTAAGTGTTAGTTGTTTATAATTCCTTAACAGGTAACGTTCGGAAGTTTGCAGGTAAGTTAGGTTTACCATCAAGTAGCTTAATAGAAATTTCACCAAACCTACAAATCTACGAACCATTTATATTATTAACATTTACAACAGGAATGGGGCAAGTACCTCAAACTACATTAGACTTTCTTAAGGTAAATCACATCAACCTTTGTGCAGTAGGTTCTAGTGGGAATAGAAATTGGGGAATGAAATTTGCTGCAAGTGCAGATGAAATATCAAAGATGTATGGAGTTCCAATAATACATAAGTTTGAGATGAGTGGAACACCAACTGATGTGGAGATCGTTAAAGAAAGGGTGCAATCATTAAAATATGAGACATATAGAATTAAACAATGAAGTAACACAACTGAACGAAAAAGGATTCTACCGACTGGAGAAGGATAAAGAGGCTGTACAGGAATTTCTTAAATCCGAAGTTGAAGCTAAGTTAATCAGCTTTGATAATGTTGAGCAGAGATATAGATACATGGTTGAAGAAGATTTCTACTATCCGCAAGTACTTGATCAATACAGCATGTCAGAAATTGAAGAGATTACAGACATTATCTATAGTCACGAATTTAAGTTTCAATCATATATGGCTATCTCAAAGTTCTATAAGGATTATGCCTTAAAGACTAATGATAAGAAAAACTACCTGGAAACTTATGAAGATCGAATTGTAATTACTGCATTGTTCTTAGGTCAGGGTGATTATGAAAAGGCTAAGAAGACTGCTATTGCAATGATTGAGCAACGTTATCAACCTGCCACGCCAACATTCTTGAACGCAGGAAGAAGTCGTAGAGGTGAAATGGTTTCGTGTTTCTTACTTGAAATGGATGATTCATTAAACTCAATCTTCCACAACATTAACACATCCGGTCAGCTATCTAAAATTGGTGGTGGTGTTGCATTAAACCTTTCTAAACTGAGAGCCCGTAGTGAGCAAATCAAAGGAATAGATAATGCTGCATCAGGTGTTGTTCCAGTCATGAAGTTACTTGAAGATACATTCTCTTACGCAAATCAATTGGGACAGCGAAAAGGAGCAGGGGCGGCATATTTAAACATTTTCCATTGGGATGTTGTAGAATTCCTGGATACCAAAAAAATAAATAGCGACGAGAAGTCACGTATCCAAACACTGTCAATCGGGTTAATTGTTGAACACAAGTTCTTCCAGTTAGCAAGAGAAAATAAAGATTTATACGTATTTGCTCCTCGTAGCGTATATAAGGAATATGGTGTTCATATGGACGATATGCGTATGGATGACATGTATGAAGAGTTGGTAGCTAATCCAAATGTTAAAAAGAAAGTTGTAATGTCAGCACGTGACATGATCACAAAGATTGCTCAAATCCAATTGGAATCAGGTTATCCATACTTTATGAATAAGTCTAATGCCAACAATGCCCATGCACTCAAAGATATTGGTCAGATTAAAATGTCTAATCTTTGCACAGAAATTTTCCAGCTACAAGAGACATCAGAAATCACGGATTATGGTGAAAAAGACATTATTAGAAGAGATATCAACTGTAATTTAGGATCATTGAATATTCCGAATGTAATGCAACCTGGTGATGTGTTTAGAGATTCTGTCCATATTGGAATTGAATCATTAACAACTGTTTCTGATATATCTGATATACAAAATGCAGCATCTGTTAAGAAAGCTAATGAGGAATTGCATGCAATAGGATTAGGCGCCATGAATCTACACGGCTACTTTGCTAAAAATAAGATCTCATACGAATCAGATGAAGCTAAAGATTTCACTGCAACATTCTTTATGATGATGAATTACTACTCTCTTGAGAAAAGTATGATGATTGCAAGGGAACGAAAAGAAACATTCAAAGACTTTGATAAGTCTGAGTATGCAAAAGGTACTTACTTTGAGAAGTATAAAAAAGTAAGTTATGAACCTAAGACAGATAAAGTGAAAAAGCTATTTGAAGGTATCTATGTACCAACACTAAAAGATTGGGATAAGTTAGCTAAAGATGTGCAAAAGTTTGGATTATACAATGCGTATCGCCTCGCTGTAGCACCGACACAATCTATTGGATACATTCAAAACGCTACTGCATCAGTAATGCCAATCGTTAACCCAATTGAATCACGTACATATGCAAATTCTACAACATACTATCCAATGCCTTATATGGATGAAACAAACTACTGGTTCTATAAGTCAGCATTTGATATGAATCAGTACAAGGTAATGGATTTAATTGCTGCGGCACAGGAACACGTTGACCAAGGAATTTCAACAATTCTATATGTTGATTCAGATGTTTCAACTAGAGAGCTAGGAAGATATTATATCTACGCTGATGGAATTGGACTTAAATCACTTTACTATACAAGAACACGTAACTTATCAATCGAGGTATGCACTGCTTGCGCAGTCTAATGAGTGGAGGAAAAGAATGACTAAATATGCTGTGAATTGGAATCAACACGAAGATGAATATACACAAATGTTTTACACACAGAATACTAGGCAGTTTTGGCTACCAGAAGAGATAAGTCTTTCTGCTGATAAGAATGCATGGGCTGAAATGTTACCTAAAGAACAAGATACATATATGAAAGTATTGGGCGGATTAACTCTACTAGATACTGAACAAGGAGGTGAAGGAATGCCACTTATTTCTATGCATGTGAGTGGCTTACAACGTAAAGGAGTTCTTTCCTTTATGGGAATGATGGAGCAGATACATGCTAAGTCGTACTCATCAATCTTCACAACCTTAGCAAGTGAAGAGGAAATTGATCAGGTATTTGAATGGGTACATAATCATCCACATTTACAGAAAAAAGGTAAGTTAGTATCTGAGTATTATCAAAAGTTGTTTAAGCCAGAAGTTAACAATTATGACTTATATATGGCTACAGTAGCGTCTGTTTATCTTGAATCATTCCTGTTCTATTCTGGATTCTTTTATCCTTTATTCTTGGCAGGACAGGGTAAAATGACAGCTTCCGGAGAAATAATCAATTTAATTTTACGCGACGAAAGTATCCATGGGGTTTACGTAGGTTTAATTGCTCAAGAACTTTATGGGAAACTAACAAAAGAGGAACAGGATGAAGCAATTATGGAAAGAACTGAATTGTTACATTCTCTGTATGATAATGAGTTGTTTTACACTCAGGAGTTATACGAGCAGATCGGCTTAGTTGATGAGGTAAATAAATTCATTCGATATAATGCTAATAAAGCTTGTATGAATCTTGGATTTGATGCCGAGTTTGCAGAAGAACAGATTAATCCTATTGTTGAGAATGGTATGAAGACTGATACAAAGAATCATGATTTCTTCTCAGTAAAAGGTAATGGATATGTTAAAGCAACTAAGGTTGAACCACTAAGAGACGAAGATTTTATATTCTAATAAATAATAAGGTAGGTAATAATATGAAATTAGTAAAATTGTATAAACCAGCGTGTCCTCCATGTGAGAGAGTGGAAAACTTACTTCAAGATAAAGGAGTTGTTTACGAGTCGTATAATGTACAACTATCACCAGAGAAAGCATCAGAATTTATGGTGATGGGAACACCGGTAACTATCCTATTGGATGATCAAGATAAAGAAGTTAAAAGAAGTATTGGTTACAACGAAGAAGAACTAGTGGAAATGATCGAGCAGCTATAAGTAACATTACAATCAGATAGGTTATGGGGATGGCTTATCTGATTGTCAACACTTTAAAAGTTGGATTTTATTCGATTGTAAAAATTGGAGGAAATAAATTAATGACAGATCAAAATAATGTAATGTATCAAATGGTAAGAGATTTTCACAATGCATTCGGTCATAAAATGGCTGATAAACCAACAGTAATTAACGAGGAAACAGCTTTAAATCGTGCAGTATGGACAGGAGAAGAGTTAGTCGAATTCCTTTATGGAACAGTAGGTGGAGACATAGAGAAGTTTGAAGTTCTGTACGATTCATTCAAACAAGGATTAGACAAAGCTGCAGATAAAATTAAAACTGAGAAGAAACCAGTAGATGATGTCTTAGTTGCTCAAATGGACGCTCTGATTGATGTAGAATACTTTAATCAAGGCAGCTTTACTATTGCTGGTGTAGAACCATTTAATCTATTTAAAATTGTACAGGAAGCTAACATGGGTAAGCTTTTTGAGGACGGCAGACCTAGGTTTAGAGAAGAGGATGGTAAAATTATTAAGCCGCCAAACTGGGAGGAAGACTTCGCGCCAGAACCACGTTTAATTAAAGAGATTGAGAGACAGTCCAAATAATAATTTAAGGAGGATACATTCCTCCTTCTTAATTAAATACATATGAGTGAGGTAATCGATGAGTAAAGCAGATGAGAGATATATTGAATTAATTGAAGAAGTTATAAATAGTGGAGAGTGGGACACAAACGCACCTGTAAGAACAAAATGGGATGACGGAGAGTTGGCTTACACTAAGGCAATATTAAACAAACAGATGATTTTTGATAATGGTTCAGAAATACCTTTGTTAACACAGAAGCGAGTTCCTACAAAAGATCCGATAAATGAAATGTTTTGGATATGGAGAGATAAATCAAACTTTGTTCCTCAATTAAGAGAAATGGGATGTGGAGTCTGGAATGAATGGGAGTTGGACGATAACACAATCGGAAATGCATATGGATGGCAGCTAGCTAATAAGAAAAGAATGGTAAAGAAAACCCCTGAGCTATTAGAGATGATAGACAATGGTGAGTTAAAAGTTGAATGGAAAGACCATCCAGGTAAACATGCTGAAGTTGTTTATTTAGACCAAGTTAATTTTCTAATATATACACTGAAAACCAATCCATATTCACGTAGAATTAAGACTACATTATGGTGTGTGGAAGACTTGGATGATATGGCTCTAGAACCATGTGTATATGAGACACATTGGCAGTTATGGGGAGGTAGACTCCATCTCACTGTAAACATCCGTAGCAATGACGCTGGATTAGGGAACAGTTATAATATTTACCAGTATTCCATCTTACACAGATTAATAGCCCAAGTTACAGGACATAAAGTTGGTACGATCTGCTTCAATATTGACAATTTTCATGTCTACGACAGACATATTGAACCACTTACAGAAATGATTAAAAGAGATACATATGATGCGCCTGATGTATGGATTAATCCAGATGTCAAAAGCTTTTACGACTTTACAATAAACGATGTTAAAGTAACTAATTATAAACATGGAGATAAAGTACCTTTGGAGGTAGCAATTTGAGTATTAATCTCATAGTGTGTCACGACAGAGCAGGAGCTATAGGCTTTCAGAATAACCTCCTAGCTCATCAATCTGAAGACTTAAAACGATTTAAAAGGTTAACATTGAATAACTACGTATTGATGGGTTCTAGAACATACGAAAGTATAGGTAGGCTACTCCCTAAACGTCACAATATAATTCTAAGCCGAAATAAGAAATACAAAGTTGCTCCAGGTGGGTTCGTAAGACATTCCTTAGAGGACGTAATAAAGGAATATAAACTAAACAACAACGAGCAGGAACTATTCATCTGTGGAGGTAGCGATGTCTATAAACAAGCGATTCCATACGTTGATAAGATGTACATAACAGTAATTGATCATAAGTTTGATAAGGTTGATTCAATTTTTCCAGAGTTCGATATGGATGAATGGGAATCAGTGGGTTATGAAAAGCATCCTGCAGATGAAAATAATGAATTCGATTATTGGTTTATTACATATAAAAGAAAATAAATTAATTGAAGTGGTGGTGATTGATTGGTTAACATACTTAAACTAACTCTTCCTTTGCCAGTTTCCATAAACAAACTTTATATAAATCAGTCTTCATATAATCCTAATACTGGATCAAGGATTCCTACAGGCAAGAGAATAATGAGTTCAGAAGGCAAGAAAGTAAAAAATAATATAATTAAAGCAGCAAGACAGCAAATGAAATCTCAACAGTGGGATTATGAATTAACTAAAGAACGATACCTGTATTTAGATACTTACATATATATGAACCGATTAGGAAGAGACGACAATAATATATATAAGTTGCTTAACGATAGCTTAGAGAAAATCGTATATGACAATGATTCCAGGATACTTACACGTACACAAAAGATATTAATTGATACAGAGAATCCTAGGGTTGAAGTTTCACTAAGACCAGTTGAGTACATAGGAATATTTGATGATGAAGAAAGATTGCATAACTTTGAAACAAACTGTATGAGTTGTAATAGGTATTCAAGGAATTGTTCAATCCTTAAGAAGGCGAAAGAAGGACGTATTCAAGGAGAGATTAATAATGAATTGGAATGTAACAAATACAATCCTAAATAGGTAATAGGACAATCTGACTTGTACATAAAATAATGATAAGGGAGGGAATCGTTTATGCTCGAAGTAAAATTAGACGATAAAGAGGTAAGAAAATTATACTTAGAGGAATTAAAAAAGCACATTGATAAGGTTGACTCTGAGTTGGTCTTTTGGGATACAAAAGAGCTATGTAGAAGAACTTGTATGTCACTTAGTTCGATACAAAAAGAGTTCTTTTATGATCCAAGATTTCCTAAACGAAAGGTTGGTGGAAAGTGGTATTACCCAGCAGAAAAGACTAAAGAATTTTTATTAATATGGCTAGATGAACATTAAAAACGACTCCTTTTTTAGGAGTTTTTCTATGGATTTTGTTGACCACCAAGAGGGGTAATTTTTGACCACCGACTGACCAACTTCATCATATTTTCTACATATTATACATACATATTTATAAAGGGAAAATGGTTAAAACCTTTATATATAAGGCTATAAAGTCTTATAAAAATAGTTAAAACTTGTTCCGCACACAAGTGCATCCATGGGAAAGAGATCAATACATGGAAATGTATTAAGAGGTAGAAGCCTTGACACTGTTGGTGTCAGGGCTTTTTTTATGGGGGCAACTATTCTATGAAGAGTTATCCATTTGATTTGTGCCCCAATTCTGCCCCCAAAATAATATTTTTCGTGTGTTTTTCAAAACGTTCTATAGCATCTGTTTCAATCTTTTTACTTACATGAGTGTAAATATCAGAAGTTATCTGCATAGATCCATGCCCTAATGTTTCTTGGATATATTTCATTTCTACATTTGATTCCAAAAGAAGTACTGCATGTGTATGACGTAGCGTATGTATACTGAGAGCAGGGAGGTCGGCCTTTTTAAGAATTCTACGAAATGCATTAAACAAAGTGGACTTTGGTAATGGTGTTCCATTCTCTCTACAAAAAACTAGATCTAATTCATTTTTATATGCTTGTTTTAATCTAAAGATATTATCGTTCTGTCTTACCTTATGTGAACGAAGATCCATTGCCAAACGATTAGTTATAGGAATCTCTCTTACAGAGTGATAAGTCTTTGTATCGCTGAATAATTCCTCTTCTGAATCTGCTTCATAATCTAAAGACTGGACTATACGTATACGATTAGAGGTAAGATCAACATTACTCCACTGTAAGGCAAGTGCTTCTCCTTTTCGTACACCTGTTTCAATTAAGAAACGAAAGAAAATATAGTAAGTATAATTATCAGAAAGTGCAGCTTCTAAAAATGCTTCAATTTTTTCATATGGAATAAATTTTATTATTGCTTTATTTTCCTTTTCTCTTTTTTCCTTTGCAGAGTAGATGGAAACATCTGTGCAAGGATTGTCATGGATTTTCTTTAATATCTTTGCTTTCTGCATTGCACCGTACATTGTGCCATGTATAATTTCAACTGTTCTTTTGCTATACTTCAGTTCAATTAAGTGGTTAATAAACTGTTGATATAATTTATAGCTCAAATCATTTAGTTGAATACTCTTGAAGTAGGGTACAATGTGATTTTTAATATTACGCTCGTGTAATCTATAAGTGTTTTTAGCGATTTTTCCTTCTTTGTACTCTTTTATCCAATACTCCAGAAACTCCGCAAGTGTTTCGTTAGGAGCTGTGTCGAACCCTAATTGTATGTTTCTCTTTAAGTGTTCGTATTCCTTTTCTGCTAATGCTTTTGATTGAAATCCTCTTCTTTTAACTTCCCGTTGTTCGCCTGTGATTTTATCTTTATATTTATAGCGAAATGACCAATTACCGGGGGATATTCTTTTAAAACTAGCCATGTATATTCACCCTTTTTATTATTAATAGTATAAAAACAAATGGAACATATAAACTTGTCTTTAGGTACTTAATTTAATTATAATATAAATACCGAACATATGTTTGTTTTAATTTGATAATCGAATAAAATAAACTTGTCAATAATAACTTATAGATAGGTATTTATTAATACATCTGTTGGAAAGAATATTTATAATTAATCCGGTATATTTTATGATAAAATGTTTATTCAGGAGGAATAAATAAAATGATTGAAGAACTTTTGGATAAAAAACAAAATAATACGAGTCCATATTTAGATACTATAACTACAATTGAGGATAGTTTGGTTTCATTCTATCATGAGAGATATTTGTTGAATGAGTATAATAAGAAAGGAGAAATTATCTTAAGAGAAGTAGATTGTTGGCAAGGGAGAGCAGATATAGTAACAGCAAAGATAACTGGTGAATTTAAGATGACTTTTGATCAAGCTGAATGTATTTCTAACTTAACAAATGCACAAGTTCTCTCTCTTTTGCATTATAATTCTCCAAGAACGTTCAAATATATTAAATCCAGATTACTCCTGGCAGAACAGACAATAAAAAAGTCAATTAGGTTACTAATAAACTCTGGAATTGTAAGTCAAACTGAAAAAAAATCTTATATATTATCTAAGGATTTTGTACTACCCAAGATTGAGTTTAATGCCTTTGAAGCAAAGTTACATAATTGGAAAAGAGCACTATACCAATCTACACAATATTACGGATTTGCTCATTACAGTTGGGTAGTTATGCCTGAAAAATATATAAAACCTGCAGTAGAAAATATACGTTATTTTGAATCAAATGGAATTGGACTTTTGAGTATTGATGAAAAGGGAGTAAAAAAATATTATGTAAGAGCAAAAAAAAACCAACCAAATAGGAAGGCTTTCTACTTAGTTGGTATAGGAAAATTTATGAAGGAATTTTTAAACGTTGTGTAATTTACGAAAAGACTCGAGTACTTTTTGCCATGTTATCAAATGATCTCCATTAGAAGCCCTTTCTAATTGTAATGGTAAATTTTCAAGTAATTTATAATGACCAATTGCTGTAGCAATATGTTTTTCTAAGTCGTCTAGCCTATCAGAAATGTCATCAGGATTAGTAAATATATCGTTGGTGGCATTTTTTAAAGCTGACCAATGTTGTAAATGACTTATTCCTCTTGACCAGGTTTCGGAAGGATTCGAGCCAGCTTGAACAATATGTTCATAAATTGAATTACTTAAAAGAATGTTAAGGTCTAAACTATTGTTTTTATATTGCTTAGCGATTGAATCTAACTCAGAAATCAAGATAGAATTTAATAGGGGGATAGAAGTATATCGTTCACGGGGCATTCTGCCACCATTACTAGGCAATATCCTTTGTTGTACAGTGAATTTTCTCGAACTATTATACCAACCTGTAGCAAATCCTTGTGCGCCAACTGCGGTGTAAAGAACCCCTAAAATATCAGAGTAACCCATAATTACTTTATATTCATTAATTTCAGATAATGAATAAATAAAGGTTAGTAAGTTTAATAGGGTTGTTTCTGAATCGAACTTCTGGTTGTAATCGGTATTTTTTCTATCAATAGTGATGTAAAAGCCTTCAACATCAAGTGTTGTTAGTTCATTTAAATAATCATTTACATTTCTTGATTCATTTAAGGCGCTTTCACTAAAGATAAGAGAGATAAATATTTTTAATCCTTTTTCACTAGCTATGTTTGCAGATTCTTCTGCCAAATTCAATGCTATTTGAGCCTGTCTATCGCCAAAGTTAGGAATAAGAATATTAGGAGATACAACTGTATTCAATCCTAAGTTTTCTTGATGTTCTATAGTTTTCCTTGCATATTCTGATACATTTTTAAATGATCTTAAATCTGATAGTTTTATTACTCCAGGATAATAGGTGCAGTTGTCTAAATTTTTACTTGTTCCATCAATATACATTGAATAGTAGAATTGAGGATCAAACAAAATATCTGTTTCTGGATATTTCAGTTGTACTTCTTTAATAAATGCTTCCATTTTTTCTTTCTTTTCATCACGAGGAGATAAAATTATACCGTCTAAATAATTATTTTCTAACCCCTGATGTATTTTATCCCCTTTACCGTATCCCTGTTGAGCATAAACATTCATTATAATTCCTCCCTTACTTGGTTCAACTGTTTTAATAACTGTTCACATGACTTATATCTTAAATGTGGTTCTTTCGCTAAAAGTCGCATAATTATTCGTTCAAGTTTTTTAGGGGTATCTAATATAATATTTCTAGGAGATTCAGGTGATCTGGTAGTAATATTAGAAAAAATTTGTAGTGTATGCTCACCTGAACTATAAAATGGGTGAGTACCAGTAACTGCTTCATACATCACAATACCTAATAAGAATAAATCAGATCTAAAATCAAGGTCTTTTCTTACACCAATTAATTGTTCTGGAGATATATATATTTTAGTTCCAACTAAGTGGAAAGCAGCTGTCAATGTTTCTCCTTGCATATCAAATGCTATTCCAGTGTCTAGTAAAACAAATTGTCCATTACTATTTATCATTATATTTTGGGGTTTGATATCTCTATGTACCATATTAATATTCGCTAAGTGTTGAATTGCAGTGGTAATATCAATACCTAAGTCGACTGTTTGCTTAAAATTAAGACCATTTGAAGATTTTAGTATTTTTGATAAGTCAGTACCGTCTATATACTCTTCAGAAAAATAAATTATTTTTCTGTTTTTATGCTCAATTAAATTCAAGCCTATTGGTCCAAGTTTTACTAGATGTGGTGTATTAACTTTTTCCATAATTTCAATTTCTCTTTTAGCCCTTGAAACTACAGTATTATCTGTATTCTGTGAATCACTTTCATCATTATTTGAATCTGCATCTGACATTTTTGTAACATCAATAAATTTTAAAGCATATATATTAGTATTTATTTTGCAAGTAAATACCGTTTTTTGACCACCTTTATCAAGATACTGTAAATCATCAACAGTGTGTTTGGAAGATTTTAATATTTCACTTGCATCTTCAATAGTAAAATTGGTCTGTTGCATTTAGACTCCTCCTAAAAAATTTATATTAAACTCACTCACTGGTAAAAAACAGTAAATGAGATTAATTGAATCTATTATAAGATTTCTAAACTCCACAATTGCTCCCTCAGCTGTATAAAACCATCAATTTTGTGTTTATAAATTAATTCTAGACGGTAGTGTGCAAATTCTTCTGTAACTAGAAAATGGTCTGATATATCACTAATCAGAATAGGTTCACTTATAGCAGCTGTATATATTTCTTTTAAAAAGCGATGTGGCATTAGCAAATATGCAGCCATCCGTTTTGCTTGGCTTTCCTGTTTGTTTAGTGTTAGCTTATCAATACTAAGTTGAGAAGAATAATGGGAATATATATGACAGAATTCCTCTGCTAACAATATTCTTTTTTCTATAGGATCTAAATTAGGAACAATATAAATGGTTCCTCGACGAGCTTTATTACTTGGAATTGAATATGATTTTAAATTATTATTAGAGGTATATGCTTCGGTGTCTGTGAAGTAATTCTGATCTAAAGGCTTAATGACAATACCATATCTCCAGCAAATGTTATATAAATCAATTTCATCTGCATTTTGATAATTAAAATGTGAGAGTACTTTATTAGCACGTTGCTCCCAGTCATCAGTCTTTTTTTCTAAAGTTTGCATTCTCATTTACCCCAAATTTACATGTTGTGTGTTTTATAGAACAAAAAAATTCTATGAAATGAACAAAAATCCAAAAAAAGTTTATTTAATAGTAGAAAAATCCTATATGTAAATTAAAAATTAACACGATCATTAACTATTAGATCGTGTTAGTCTTCTAATTCTCCAAATCCATCATCATGATTGTTTTCTTCATCATCATCATTTAATAAGATATTTCTTGCTTTTTGTAATTTTATTAGTTCTTTTATTTTTTTTTCAGGATTCTTCGCTAAATCATGAAAAAGGATAGGATGTTTTCTTAGTTCTTTAAATATCTCAAATTCTTCTGGAGTTAAAGTAAGATTTTTTCCAGCAACTGAAACATCAGGATCTTTAATTGGAGTTCTACCTAATAAATAATCAACAGATACATTAAAATAATCAGCTATTTTTTGTAACATTTCATTGTCTGGTTCACTTCTACCATTCTCGTAATGGGAGTATCTGGCTCTAGAAAGACCTATCTGTTTGGCTACTTCTTCTTGAGTAACCTTACCTCTTAACTCCTTCAAAATCTCTGGTAGCATAATAATACCTACTTCCTATTATTAGGATTATTTAATTATTATTATAGATACTTTATGTATCGTTTTAAATAAATGATACATAAAGTATCAAATAAATATTGACGATACAAATCGTATCATTTATAATCAGTTTATACTTTGATACGATTTGTATCGAAAGGAGGGTACTATGAGACAGATACTAGTTGATGAAAGAATAAAAATGAAATTAACACAAAGAGAAGTTGCTCGAAAGTTAGAACTATCTGAAGTATTTGTTAGAAAAATTGAAAAGGGTCTAAGAAATCCAGGAAGAGAAACAATGCTAAAATTTGAAAAGTTATATTCTGTTTCAGAGAGAACACTTTTTCCTGATCTTTTTTTTATCGTTAATGATACAAAATGTATCAATGATGATGATTAATATAGTAATTTTATTAAACTATGTGACACAAAACTATGACGAAAATGTGACAAAAAAATAAAGGGGGAAATGATATGGCCATTGGCGATTTGTTATCAAAAGCAAGAAAACGCCAGGGCATGACGCAGGAAGATTTAGCAGCCGATGTAAATTACAGCCGAGAAGCGATTGCCAAATATGAAACAGGTGCAAGAAAATTGCCGAAGGAGCTTTATCAAGAAGTGACACTATCGGTTGATGACCCACAATTTTATTTTGAAACATGGGAGGCTGCTAGTGGTGTAGTAAGTATCCCATACTTTGATGGTGATTACATAGATCCACATCCTGCTAGTATGCATTACTTAGTAAGAAAAGAAACAACTGAAGCATTGGAACAACTTAATAGTGTGTGTTGGGTAAAACCAGCGAGTGTCCGAACAGAAGATGAAAGAGAAGAAATGAAAAAAGTACTTATGGAAGTTTTAGATGCTGCAGCAAGCATGATTAACTTAGTGGCTTGTGTTTGTAAAGAATATCGTTTTTCAATGAAAGATATTTTTCGAGTTTGGAACGTAACAATGAAGATTAGAAAATTTAATAAGTAGTGAGGGAGAAAAAATGCTAAGTATTCAAATTGATCAGGAAGAAGTTAAGCAAATGTATATGGAGAAACTAAAAGAAAAAATATCAGAGGTTGATGCTGAACTAGTTTACTGGGATGCCAATGAATTAAAAAGGAGAACTTGTATGTGCTGGAATACTATTCAAAAAGAATTTTTTTTTGATCCAAGATTTCCTAAATATAAAGTCGGGAACAAATGGTATTTTCCTGCTGATAAAGCTAAGCAGTTTTTATTGCAATGGATTTCAGAACGCTAATAGGAGGACATTATATGAAACAGTCAATTTTTCTATTTCAAAAACAGAAATCAATGTTAATCAGAGCTATGAATTATAATCGTTCGACCTTACAAGGCATGAATAAAAAGTTATTTGATATTGCTTTTAATAAAGTTAATCAAGAGAATAATCCAGTGGAATTAGACGGAATGGAAATGATTTTAGTTTCTCAGTCATTATATAAATACGGGAAGTTTTTGAGTAATTCTAATCAAATAATAGAATCCAAGCAATATCGTATTTACGGAGAGATTTTTGAGAAAATAAGGAAGGATTTTCAAAAGCAGAAAGGGCCGAAATTAAAAAAGTCAATAACAGGTTAAACTAAAACTCATTTATAAAAGTTACTCGATTACTTTTTACGCAAATATCAGTTTGACAAGTACTTATCGGGCTTGTCGTAATGGCTAGAAAGATGATTATATTTCTTCTTTCTAACTATTACGGTGCGCGCCGATCTACTAAAGAGGAGGGAATTATGCTTTATCAGGTTGATTTTGTAATAAGAATAAAAGAATCGTTTCAAGAAATATATCAAGCTATTATATTCGGTCTCAGTATAAACGAAGTAAAAGACCAAGCCAATGATTTGAAAAGAGAAATACCAGGACAGTCAAATTCTCAGCAAATCCAAATTTATATTTGTGAGCTTTATTAGATAAATTGGTTAGTGCTGGTGAGTATGAGGGGAGCAAATTTAGGTGGCTAGTAAAACAAAAAAGGCGATTATAAAGGAAGAACTAGTCGAGCTAACTGGAGATTTTAAGCTTGCTATTGTTCTAAATCAAATGCTTTATTGGTCTGAACGCAAGGAAGATTCAGAGGTATTTATAAAAGAAGAAATAGGTCGATTGCAAAAGTATTCTGAGGATGTAAAGGATACAGAGGAACTAGCGGTCAATTTATTAGAAAGTTCCGGTTGGATCTATAAGAAAGCAGAAGATTTATCTGTTGAGACGATGATTAATGTTAAGCCAAAAGCCATGCGAGAATATTTAAAAGTACTTGTTTCTAATGGCTGGCTGGATGAAAGACGAAATCCGAAATTAAAAATGGATCGTACACTGCAATACCGTGTTAATATCCTAAAAATACAATTGGATTTATATAATTTAGGATATAGCTTAGAAGGTTACCCTTTACCAGTTGTATTTTGCGAAAAGGAAAATACGTATTTTCTTAAAGAAAATACGATAAATGAAAAAGAAAATTCAAAGGGTGTAAAAGAACATAGAAAGGTCGAAAAGGAATCTGGAAAGGTCGAAAAAGAAAGAGCAATACCAGAGATTACTTCAGATACTACTACAGAAATTACTTCAGATAATATTGAAGAAGAAAAAGATAGTCTGCCGGCAGGAAACCCATTTGAATTTTATGAGCAAAATGGATTTGGAACGATTGGCAGTCATATATCACAAAAGATTATGCATTGGTGTGGTGATTTAAATGCTGAATTGGTACTAAAAGCAATGGAGATTGCAGTTGAACGTGGTGCTAAGTCATTTGCTTACGTAGAAAGCATCCTGCGTAACTGGGCAGATAAAAATATTACTTCGGTAAAACAAGCTGATGCATTTATTCAAAAGTACAAGGAGCAGCAAACTAAGCAAAGAACAAATGGTAATAATCGAAAGCATATTAGAACTGAAAAAATCCCTGAATGGTTTGGTAACTCTCAGAATACAGAGCCTATGTCTGTTGAAGAGAAAGAAGTACTGTTGTTGGATTTGCAAGAAGAGATTAAAAATCTAAGAAGCTAGGAGTTGTTATTATGGAAAAGCAATTATTGATTAAAGAAGAAAGAAAAGAGTTTGTTATCAGTGAGTTGATATACTTTGAAGTTACTAAATTGGCAGATGGTAGACAACTATACGAAGCATCACTAGCAGAGTTGGAACTATTGCATATTAGGGAAAAGATTAAACAGGCTAGAAAAGTGACAGTGGAGCAGATTATATGACTGTATTAACTTTTTGCCAACTTTACTATTTAGCAAGATATTCAAATGACTATCGGCATCGAGCGCTTGATGAGTTATTCCGGAGGATAAACCATGCTATATAGTCAATGTAGCTGCTGTGGTAAAACGTTTGATGCAAAGGATAAGAATTATTTATTTTGCTCAAATTCTTGTGAAAAAGATCATGATATCTTTCAAATGAATGTTACTCAAACATATCTCCTAAAAAGAAAAAAAGCCGAGCTAGTGCCCGACCATATGTTGTTTGAACCTACCATCATTATAACAAAAATGGAGTGTTCAATGTGAAAAGAACTAAAGAAATTACTATTAATCCAGATATGTCCATCAAAGAAGTTATAGAACCAGGGAAAGTTAAAGTTCTTGTACTGGACGGTAACAAGGGTACAGCTTCCTATTGTGAAGCTGTACGTCATGGAGAAACGATTATAGAGACGGTTGATGGGAAAAGCCGTCGAGTTCACTTCAGGGAAAGTGAACTTTTATAAGTTGTTTCTAAAGATAGTATAAAAAAAAACTTGTCCCAATTATAGGCATGAATAGGTACAAGTAATGTAGATTAGTTATGATATTGAATTGTTGTATGAAAAACCTAAAAGAAACAGTTATACATTTATACAACTGTTTCTTTTAGAGATAATAAATACTCAACTACTATATTTCAATAGAGGTGTAAAAGTTAATTTTTCTATTTTTTAGTGCTTTGAAAAATTTAAAATCATTAATTTTACTTTCTAAAGTATCAAACTTATACCATTTATTAAAAACCCACTCATATATTAATAACCACCTTTCACTCCTAAGGTTGTCATTTGAGATTCGGGTAAGTAGTTCGTCTATCGCTTTACTTACGCTTTTAGTTTCTATTTTTTTTTCGTAGTGTGCAGTGTCTAAAATCATAATGATTAATATATCGTCCTCAGTGAGTTTTAACAGCTTTGCGATGTCTTTGGCAGAAAAATTATATTTTAATTTTCTAAGTGTCCAGAATAGCCACTGTGCTTCATTATCCATATGATTTTCAATACTAATGAATAAATTTTCTCTTAATTCAATTAGTAATTCGTTTGAAACGAGTTCATCATGATCTACTATTATATTAATTATATACTGGGCTAAGGATGGTTTTATCAAGAGGTGTCCAATTAAAAAAGGTTCAATTTCTTTCCAGACAAAAGTTAAATCTGTTTTGTCTAATTGTTTATATAAATATTTATAAGCGCCTTTTTCTCCTCGTTGAACTAATTCATCTGCTTTAAAAAATAATAGTCTAACTTCATGCTTATTTTGGCTTTTTTTAAAGTTCTGTATATAAAAAGAAAACTCTTCTTTAAGATCCTTAGCATTATGAAAAGGATAGTAATAAAACTTACTTTTACTTTCATTAATTTTTAGTCGATAAAAGTCAAATACTTTTCTAATTTTAGGAATTATTTTTTTGAAATCTGCTTCATTTCTAAAATAAAATTCATAATCATCGACATAATGGATAAATTTGAAACCAACTTCTTTTGTTAAATTCTCTATATCATTATCAATTTTTTTTAAAATTAATTCTGAAATAATTCTAGAGGAAAAAGGACCAGTAGGTATTCCAGATGTCTCGTTATAATTTGTATTCCGAACAAGTTTATCAAGCATTTCCCCAAGATTATTTTTATATGTTTTTTTATGTACATTTTCCTTGGCTTTATCTTTACCTATGATTGCCCATTCAATAGCATGAGTATAGATGCTATCATAAAAATTTGACAAATCTAGCTTATATAAAAATTTATAACCCATTGACTTACGTATTTTTGTATCTAAACTTTTAATATAGCTAGATCTAATTTTATGCTTATCTTTTAAAAAAGGTATATCAAAGAAGGTGGCTTCATCATCATAATGTATTAATTCTGTTTTAATAGGATTAGATAAGGAATGCTTATTTGATCTTAAAATAGATTGGATTTTTTCAATGTTATCTAGTATGTATTTAAAGAGAAGTAATTGTTGTTCAGGATTTGGTATTTTTATCGTTCTTCTATGGTCATCATTTTTAGCTATTGTAATAGTTAAACTTTCACTATAACCTTTATCACAAGAGCTCGTTAAAGCTTCATAATGGTTATATAATAATTCAGAACTAAAGCAAGGTGGTATATGGTCAGAAAAATAACCAAATTTTATTAGTTGTTCTTTTAAATCATGTTCATTTAAATAAAGACTATTTATGCCCATAATAAACTCCTAAATATTTATTGATATTGATATATTAAACGAAATTCTTTTGTTAGTATATGGTATTGCATGGAATAATTTATATTTTATTAGAGAAATGAAAATATAAACAAATAAAAAAATAAGTCCTAGACCGAAAGCGTGCGGACACTGATAAAACAACAATTAATTGTTGTTTTATCGGTGTCCTTTTTTATTTTTCTAATGTGCAGCGAAGACCACACAGCAATTTTACATAAGGAGTTGTCGAACTAATGCAAAAAAATACGCATGAAAGAACCAAGATTCAAAAACAAAAACGAAAAATGATTTTCCAGATGAAATGGGGAGTGAATAAATACCGTAGTGACAAAAGGACAGGGCCAATAACCGTCCATCTCCGTGATCCTTACACCAGTTATTTGATGAAAGAAGAGAGTAAACGAATCAATTCAAGTGAGGACTTGACCAAATAACTTTTCATTTTCATACAGCGTATACAACTATGAGTAATACCTAATTATGTTAACTGACTCGTCAGATATGTTGATTATCAAGCTGTCGTAATAAAGGAGAAAAATGAAATACAGATCTAGTTTTATCCATCGCTGGTATAGAGCCAAATGGCAAAAGCTAGTAACAAGAAGCACGAAAATATTGCGCATAAAAACATACATATTGTCGAATTAGAGAAGGGGAGAAATAAGTGGAATTATTCATTGTAGAAAATCCAAGATATGAAATTTTGGAATTCGAATTATTAATTAAAGAATATAAAAAATCGCTGGCTCCTATTTTAGAAAAAAGAGCAGCCATTAAATCTGAAGTGGAGAGACTAGAAGAATTTATTTTAAAGAGAAAGAGAGATTGTAAATCCAAACAGGAAGCCTTGGTAAAACAGCAGCTATTAAAAGCTGAAGATAAAACATACGAAGGAATTCAAGGGGATTTAGAATATGCCATTTACTGGATGAGGAACGGTCATAAGCCAGGACCGAATAGGGGAATTGAAAGACGGTCTGTTTATCAAAACACAAAACCAGTAGATCCAATTCGAATGCAGCAATATTTTCGAAGTACGCAATCACAATTTGTATGGGATAGTAGTCCAAAAGAAAATGTGATTACACCATCTGAAAAGATCATTTTAAATAAAGCAATGGCAGCATTAAGCAAAAGAGAACTAGAAGTCATGCTTTTAAAAAGCAAAGGACATTCTCAATATGAAATAGCCAAGTTCTTAAATATTTCAAGGAGCAGTGTTCAATCCTTGCTCTCTCGAGCAAATAAAAAAGTGGCCAAAATACTGCAGGAAGAAAAGGGTGTTTCTAGCTTATGAAATTAGTTCATCCAATTAGGGATGCAAAAATGCTGGAGGATATCAAACAGTATCTTAAAGAAAGAAACGAAAGGGATTATGTACTTTTTGTAGCAGGTATCAACACAGGGTTAAGGATACAGGATTTATTGAAGCTAAAAGTGGGGGATGTCAGGGGAATTGAAATACAATTAGTGGAAATGAAAACAGGAAAGCCTAAGGAAGTCCCTATAAACAAAGCATTTAGGAAGGCGCTGACTCCTTTCATAAAAGGGAGGCTAGATGACGAGTATTTATTTTTGAGCAGGCAGAAGGATAAACAGGGGAAAGTAAAGCACATCAATAGGAGTACAGCTTATCGAATAATAAAGAATGCAGCAATTGATTGTGGATTTAGAAATAACTGCGGCAATCACACAATGCGCAAGACCTTTGGCTTCTGGCATTATAAAAACAATAATAATATAGCAGCTCTCCAAAAGATATTTAATCATGACAAGGAAATTACTACCTATCGGTATATTGGATTAGAGAAAGATTATCTGGACAAGACGTATATGGATTTGAATTTATAATATCCATTTCGTTTTGTCCTTTTTTCTTCGAAAAAACCGGCAGTGCACCATAAATTGGTGTTTGTCAGCTCAATTTAAAAATTTTATTTAAATGCAGTATTATCAAGGCCTCACGGCCTTTAAAGGAGTGCACCAAAATTCCATAGATATGGTGCAGTGGAGAAAATCTGTCATCCATTTGCCACCTATAAGTGAGAAGTAAAATTTTAAAAAAACAAATTTAGCACGGAAAAGTGACGACAAACGTTGATACAACAGCATTTGCAACACTTTTAAATTAAATTCCAACAATTTACAAAACACTTGGGTCCTCCCGGAGTTTTAAAACTCTTACGGGTGCTATCGAGCCAAATTCGTGTCTAGTTTCTGGCCAAAATAGTCGATTTCGTTTTCTCCATAAAAAAACTTGGGAAATAATTTTGGAAGGAGGAGGAAGCCCTTGGCACGTAAGGAATCAGAGGGAATTTCCAAAGTAGTTACAACAGCTGAAATTAGCGAAATACTAGGTGTAACAAAGCGAAGAATTCAGCAATTTGCGGACGAAGGAGCCTTGGTTCGATTGAACAGAGGCTATTATGATTTGCCAGCATCGATAAATAAGTTTATTGAATATCAAATTGCAAAAGCCTTGCCAAGCGATTCTAAAATAGATAAAGAAGCCGAAACGGCACTATGGACAAGAGCAAAAAGAGAAAAAATAGAATTAGAAGTCCAAATCATAAAAGGGGAATTACACCGTTCGGAAGATGTTAAGCGAATTATGAATGATATGTTGATGGCATTTAGACAAAGGACGCTTGCTCTTCCAACAAAATTGGCTCCTCAATTAGTCATGTTACAGGATATACAGGTTATTAAGGATGCCTTGAAAACTGGAGTAGTGGAATTACTACATGAGTTGAAGGACTACGATCCTGCTATTTTCTATGAGATTAGCAAAGATAAGATGTTCTTAGATGAGGAGGAAGCTGAGGAAGAAGAAATGAGTGATATGCGTGTCGACCAGCTCAGATTATAAAAAGACACTATTACTTTTCCAGCAAGTAGCAGCTGACATCCTTGAACCTCCTCCAGATTTAACAGTTAGCGAATGGGCAGATGCTTATAGAAAATTATCTCCAGAAGGTTCAGCAGAACCAGGACAATGGAGAACTGACAGAGCACCTTATCAACGAGGCATTATGGATTCCATTAATGATCCAGAATGTGAAAAGGTAGTAATTATGTCATCGGCGCAGGTAGGGAAAACAGAATTTCTTTTAAATATGGGTGGATATCATATGGATCAAGATCCAGCACCAATATTATTTCTGCAACCTACAGAAGCATTAGCAAAGAGTTTTTCGAAACAAAGATTAGCGCCTATGATTCGAGATACACCAGCCATAAGAAGTAAAGTGGCAGATGTAAAAGCAAAAAACGGTGGAAACACCACATTAGAAAAGTCGTTTCCAGGTGGATATATTGCATTAGTTGGAGCGAATGCACCTGGAGGATTAGCTGGACGTTCCATTCGAATTCTTTTGGCTGATGAAGTGGACCGATTCCCTGTATCAGCTGGAACAGAAGGAGATCCATTATCTCTTGCAGAAAAGCGTACAAATAACTTTTATAATCGCAAAAAGGTTTTTGTTTCAACTCCAACTGTTAAAGGCGCTTCCCGAATAGAGGCTGAATTTAATTTAAGTACAAAGGAGTATTATCATCTTCCATGCCCATCATGTGAAGGACTCCAGCCATTAAGTTGGGCTCAAGTTGTATTTGATAAAAATGATTTAAGCCAGCCAGTAACCCATGCTTGTAAGGAATGCGGAACAATGCATTCAGAATATGAGTGGAAAAAACAAAAGGGATATTGGATTGCGAGTGAACCAGAGGCTTCTTATAGGGGATTTCACTTAAACGAGTTATTAAGCCCATGGAGAAAATGGAAAGAAATTGTGGATGACTTTCTCAAAGCGAAGGAGAAAGGACCAGAAGCAATGAAAGTTTGGGTGAATACGAGTTTAGGTGAAACTTGGGAAGAAGAAGGGAAGCAGCTGGAAGACGATGATCTAATGAAGCGTGTTGAAGATTACGGCGAAGACATAGAGGTTCCAGACGGAGTGAAAATCTTAACGGCTGCTGTTGATACTCAGGACAATCGATTTGAAATTGAAGTAGTTGGTTGGGGAGAAGGTAAAGAATCCTGGGGAATCCAATATCATGTGATTTATGGTGATTTGAAACAGCAGATTGTATGGGATGAACTGGATGCTTTCTTATCTAAGACATGGAGCAAAGCTGACGGAAAGAAATTTGGAATTATGTGTACCTGTATGGATAGTGGTGGACACTATACACAGGAAGTTTACAAGTTTACTAAGCCAAGAGAGGCTAGAAGGATATATGCCATTAAAGGTAAGTCCACTGGAAAAGGGGAATATGATCCTTTAGTTGCTGGAACAAGCAGACCAAAACCGTCCAAGACTCTGTTGGTGCATTTAGGTGTAAATGACGGGAAATCAAGAGTGATGTCCAGTCTGCAAATTGAAGATTTCGGTCCTAACTATTGTCATTTTCCAAAGGGAAAAGGTTACAACGAGGATTATTTCAAAGGACTTACGGCAGAGAAATTAGTAACTAGATATGAACAAGGAGTACCATATCAAGTTTGGAAAAAAGTTAGAGCAAGAAACGAGCCTTTAGATTTAAGGGTTTATAATACGGCTGCTTTAGAAATTATTAGTCCGAACTTGGATAAAGAATATGCAGCCAGCAATATAGGCAGTAGCAAGAAACGGAAACGAAGAACTGCATCGAAAGGAGTTCAATTATGATTGATTTAGCAACTGCAAAAAAACATCTGCAAGCTTGGCTGGATGCTGAATTGGCTGTTTCAACAGGTCAAAGTTATAGCATTGGAACCAGGTCGCTAACAAGAGCTAACCTAAAAGAAATTAGAGAAACCATAACCCATTGGGAGAACAGAGTCTCAAAGTTGCAAGGCAATAGAAGAAAAGCCAGGCGTTATATTCCAAGAGACTTATAAAGGGTGAGGATATGAATTTAATTGATAAAACAATTGCCTTTTTTAGTCCGAAGACAGCCTTAAATCGGGTGCGATCTAGAAAAGAACTAGATATTATAAACAGCGGTTATGACAACCATGGAGCAAGCAGTAAAAAGAAAGCTATGCAAGGCTGGGATTTTGGTTCAGGATCTGTCTTAGAAGATATTGAGATGAACATCCCTACTTTAAGAGAACGCTCACGAGATTTATACATGGGCGCTCCTTTAGCAACTGGTGCAATTAAAACCATGCGGACAAATATTGTCGGAGCAGGATTAAGATTGAATTCTCAAATCGATGCAGATTATTTGAATATGAGTACGGAAGAGGCGGACGCATGGGAAACAAATGTGGAAAGAGAGTTTTCCTTATGGGCTGACTCCATAAATTGTGATGCTCAGAGAATGAATAATTTTTACGAATTACAACAACTAGCCCAACTTTCATGGCTGCAAAGTGGGGATGTATTCACACTATTGCCAGTTATGCCAAGGATGGGAATGCCATACGATTTACGAGTAAAAGTCATTGAAGCTGATCGGGTATGTAACCCTTACAATAATACAATTATAGAAAATGGCGGGAAACTGGTTAATGGAGTCGAAATAAACAGTTTTGGAGAGGTTATCGCATATCATATTGCGGATGAACATCCTAATTCCACTGCCTTAATAACGGTCAATAAGTGGAGGAGAATACCTAAATTCGGAGCCAATTCTGGACGCTTAAATGTTATTCATTTGATGGAAAGTGAAAGGCCAGAGCAACGAAGAGGGGTGCCCATATTGGCACCAGTTATTGAGAGCTTAAAACAAATTGCCCGTTATTCCGAGGCAGAATTGATGGCTGCTGTTATTAACGGTATGTATGCAGTCTTTGTTACCACAGAAACAAAAGATAATGGCAGTGGATTCTCCAGCATATCGGAAGAGGAGGAAATTGACGGGAATGACGATTCCAGCATTGAGATTGGAAACGGAACTGTCCACTTTTTAGAGGAGAATGAAAAAATTCAAGAGTCTAATCCAGGTAGACCGAATCCAAACTTTGATGGATTTGTAACATCTATATGTAGACAAATCGGCGCTGCTTTAGAAATTCCATATGAATTACTATTAAAACATTTTACAGCCTCCTATTCGGCATCAAGAGGTGCCCTTTTGGAAGCATGGAAAATGTTTAAAATGCGTAGAGATTGGCTGGCAAATGACTTTTGTCAGCCTATTTATGAGGAGTTTTTAGCCGAAGCTATTGCGAAAGGACGTATTTATGCTCCAGGATTCTTTACTGATCCAATGGCAAGGAAAGCCTATTGTGGAGCAGAGTGGAATGGTCCTTCTCAAGGTCAATTAGATCCTTTGAAGGAGGTGAACGCAGCCGAAAAACGTGTGAATAACGGATTCTCTACACGTTCTCAAGAAACAGTGGCTATGGGGAATGGAGATTTCTTTAAAAACCATCGTTTACGTACTTTGGAGGAAAAGGTTAGGAGAGAGGATGGATTAATACCAGAAGAGTCTGCTCCAACTAAAACCAACACAAAAGTACAGGAAGATGAGGAAGAGGAGGTGAAAGATGAATGAAGTTAAGCATCAGAGGACCAATCATTCCAAGTGATCACCAGTGGATTTATGATTTGTTTGAAATGGATGCAGCAAGTCCAAAGAAAGTTAGAGATTTTTTGGACAGTATTGATTCAGATAACAATGAGGACATAATTTTAGAGATAAATAGTGGCGGAGGCTCTGTAACGGCAGCATCTGAAATGTATACGCTTTTGAGAGAGCATCCTAATAATGTAATTTCTAAGAATTTGGGACTAGCAGCAAGTGCTGCATCTTATCTTTTATTAGCTGGTGACAAAGTATTGATGTCACCTACTGCTCAAATTATGATTCATAACGCTTCTACTGTAGCAAGTGGTGATTATCGGGATATGAATCATACTTCCAGTGTTTTAAAGAACGTTAATATCTCTATTGCCAATGCCTATAAATTGAAAACAGGTAAGACACATGATGAATTGTTGGCCATGATGGATAACGAGTCATGGTTAACTGCACAACAAGCTAAACAGATTGGCTTGATTGATGAAATTATGTTTGATAATGGTGAACTTGGCAATAGCATTGTAGCAAGCGCAAATACATCTTTTAGCGATGGGATAATACCGCAAGCTATCATTGATAAATTGCGTAACGAAATGTTAGGAATGCAAATGCTCAATGGTTCAGAGGCATCTCATCTTACTAATCTTGTAAACACTCAATCTAATGTAAATCCAGAACCAACACAACAAAAGGAGGAGCCAAAGAATATGGATTTAGAAACACTAAAAAATGACCATCCTCATTTATTTGAAAAAGTTAAAAACCTTGGTTATCAAGAGGGAGTCACCGCAGAGAACAATCGAATTAAAGACATTGAAGACTTACAGCTTCCTGGAAATGAGGAATTGATTAACAAGGCAAAGTTTGAAGATAGAATGGAAGCCAGCGCTCTTGCTGTTGAAATTATTAAAGCAGAAAAAGCTAGAGGTACCAATTATTTAAGCAATGTGAATAAAGATGCTGCTGTAATTAATCAGGTGCCAGGAAGTAATGCTCCATCAGATACAAATAAAGAAGCTCAACAAGCAAATGCGCTAGATCAAGCATTAAATAACACTCAATCCGAGAATGACAATGCGTTAAGTAACGCTCTGGAGGGGGCATTAGGATGAACTTGAATGGACAAGTAGGGGAATTTAAATACGACAATCTCTTTGCAGGATCTTCTATTCCAGTAGAAGTTAAAGCTGTGAGATTGAAGAGTGGCCAAGGTTTGTTGGTAAAAGGAACCGTTCTAGGCATAGCGAATGATGGTTTAGCAGTCAAAGTAAACAGTGCTGCTACAGATGGAAGTAATACGGCAGACTGTATTTTGACAGATGATGTAGATACAACGGAAGAAGTAGTACACACTGCATATATTTCAGGAATGTTTAACAGATTAGCGTTAGTTTTTGGTGGCACAGATACAGCTGCAAAGCACGAAAAAACGCTAAGAACGCTTAATATCATCTTGAAGGATATCTTAGACTAGGAGGAATTTTTGTGAATTTAGATTTGTATAAAACAACCACGATGTTACCAGCCGTAAGAAAGATGAATATTCCAACTTCATTTCTAAAAAGGACGTTCTTTCCAGATGGAGACACTTTTGTAACGGATGAAGTCCTATTGGATTTTCAAAAGGGAAAAAGAAAAATGGCTCCATTTGTAGCACCAAGGGTTGGAGGGATTACCCAAGAACGTGAAGGTTTCAAAACAGAGAAATATCTTGCTCCTAAAATTGCGCCTCAACGTATTATCACTATTGATGATTTAGTTACAAGAGGTTTGGGAGAAAATGTGATAAGCGATAAAACTCCAGCGCAGCGACAAGTAGATTTGTTAGCAAAAGATATCCGTGAACTAAGTGACCAAATTATCAGAAGACAAGAGTGGATGTGCGCTCAAGCTCTTAGACATGGAAAAATCATTATGAAGGGTTATATTGACCAACGTGATACAAACTATGTAGAACAAGTTTTAGACTTTGGATTTACAAACAAAGAAGTTCTAGAGGGTACAGATCGTTGGGGACAAGGCGGCGATATTTACGAGGATCTTGAAAATTGGAAATTGGAAGTGACAAAGAAAACGGATGCTATGGTAGATATGGCTATCCTTGGCCGTGGCGCTTTGAAAGCCTTTAGAAATGATGAAAAGATTCAAAAATACATGGATATTCGCAATATGAATAACATCGAATATAAGCCGCAGTATAGAGGCGATGGTGTTAGCTATATCGGTAGAATTGCAGAGTTAAATCTGGATATTTACACTTATGATTCTTGGTATATCGATGATGATAAAGTGTTACAACCGTACATTCCAGAGGATACAGTGATTCTTGCTAAAGCAAATTTGGGGGAAACTTTGTATGGAGCTATTACTCAATTGGAAAAGAACGAACAGTTTGTTACCTATGAAGGTAAAATCATCCCGAGGTCATGGGTTGATATGAACGCAGAGGCTAGAATGTTGCGTTTAGCAAGCAGACCAGTACCAAAACCAAACGATGCGGACGAATGGTTCGTTGCTCAGGTGGTGTAATAATGTTAATTGAGTTTACTTTAAAAAGCCGATACAACGGGAAGCGATTTAATCCTGGTGATCAAGCAAATATTCCAGAAGATGTAGCAAAGCGGTTGGTGAAATGCGGAGCTGCTTTTTTTATTGAGAAAAAAGAGGTAGTTGAGTTGATTGAAGGCCAGGAAGTTAATCCATCGCCAGCACCTCCAGCAAATCCAGAAGAAAATGATAAAGATGTGGCCAAGCTTTTGTATAACAAGTTTAATAAAGACATTTTAAAGGAAGCGGCTATGGAGGTTGGAATTTTAGTTCCATCTTTTGATCAGAAAAAAGATGATTTAATCTCCTTAATTATTAGCGAGGGTAAAGCAGAGGAAGTATTAGCACTTCCAAATGATTTTAATGAGTAATTTTAAAGATTTTCTTACTCAAGATGTAAAAAACACCTTCTTTAATGAGAATGAGTTTGCTCAAAAGCTTGCTGTTAATGGGAAGGAAATAACCGTAATTTTGGACAATGAACAGCTGCAACAAAGACAGTTTGGGAATGGTGGAGAGGGGCTCGAAAAGGCAGAGGTCCTTTTTTCTGTTGCTAAAGTGGAGTTGGATTTCAGACCAAGAAACGGGGAAATCATGCAGCTAGGAAGCAAGAAATACCGTGTAATGAATGTTTCTAGTGATGATGACATGTATGTCATAACGTTAGGGAGGAATCAATAATGCCTTTAACAGTCGATATTGATCGCACTTTATTAAGCAATGTTCAAAATCGTCTGGGTCCATTTCCAAACAAAGCTCCCGATGTCATAACCAGAGCATTAAACAGGGCAATGACTAATGTTGCAGCAAGTATTTCACGGGAAGTAAGACAGGAATACAACATAAAAGCCAGTGACGTAAAAAACACCTTGAGTAAAACAAGAGCGTCCAAGTCTAGATTGTCTGCCATTGTAACATCTAGGGGGCAAGTAATTCCTATTGACCGTTTTAAAGTGTCTCCTAAAACGGTTCAACCAAGAAGGAAAAAACCAATCAAAATGGCTGTTAAAAAAGGCAGTGGATTGGTAGCCGTTAAAGGTCCTTTCGTTGTAAATATCAACGGAATTAAGGTATTTAGAAGGGAAGGAGAGAAACGTTTACCAGTTAAAAGTGTTATGGGTCCTTCTGTGCCACAAATGATTGGCAATCAAGAGGTTGTTAATAAGATTAATCAATCAGGCTATGAAACATTCCTTAGTCGTGTAGATTATGAGATTAATAGAGCCTTAGGAAGAGGATAAGGATTAACATGATACCAGAGAATTTACAGAGCGAGTTAATCAAACGATTCAAAAAGGTATTTAAGGGAGATTTGTTCAACGGGTCAAATGGGGAAAGAGTTCCCGTTAAAGTCTATGAGCAACATTTGCCTATACCGAAACGAAATGAAAACCCACATGATGAATTTGCAGAAGAAGATGATAGCTCATCTAATTATCCTGCAATCATAGTGCAATTATTTGAAGGAATCCAAGAACAATGGGATTCTAAACAGATTGTGACAGTTAACATCATTGTAGGTGTACACGATGATTCTGAAAGTAGAGCTGGATATAAAGATGTAACAGCTATTCTTAGAAAAATTCACATGGATTTAGCGAAGAATCGTCAAATGAAAAAACAGTATTCCTTACCTGTTCCGCCAAGGTGGAAAATACATGATGAGGATACACATCCATATTATTTTGGAGCAATGCTATTGGAGTTTGAAGAAGCTATACAAATTTTAGATGAGGAAGTGAACAAGTTAATATGACTCGTAAAACACCTGAAGTTGATGAAACAATTAAGTCTGGTGCAGAAGTTAAGGAAGCAAAGCAAACAATTGTTGAAAAAGAAGCTACTCCACAAATAAATGTAGAGGTTGCTACACCTGAACAGGGCAATGCAGATGTTCATGAAACAAGAAAAGCAGAAACAGTCCAGACACTTATTTATGTTGGTCCAAGCCTTCCTGGTAATGTTCTGCCGCAATATTCTAGCTTTACAGATGGATTTCCTGTCCAAGTAAAAGCAGAAATGGAAAAATGCCCGTTTATTCAGGAATTAATAGTTCCCGTTGGCAACCTATCACAAGCAAGCGCCAATATTGGTGTAAAGGGAACAAAAGAGCAAGTCATGTATGAAAAAACGATAGCATTTTATAAGGAGGCTTCTAACTAATGGCATATGAACATGGAATAAATATAAAAGAAAATAGTACGTCCGTAACGCCTCCTGTACAAAATATAGGAGGCGTTTTAATTGCAGTGGGAATTGCTCCAATTCACTTGGCTGCAGATCCATTGGCTGTTACAAATGTTCCTATTTTGGCAAACACTTTTGGAGACGCAGAAACCAAACTTGGTTATAGCGAAAATTATAGTAAATACACGCTTTGTGAGGCTATGTATGCTGCCTTGCAGGTCGCTTCGGTTGGTCCTGTAGTATTTATTAATGTTCTTGATCCAACAGTTCATAAAACCGCCGTTACAGATGCAGCGTTAACTATAGCTAAGGGAACAGCTGTTATCAATGATGAGGGTGTTTTGTTGAGTACGGTAAAAATTAAAAGCTCTGATGGTACTAAAACGTTTGTGAAAGATACGGATTATACTATTAGTTTTAACGCAGCTGATAAACCAGTTATAACAGTTTTAACAAGTGGAACCATTGGGGCTGCTACAGCAGCAAAAGTGACATACGACAAAGTAGATGCTTCTAAAGTAACGAAGGCAGATATCATCGGAGGATATGATAGTGCTGCAGGAAAGTATAAAGGGCTTGAATTAATCCAACAAGTTTACCCAAGATTAGGCGTTGTTCCTGGCCTATTAATCGCACCTGGATTTTCTCAGTATCCTGATGTTTATGCGGTTATGGTGGCTAAAGTACAAAAAATCAATGGAAGTTTTAATGCTGATGTAGCTGCAGATGTGGATACTACAACAGTTTTAAAATATGAGGATGTGCCAACTTGGAAAAATGATAACGGATATACAAATGCTAAAAGTACAGTATTATGGCCAAAAACCAAAATTGGGACAAGGATTTTACATGCTAGTTCCGTTTATGCTGCTTCTTTAAAAGCCTTGGATGCAACAACAGAGGATGTTCCAGCGAATTCACCATCTAATAAACCAATTGCAATTAGTGGTGCATGCCTAGCGAATGGCACAGAAGTTTATTTAGATCCAGTTCAAGCTAACTATTTGAATGGACAAGGCATTGTAACCTTCATTAACTGGGGTGGTTGGAAAGTATGGGGGAACAATACCGCAGCATATCCAGGAACCACAGATCCTAAAGACAGGTTCATTAACTTACGCAGATTAATGAACTGGTGGGGAAATAGCTTTGTTGTTACCTTCTGGAACGACATTGATGATTTAACAAGCACTCGATTAATTGAGGGTATTGTAGACAGTGAAAACATTCGAGCAAATGGATTAGTTGCTGCAGGGTATATTGCTGGAGCTAGTATCGAGTTTAGAGAGGAAGATAACCCTCAAACAGATATTTTGAACGGTAAAATTCAATTCCTGACGAAAATTGGTGGATATACTCCAGCAGAACAAATCGTTAATACTTTAGAATTTGATCCAACATTCATGACTAACAGTCTATTTGGAGGTGCGTAAGCATGATTATACCTGATAAAGTGGCCAATTTTAACGTTTATGATGATAAGAGTAAACTAATAGGGATATCTGGAGAAATAACACTACCTACCTTAGAGGCCATGACTTCTACTGTCAGTGGTGCTGGAGTATTAGGAGAAATTGAAACGCCTAATGTTGGACATTTTGGAAGTATGTCTATTGAAATTCCTTGGAGAACATTGTTAGATACAACATTTAACTTTGCTACCCATGCTGGAAAATCTTTGGTGCTAAGAGGAGCCATTCAACAAGTAAATTCTAATAACGGCGCATTATCCTATCTTGGTGTGAAAATTACCATCAAGTATATGTCAAAAGGACTTGATCTTGGTAAGTTATCGCAAAACTCTGCCATGGAATCTAAAAATACATTAGAAGTATTTTATATCAAAGTGGAAATTGGCAGTAAAACAACATTGGAACTAGATAAATTAAACGCTGTTTATAAATTAAACGGCAAAGATCAATTAGCAGCAATTAATAAACTAATCTAAGAAAAGAGGAAACTACAATGCCAGAATTAAATAAAACAGCTGAAACTACAACAACAGAAGCAAATTTGAAAGGTCTTGTTAAATTTAACAAGCCTTTTTCTTTTGACGGAGAAAAGCATGAGGAGGTTGATTTAAGCGGTATTGAAAATTTAACTGGTCAGGACTTAGACGATGCTGAAAACATGCTGATGCGTGTAAATAAGCCTTCTATGGTGCCTGAAATGAGTATGACATACCTATTTTTCCTTGCTTCTAAAGCAACGAATAAACCACAGGAGTTCTTTTTCCAGCTACCAGCAAAGGATAGCTTGAAAGTAAAAAGAACGGTGACGAGTTTTTTGAACTCAGCGGAGTAATTAGCTTTCAAGATGGAAAGTACAAGAAAAATTATGACCGAAAAACCTTAAATAAAGTCTTTATCAAGTTATCAATAGCAACGAAAACACCTAAAACATACTTCCGAAATCTTACTTTTTTAAATCTTTTAAGAGAAATAGAAGATGTTAAAGAGGTGTTAGATGACAAATGAATAATGAAAGAGCCTTTCAAATTGCTTTTCAGCTTGGCGGAAATATTGATCCTTCTTTCCGTCAGGCTTTTGCTACTGCAAATGAAGCATTAGGAAACACTCAACAAAATACAGAATCACTAAGCCATAGCACGGAAAATCTTCATACTGGTATGAGCCTTTCATCAAAAGCTGCCATTGCAGCTGGAGGAGCAATAGCTGCAGTCGGTGTGGGTTTAGGGGCAGCTGTTATTTCTGCTGACCAATATTCTTCAGCCATGAAACAGGTAGAAGCTGGTACAGGTGCAACGGCCGAGGAAATGAAGGAAATAAAGGAGATATCCAAAAACCTTTATAACAAAAACCTTGGAGAAGATTGGAACGACTTAGCACAAGCGATTCAATCAGTAAAGTCAGTCACTGATCTATCAGGCAAGTCCTTAGAAACAGCAACCAAATACGCCATTCAATATAGGGATGTTTTTGGTGAGGACATTGCTGAATCCATAAAAGCCAGTGATACCATGATGAAAAACTTTGGTATTACTGCCGAACAATCCTATAACCTTTTATCACAAGGGGCACAGCAAGGGCTTAATAAATCTCAAGAACTTTTGGATAGTGCAAACGAATATTCCGTTTACTTCAAAACCCTGGGTTATGATGCAAATCAGATGTTCGACATCTTCAATGCTGGATTAGAAAATGGCGCTTTTAATCTGGACAAAGTGGGCGATTTAGTAAAAGAGTTTGGCATCCGTATAAAAGATGGAAGTACAGCTACTTCCGATGCATTAAGTTATCTGTTTCAAGCAGACGGATTTGACGATTATATGACCAAACTTCAAAATGGTGGAGCTTCTACCAAGCAATTTATGGAGCTATCTGCCAAGGTTGGGAAGGAAAACGCTGCTGCCCTTTTAAAAGACTTAAAGAGTAGCGGAAAAGCCTCCGAAAAGGCGTATAAAGACATTGAATATACAATGGGTGGAGCAGGTCAATTTCTGGATGCTCTTTCTTCTGGTGCATTAGAAGGTAAGGATGCGATGCAACAGGTTATCCAAAAAATCTCTGAAATTGGTGATACCAGTGTCCAGTCTCAAATGGCTGTGGCGCTTTTTGGTACGCAAGCAGAGGATTTGGAAATGAAAACCTTGCTATCCCTTGGTAATGTTCAAGAGTCCTTTGATATGACCAAGCAAACCATGGAGGAAGTAGGCAAGATTAAATACGATACCATCGGAAATGCAATTAAAGGTATAGGAAGGCAGTTTGAAACCGAGTTTCTTATTCCAATTGCCGAAAAGATACTGCCTCATTTAAATGTGTTTTCCAACTATCTAGCTAATGATGTATCAGAGTCCATTAAAAGCTTCAAAGAGGCTATGAGCGTCATTGCACCTATCGTTTTAGGCTTATCTACATCTATCCTAGTGTATAAAGGGACTTTAATGGGAGTTGCTGCAACGCAGGTTGCTTTTAATGCTATTCAGAAAGCAAGCATTGTTTTATACCGAGCACATCGAGCGGCCATGATTGCTTATGCAATATATGGTGGAGGTCTAAAAGGTGTTATTGCTGGAATGAGAGCAGCTATGATTGGTTTGAATGGAGCAATGCTGATTAATCCATTCGTACTGGTTGCTGCTGCCCTGGCAGGTTTAGTGGTGGCTTTTGTTGCTGCTTATAAAATGTCTGATACTTTTAGAGAAAAAGTGGATAGCGCCTTTGCAAGTGTACGGGCAATTGTCTCATCGTCCGTTGCTTATGTGACAACAATGGCACCAATATTATGGCAAGGATTTCTGGATTTCACAGAAAACACATTTGCTCAGATCCAATCAGCATATAGCCAAACTGCTGATTATATTGGTTCCAAAACAAGTGCGGTTGCTCAATGGTTCAATGGATTACAAGGTCCAGCAAAACAAGTAGTGGATTATATAAAGAATTCCTTTTCAACAATAGGAAATACGCTTGCTACCCTTTCACCGTTAATTGGCCGACTAGGATTATCCTTTTTAGGTGTAACTGGTCCAGTAGGTTGGGTGATTGCCAGTGTTATCTCAATTGGAGCCTTTTTGTACAAGCTGATTAAGACAAATGATGAAGTCCGAGGTTCCCTGGTAGGTGCTTGGGAATCCATTAAAAGTGCTGTTGCTCCAATTGTTCAGCTATTTGGCGTTTTTGGCCAAACGTTACTATCTATGTTAATGCCTGCTGTTTCTGAAATAGCTACTTCCTTTGCAACATTAGGTCCTGAATTCCAAAAAACAGGACAAATAATCATGGATAGCTTTATTGCACTAGGTCCGTCTTTTGCTGAATTAGGCACTGCATTTGGTCAATTGTTTCAAGCGGTAGGTAGGTTATTTGCTGAATTTGCACAGTCTTTAATTCCATTACTCATAGATGGGGTAACGACTTTACTTCCTATTTTGGTTGGTCTTTTCACAACATGGTTTTCTTTAACATCTGAAATAGCCAGCATAATGCTACCGTTGTTGTTAAGTGCAGTTCAACAAATTTTTCCGTTGATTGTCTTATTTATTCAATCAAGTATGCCTTTAATTGTGGAATTATTGGGTTTATTGATACCTGTAATTATTGAAATTGCCACATCAATTCTGCCACTCCTTTTACAAGGGGCACAGTTGATTTTTCCAGTAATTTTGGCCATTATTCAGGCTGTTCTACCAATAGCAATTCAGCTAATCGGTGCTTTGGTACCTGTTATTCTTTTGATAGCGCAAACTGCCTTACCTTTGATACTGCAAGTGGTCCAAATGGCGTTTCCTTTAATTTTGGCCATTATCCAGTCGGTAATTCCAATAATTACTATGTTGCTTCAAGGAGTGGCAATGTTTTTAACAAATATTGTCGTGCCAGCCATTCAGTTGCTGCTGAAAATAGTCCAATTTGTATTTCCGTTTATTTCTACAGCAATTAATAATTCGCTAACGTTTATTACTGGCATCCTGAAAACATTCACTTCTCTAATCCAGGGCGATTGGTCTGGAGCGTGGGAAAACATTAAGGAAACTGCCAAAAATATTATGAATAATATCATTGAATTCTTTAAGGCAATTAACTTATATGATACAGGGAAAGCCATACTCAATGGTTTGATTGACGGAATTAAGTCCATGGCGAATGCAACGATGAATGCTATCGGCGGCATAGTAAATGGAATTATAAAAGGAATCAATTGGGTGCTAGATAAGGTTGGCGTGGAAGTCTCCTTAAACCAATGGGAAGTACCTCAGTATGCAAAAGGAACCGGATCGCATCCTGGAGGATTGGCTATTTTAGGTGACGGTGGAGGTCAGGAATTATTCCGTACTCCTTCTGGATTTGTAGGATTAAGTCCAGGAACGGATACCCTTATGAATTTGCCAAAAGGAACACAGGTTATTCCACATACACAAACACAGCAGATTATGAACAATTACAACATTCCTGCTTATAAAGAAGGTACAGGTGTATCCAATGCCTTGAAAACTGGATGGGGATGGGTGAAAGAGAAAAGTTCTGCAGCGTGGGATTGGACAAAGGAAAAGGGTTCAGAGATAAAAGATGCCGCACTTGATGTGTGGAGCTATATTTCGGATCCATCTAAACTCATGGACAAAGTCTTAGAGCAATTTGGAGTGAGTGCGCCTAATCTTTCTGGAATCTTTAATGATGTGATTGGTGGTTCTTTTAAATTAATCAAAGGCAAAGCGGTTGAATTCGTCAAAGGAAAAATTGAAGGATTCGGCAGCTGGAGCGGTGGAGGTGCTGCTGCATCTGGTGATGTGACAAAGTGGTTAACAGCTGCAATTAACATTACTGGCGTTCCAATGTCTTGGTTAGGACCATTGCAAACAATGGCCATGAAAGAATCTGGTGGAAATCCAAGAGCTATTAACCTATGGGATATAAATGCTCAAAGAGGCATACCTTCCAAGGGACTTATGCAAACAATTGATCCAACATTTAATGCCTATAAAATCTCAGGCATGGATGACATTTGGAATCCAATTCATAACGCTGTAGCGTCCATTCGTTACACTCAAGCTCGATATGGTACCATTTTTAACACTCCTGGTATCGCATCTATGGCGAGTGGTGGCGGATATAAAGGTTATTATCAAGGAGGAACGACTCCGAATACTGATTATTATTGGGCTGGAGAACGTGGACCAGAATTGATAAAACTACCTGGAGCAACACAAATAAACTCCAATTCGTCCAGCAAATCCATCCTGGATGGTTTGCTGCGAAGTTTCATGAGTTCCAGTAGCGATAACTCGAGTACTGTAAACACGAGAAACAGTGGAGGAAACAAATTCGATATTAATTTTGCTCCAGTTATAAACGTAAACGGAAAAAGTGGCAACTTGTATCAGGAAGTACTGGACGCATTAAGAACAGCCGAAGGAGAACTGAAAGAAATGCTAATTCGTTTGCTTCTTGAAATTAATAATGATAAAGATCGGACGAGTTTATCATGAGTACGTATGTAACTGTAAGTGGAGATACTTGGGATAAGATAGCACTGGAGCAAATGGGGAGTGAATATCTCTTCCCTTTGCTCCTTGCTGCTAATCCCCAATATCGGTTAACGATTATATTTTCAAGTGAAGTGGAAATAACCATCCCTAATTTTGAATTAGAGGATATGTATGAATACCAAAGGCCTATTTGGTTAGATGAAGATTTAGAGGATGAAACAGAAGAAGAGGAAGAATTAGAGTTTGCTAGCGAGGAGGATTCTTAATGACGGATGGAAGACGTATCAGCTATGATCTTAAATACAATGGTACAAGTCTCACGGCGGATATTGATCCATTTATCACGAGTCTCTCCTTTACTGATAATTTTACCGGTTCGGCAGATGATATCTCCATTAATTTAGTGGATAAAGATAACCTTTGGATAGGAAATTGGATGCCTGAAAAGGGAGCTGCCATTCAAGCAGTTTTAGTTATTCCTCCTGGATGGGGAAACAAAAGTACGATTAAAAGAAATTTAGGCTATTACGAAATAGACGAATCAAGTGGAGGCGGTCCTCCTACATCTGTAAGTTTAAAAGCAACGTCCATCCCTCAAGAGTCTTCCATAAAAGGAGAAAAAAAGTCGAGATCATGGGAAAAGACGACGTTAAAAAAAGTACTTACAGATGTAGCTAAAAAGAACGGGTTAGGCATCTATTATGATGCCGCAGACAATCCAAGTTTTGACCGATTAGACCAAGAATACGAGTCAGATGGAGCATTTCTTTATCGACTCTGCAATGAAAATGGGTTGGCTTTAAAATTAGCCAATAAAAAAGTATATGCCATTGATGAGGAACAATTAGAGTCAGAGGATTTCGTCACCACTATTAAACGTACAGATCAGTTAATCAAAAAGTGGAGTTTTAAAGATACTTTGAATGGTAGTTACAAATCGTGCAAGGTAACTTATACGGATACTCAAAAGAAGAAAACGTTTAATAAAACTTTCACACCATCCAGGCCTCCCAAAACAGGCAGAGTCTTGATAGTTAATGAGGAAGTGGATTCTGATGCTGCTGCGTATCGATTAGCAAAAAAGAAGTTACGTGACGCAAATAAAGAGGCTACAACCGTCACAATCACTATGGCAGGAATCATTAACCTATACGCTGGACAAAACGTGAAATTATCGGGTTTTAGCAAGCTGGATGGCAAATATATAATTACTTCAATTTCAGGTAAGACTGGGGATTCATCTGAAATGACTTTAAATTTAAGAAAATGCTTGGAGGGATACTAATGAGCATTATTGAAGGCAGAGTATCAGCTGTTTATCCAAGTAGTAACACTGTAAAAGTAAAAAGGGATGACAACGGAACCGTTACAAGGGAATTAACCGTTCTTAACAGAGGAGATGATTGGTTCCCTGTTGAGGGAGATTATGTTCTTTGTGTTATGGGGAAAGGTAACGGTTATGTTTTAGGAGCAATTTAAAAGGTGGTGGAACCGTGGCTAAAATCGGAAGTTTTGGCGGTATCACTTTTGAAGTATCAACGAGAAAGGTGTTAACCTTTGATAGTTTTTCTAGAAGTGGAGAGGCAAGATGGACAGAACATGAAGTGAAAGGAAAACCAATATCAGAGTTCATTGGTCCTGGACAAGAATCTGCATCATTCTCTTTACTTCTCAGTAGAAGTTTTGGCGTAGATCCTAGTGCGGCATTAGATAAGCTTCGGTCTTTTCGAGATAGTGGAAAGACTGGAGCTTTTATTATTGGAAGCAAATCCATTTCCAAAAATTATTGGTATATCCAATCATTATCTGAAGGGGAACCACAGATTGACGGAAAAGGACGAATTATAAGCATAAAAGTGGATGTCAATATAAAGGAATATGCCAAGGATATAAAAGCCGTAAGCATCAAAAAGCCCAAACCTAAACCAGCCAAAAAGAAAACAGCAACATCCAAGAAAAAAGTATATGGAACGATAACCATTAAAGTTGGAATGCTGAACTGTAGGGCTTCAAGGAGCCTAAAGGGAAAGATTTTGAAGGTCCTTCGCAAAGGACAAAAATTCAAAGTTTACGGTGTGAAAACAACCGATATTCCTTGGTATGATCTTGGTGGAGGTAAGTATTGTAGTGCCGTTTCGAAATATACAACTTTGAAGAAAGGATGATGAGCATGGGCACCTATCAAATTTCTCCATTTGGCAGCATTGATTTTGGAGCTGTCGGTATCAAAGCTAAATTGCAAAACGCATCCTTTCTTTTGGCTACGATGAAAGGAACATGTTTTATGGACCGAGAAGCTGGCTGGCTACCTCCTGTTGATGAATTAAGCGAGTCAGCAAAAGTCCAAATGACTGCTGATGTAGTGGAGCTTCTTCAAAATAATATTGAAGGATTAACAGTGGAAGAAGTCACCTTTCAAAAAAATCCACAAGAAGCCATTCTCTATCCCTATGTGAAAGTGGTGATTGATAATGGCTAGATTTGGATTACCTGATATTGATTTTATCGAAATAGATCCAGAGGAAATGGAAAGTATTGCAGTTTCTCGATTTGAGAGTATGACTGGCACTTCTTTGGATGAGTCAGATCCAAGGAGAAAGTTTATAAAATCAATCGTTTTTCTTGCTAGTATGTTAGGAAACAATATTGATTTCACTGGAAAAATGAATTTATTAGCCTTTTCAGCTGATAACTATCTTGATCATTTGGGAGTAAAAAAGGGCGTTGGTCGTTTAGAGCCAAGAGCTGCCGAAACAATTGGTCGTTTTGAATGCAATCCAATTGAGCCTTTTACCATCCCAAGTGGAACAAGGTTGTCTGTTGGAGATGTAGAGTTTGCGAGTACTGCAGATTATGAGGTTAAACCAGGAATGAGTTTTGTAGATATAGTGTTAACCTGTTCTGAATTAGGGGAAGTTGGAAACGGATATCTTCCTAACCAGATTACTAACATTGTAGATAATGATAATTTACCCTGGGTAACAAAGGCATACAATATTACAAAGTCAGAAGGCGGACTAGCTTGGGAGGAAGATGACCCTTACGCTGATAGGATAAGACAATCTAATTCTCAATATAGTACTGCAGGACCAGAAGACGCATATATTTATCACGCTAAATCTGTAAGCTCTGAAATAGTCGATGTGGCAGTAGATTCACCTTCAGTTGGTGTAGTCACCATAGTGCCATTGTTGGTAAACGGGGAGCTACCAACTTCAGATATTATTAAAGCCCTTGAAGATAAACTGAATGAGCGAACAGTACGTCCTTTAACGGATATGATACGCATAGAATCGCCCGAAATCGTTCGATATGATATTCAAGTGAACTTTTATATCCCGAGGTCGAAATCGAGCGTAGAATCGACTATAAAGGCTCAGATTAATGCTGCAATTGATGATTTTATTAAGTGGCAAAAAAGCAAGCTTGGTAGAGGAATAGATGCAAGTGAATTGATTAGCAGAATAAAAGAAGCTGGTGGAGTCCGTGTGACTGCCAGCAGTCCATCGCAGTTTGTTGTCCTTGGCAAAACTCAAGTGGCTCATTCGAATGCCGTGAGCGCCAATTATGGAGGTCTGGTGGATGATTAAGACACTAGAAAACTTTGAATTAGGCGATTTGCTTTCTGACAGTCTTAAAAAGGATGAAAACATAGCAGCCTTGGCTTATGCTCTGACTCCCATTTTTCAGGACATCTTTTCTAAGACTAAATTGATTCAAATGTTTGAAGGCATACCAGAACATTTATTAGATTTTGCTGCTTATGAAGAAGCAGCCGAATTTTACGATGTGAATATGACGAATGACCAAAAGAGAATTATCATTGCTAATGCGGAATCCATTCACAAAACAAAAGGAACCGTGGCAGCAGTTGAGGATGTCATTACTCCCTTTTTCTCTAAAGGGAGAGTAAGTGAGTGGTTTGAATACGGTGGGAATCCATATCATTTTCAAATCTATACAAATGAATACCTAAAGAACGAGCAAGACATTGCAAAATTGTTCCGAATGGTAAATACGGTAAAGCGAAAAAGCACACGTTTAGAGCGTGTGTTTTTTAATTGGCCAAATGGAATTGTTGTTGAAGCTATAGAAGCAAAAAACAATATTGAAATACATCCGATGGTTGGTACATTCCTTTGCGGACAGTGGCCAGAAGTCTCCACTTTAGGCAGATTGATAGATGGTGGATTATCGGTGCAAAGAGAGGATTATTACAAAGTGGAATCCACTTACGAGTATCCTGGATTCTTTGCCAATAGCAAGGATAGAGTGGAATTAATTCAAAAAGAATTTAGTAACATTATTCAATTAGAACGGGCTCCTTTGGATTACTCAAACATTGAATTCTTAATGGCAAATGGTTCATTAATGGTTGGGAAGTTTAAGACTGGTAGCACTGAATTATTTGAGGACATCCTGGTTTCTTCAGAAAGTAATTTATCAATTGAAAGCAAAACTTATACTTCTATCCAGGATGAATTGGCCAGAACAGGACAGTTCTTTGTTGGCAGTAAAGAGGAATTCAAAAAAATTCAAAAGGAATACATGCAGAACATTGAAATTGGAATGGCAAAAGACATGTCTTTAGTGGAGTATATGGCAGCTAGGCAAGATCTTAAACTGAATTTCTTAGTTGGTTCCACTGAAACGTTTGAACAATATACACGAACAGCCTCCTCATCGTTGGAGTTAACAGATGATGAGAGTACAACCACAAGCGATTATAAGCTCACTGGTCAATTTTATGCTGGAGAGGAGGAGTAAAGATGCCTTTAACTACAACTGCCCACAATAAATTAAAAACCTACTTCAAAAACAGAGTGAAAGAAGGGCGTTATGTTGTCGGAGGTGTAACCAAAACCATCGATATATTTGAGACACTTCAAGAGGGTGATCAGATAACCTTTTATTTGTATTTAAATGATTCCATTTCTGGTGCCATTACAAAATACCAATTAATCGATGTGGATGGAGACATATTTGACGATCAACCTGAAAGTATTACTAAAAAAAACATAAACGGTGTTCTAGTAGCTTTCCGATATTCTGTGAAAAAACTTTAAAGGAGTGACTTAAATGGCACAAAATTATACAAAGGTCGGATGGCAAGACCATGTAAAAGATGAAACCACTGGAGTTGTATTACGACAGGGAACTCCTGTAAGTGCAAGCAAATTAAATCAAATGGATAACGGGATTGATCTTGCTCATCAGAAGTTAGAAGGAGCTAACAGACAAACTCAAAATATTAGCCATGGAATCCAAGTTATAAATGGAGATGTGAATGCTCCTGTATCCTTACAAATTGAAGGGAGAACACATATCCCATTGCAAAATACAGAGTTGGATGCAGCTAAATTTTATGTTTTAGCAGATAAAAAGACAAAAATTAAGCTGAGTGAGAGCCTTAGTGTCCAAGGAGTGAATAAATTCCCTGGAGTAAATGCTAAAGTACAAGCTATAACCAGGATTGCTAATTTCGAAAGTAAAGCATCTGGAGCGACACAGGATAACCCTCACATTGCCAAAAGAACTGCAGGAGGACAGTCTGGAAGCACTTCATTATTAGCTCCAAGTTCCTTTGTTAATGAGTTGGAGGCAATTAGTTATGGTAGTATCGCTGCTTTAGGCGGTTCTAGTCAAATCTTATCTGCGGAGAATCCAGGGGCAATGTCTCAATTGGAATACGGGTTTAACATCATTGAAGAAATTGAAAGAAATTTAGGGAAGATTCCTAAAAATACATTAGCAGAAAAGGTAATTTGGGCAAGAGAAAACATTAGTAGAATTGCTTGCAATTGGCACGGATTTGGTTCAGGTCCAACAGGTAATAAGGTTAGTCTGCAAAGATATACTAGTGGAGCTTGGACAAACTCTACATCATCTGTTCATACAAACGCATCTACTACAAGATTACAGCAAGGAGCAACGGATTCACCATCTGTAATGGCGTTGATTCAGTCAGATGGATTTGTTCACTTCATTGCCTATGCAGAGCCTGCTTCGGCTTCGGTTCCATCTTATATATCTGCTGATTATGTGGAATTAGAGATTGAACTAAAACCAACTGCAGAATTGCATGCTCCTAGAATTCCATTGTTTGAGGTTAGTAAGGCAGAGTATGACGAAATCCTTGTTAACTGGAATGCCGATGAAGTTCAAAGACGTTATCCAATGGCTGAAGGAATTCAACATATTCAGAATCCATATGTTTTAGCAGACTCTGAAAACTTATTAGCTCCTTTCTATGAGTGGAATTTAGGTAGTACAGGTGGAACTACTTATGTTACAGCTACAGCACCTTATACATTAGAAATCTTCCCATTGGTTGCAATGACAGTAGCCACAGATTACGATTTTTTGGTAAAGGGTGGGCAACAGTATACATTTAGTTTAGGAGCAGATAGTGTCGAAGCAGGTATAAGGATATTGAAAGGTGATTTTAATAACAACTATGTGCCTTCTGGAAAATATTCAAATCCTATCACATTCACTACAGATTCAAATGAGACAAGAATAAGGGTTAGAGTATTTAATGCTCCAGGAACAGCAAACACGAAAACGATTATTTCCAATCCAACATTGGTACTAGGAAATACAGTCAAATCATTTACGCCTAAGAACACATCATATATGTTCTTGTCGGAAAGGTTGGGTGCTTTTGGTGGTATTAAAGATTTAGCGTACCAACAGGAAGGAAAAATGTTTATTAGAAAGGCAATGGATGCTATCAATATAGATAACACATTGTCTTTTACAACAGGTGCAGATTACGAAGGTTTTAAAACAGTGCGAGTAACCATTCCTAATAGTATTGGTGGAGAAACTGTTTTAGTCTCCAAGCATAATGGAAAGATTTTAAAATCTATTCCATATACCAATTTCGTCCAAGGGGATGAACAAAAGAGAACTGCTGCAACAGAAATAGGAATATCAGTGGCAGATATAGAATCAGGTTTCGGAGAGTCATATGCTCCGCCGACTCCAGATGAATGGAAAGCATTTTTTAATGGTTGGAAAGCTAAAACAGTCGATGCCAATGGCAAACCTACAGCTTGGATTAGTATTGTAGATGGTACGGATTCCCCAACACAAACTTTAGCATACGCTTCAGCAAATAAGGCTACTGGATATACCCCATATAAAGTTTTGTATGCATTAGCAAACCCAACTGTTTCAGAAGCAAAACAAGAAGGTGCCCTAACAATAAACGGGATTACTCAAATTGAAGTTGGTAGTGGGGTAATTGTCAGGGAAAAAGTTAATGCAATGTATCCTGCTAGTGATACTTTATCGTATATAAACGCAACCTTTGGCTCACAAAATACATGGCTTAAATATCCGACATTATCCATACTTGCTATATATAAAGGACAAACATTAGATAAAGGCTGGATTATTGGTGGGACTTTGGCTAACACAAGAGGAAGGGTATATGCAGCTAAGAAAACAGCAGACATTGATCCAACAGCTGATTATTACGTTACCTATGTAGTATTTGACAGAAGTCAACTTACTACAAACGCTATAACAGCATCTGCAACGTTTGCAAACAACATTCGAACTGCTTTAGATGATAATATCAAGGCAACCGAGGATAACAGAAGAGATATAAGTATCAATGCCCAATTGATATATGACATTATCAAAAGATTAAAGGCTGGAGGGTTGTAAGATGGAAACAATTTCAGAGGAATTATTAGAGATAACACTCCAAAAGCTTGGAAAAAGCAGGGATGAATTCGAAAAGGAAGTTGCAGAGCTAAAAGAAAGCTCAAGCATTGAAGTAATGGGAAACTTGGTTTCCTTGATGATGGAAAGCATGGATGCTACGGCAAACATGCTTTCTTTAGTTATGTTGCAAAACACAGAATTACAAAAACAAATTGACGAATTAAAAGGGGGAAACGCCAATGCTTAACATGCTATGTACCGCAGTTAGACTTAAGTATATGTCTATCGATCAAGTCCCTTCAGCATTTCAAGCTGACGTAAAAAGGGAATTAGGAATCCAGGATGTTGCCGAGGAGCAGCCAACAGAAACAGTCGTGGAAACTCCAGAAGAACAGCCAGTGGAAGAATCTCCAGTAGAAACAACACCAGTCGCAGAAACAAATGAACAATCAACGGTATCCGAATAAACAGGGGAACAAAGCGCTGCTAAATAGTAGCGCTATTTTATATTAGGGAGAGAATAGCAGTGTTTTCATACAAAGAGATATTTAACATTAGCGAACTATTCAATGTCAAAATGGGTGCCGCAGCATTTCTAGCGAGTGGAGTTGGTGGGTTTTTGACTTGGCTTTATGGGGGAACAACTTACAATTTGCTTTGCATGGCAGCTTTAACGCTTGTTATCGCATTTGATTGGACGAGTGGTTCCGTTGCTTCTAAGAAGGATGGCAGCTATGCCAGTGTCTATGGATTGCAAGGATTAGCAAGAACAATGGTAATGCTATTATTACCTGTCTTTGGTGTTTTAATGGATCAAATCTTTTCTATGCCAAACCTTATCTTCTTCTTGTTTTGGGGTGGCTTAATGTATCACACTTTAAATTCTATGACTGCGAATTTCACAAGAGCAGGATGGGATAAGTATATTCCTAATTGGGCTATTGAATATGTCTCGAGCGAAATTGATTCCAAAATTAAGCGAGCTAACACCAGGGTTTCTATTCCAGAAAAAAGTGAAGATGAATCAATTAAATAGGAGTGAAGGAACATGTTACAAACATTAAAAAAGATGGACAAAGGCACTGTTATTCGGACAGTGCTTTTATTATTGGCTTTTGCAAACCAAGGATTGGCTGTTTTCGGTAAAGAAGCTTTGCCGTTTAGTGATGACCAAGTTTCAAGCCTTGTTGAAATGATTTACTATGTTGGCAGTTTTATTCTTACTGCAGTGGCTGCTTTGGTTGCTTGGTTTAAGAATAACTATGTAACAGCTAAAGGACAGCAACAAAAAGAAGTTTTAAAAGCAAACAAATTATCAAACGCAAAGTAAGAGCAGTCAAAAAGACTGTTCTTTATTTTAAAAATGGAGGTTGAACAATTATGACAAAAATACTTATTGACCCAGGACACGGGGGAAGCGATCCAGGAGCTGTAGGCTATGGTTTGAAAGAAAAAGATTTAACTTTAAAAATCGCCAAAAAGATTCAAGCGTTGTTAAAGGGATATAAAAATGTTTCTGTAAAATTGAGCAGAACGGGTGATACGTACCCAACATTAACTCAACGGGCAGTGGATGCGAATAAATGGGGGGCTGATTTCTTTCTGTCTATTCATATAAATGCAGGCGGTGGAACTGGATACGAAGACTATCGTTACACACAAGTGTCTGCTTCTTCTGATACTGGTAAAATCCAAAGCACGATACACGATGCTATTATGAAAGCCATTAAGCCTTATGGATGTTCAACCCGTGGGAAAAAGGCTGCTAATTTAGCAGTATTGAGACAAACGAATATGCCAGCAGTTTTGACAGAGAGCTTATTTATTGACCGTCCTGCAGATGCCAAATTGCTGAAAGATGATGCTTTCTTGGATGAAATTGCTCAAGGGCATGTGAATGGTTTAGTGCAAGCTTTCAAACTGGAGAAGGTTGAACAGGAAAAACCAGCATCTAATACAAGCAAGACTCCAGTTGCAGATACCTATACGATTCAAAAGGGAGATACACTTTGGAGCATTTCTCAAAAAGCGAAAGTGTCAGTTGCTCAGCTTAAAAAGTGGAATCCTAATGTAGAGGAAAAATCCCTGCAGATTGGTGATAAACTTCAACTTGGTGAAAAGGAAACTGCTGAGATATACAAAATTAAGAAAGGGGATACTTTTTGGGGTATTGAAGAAAATTTGAATTTAAAGCATGGAACATTAGCTAAACTCAATCCAAAGGTGGATGCAAAGGAATTAATAGTGGGACAAGAAATTAAATTGAAATAACATATATAAAGGGTGCCCTAATTTTTGGGGCATCTTATTAATTTAGGCTGTTTTCGCATAGATTGTTGAAAATGATAAGGAGAGCTTAGAAAAAGGACCCCTAAAGTCCCTATTACTTTTTCTTTTTCCCTAATAGTGCTGTTGCAATAGCACCAAAAAAGTTACCTAAAGCCTCCAAAATCCCAATCATCTCCTTTTTCCGTATATTATAATAATACCAAAAAAAGTAAATTGGTAAAAACAACAATCATTACGAAAACAGCCTTAATTTATTAGAAAAAAGTAGAAATTATGCCAATTTTTTTACCTAAACACTTGACTGTGGTCAAGTGTTGTTATAATATAAATATAGGAGGTGAGGAAATGCTAGAAATACTAGAGATAATGTTTAAAGTCTTCTCTATTCTAACCAATATCGTAACAATAGCGTGGATTGCGCAACAGTCCAAAGACGCTAACGATAAGAAGAACAAAGAAGACTAATAAGAAAGAGGGGTTGAATGAGCAGACACTCATTCAACTTCCTTAAAAACATTATAACTCATTCTAGCGTACAATATGACTAAAAAACAAATTTGGATTACTTCATGGATCCTAGCAAGCGCCGCAGCGATCACAACACGTATTATATTCCCAAATACTTTTGTTACAATCGTTGCGACAGTAATCACACTGTACACATTTATCATTGTTGTTAAAGATTTAAGGAGAAAATAACATGGAATTTAATTTGAAAGGCCGAAAGGCTTTAGAGGATTTCTTTGCCAATGAAATCCTCGGAGCGGCTGAAACACGCGAATTATTAGATGTTAGCAAGCAAAGGCTGGGGCAACTAAAAGAAAGTGGTAGATTAGTGCCAATTAAGATTTTGCCAAGAGAAAATTTATTTGTGCGTGAAGAAGTTTTAAAACTGAAAGAAGAACTATCTGAGACCAGGAAGCAAAAAGGAACTGGACCGAAAAAATGAGCCTACTCGTATGAGAAGGCTTTTTTTGTTGTAGAAGAACATTAATATATTATTTAGTACAAAGGGAAAAATTAATATTAAATGACTAGTTGATAGATAAAAAATTATACAATTAAAAAATAAATTGTACAATCTTATTGACTAGATTGTACAATCGTGATAAATTTAAGCTGCTAAAAAACGAATAAGGGAGGTAATGATAGTGAAAGATTGTTCATTTCGGATTGGAAGTGAGTTTGCAATACCTGAACTACCTGGTGTGTATATAATTTATGAACATACAACAAAACAAACTCTCTATATAGGGCGTAGTATAAATCTAAGAACGAGATTTATAAAACATCTTTCAAAGAGCCATAATAGAAAGTTAAAACCGTTTATTTCACAAACCCCCCAAGAGCTAAGATTTAAGTATTTACTAGCAATTTCAAAAATGGAGCTGGTAAATATGGAAGAAAAATATATAAGAAATATGAATCCACTTTTTAATGAAATAAAATATAGAAATTCTAAGGAGCAACTATAAAATGGCAAAATTATATCCTAGTATGAGAGGTAAATTTGGGACCACCGAGTTTTTTATTACAACTATGAAAGCAGGAGATGTAATAAAGGATATTAAGTCAGCTGATCAGATTCCAGAGACTAGAGATTTAACAATAGAAGAGCAACTTCAAAGAGAATTGAGGTGGGACAGGATAAAATCTGAGATTGCTCCATATCTAATCGGTGATGAAGATAGATTTTTTAATTCGCTGATTGTTGATATATATAATGATACGGGAGTAGATTTTGAACCATTAGCGAAAACATTTAAGTGTAGTAATAAACTCTATGAAAGTGCCGCAACCCCTTTTGGTTTCCTAATTTTACATGGAGGAGAGCGAATGTTTGCCCTAGATGGTCAACACAGACTTAAGGCTCTCCAGGTGGCTATTACCGGAAGAGATAATACAGATAATCTAGTGGAAGAAGACTTTAATCCTGATATTGCCAAAGAGGATGTTGCAGTAATATTTATAAAGCATGAAAGTACACAAAAGATCAGAAAAATCTTCAATAAAATTAATAAATATGCTAAACCGACAAGCAAGGGTGATAACATCATTACATCTGAGGAGGATCCTTTCGCAATAATAGCTAGAACCTTAATTGGGCCTGAAGCAATTTTTAAGGAGAACCAGGTAAATTGGAGATCAAATACTTTATCCAAAACAAATAAACATTTCACTACAATTGGAACTCTTTATGAATGTTCTGAAATTCTTCTGCGGAAAACAAAGTTAACTAAAACTGAGGTTCCTAAGGACTTAAAAAAACATTATTCCTATGTAGCAAATGTTTGGGAAAGTCTACTAAAGGATTTTGAACCTTTTACTGAATTAATTAATTCCACTGAGGTAAATAAACTACGTGAAACCATGCTAGTTGGTAAGCCTGTAGGACAAATGACACTACTTGAATCAGTTCAGATCTGCCTTGAACATAATATTGAATTGAAAGAATTAATAGCTAGATTTAATAAAGTTGATTGGCGATCTGATGCGGAAATTTGGCAAAATGTGATGTACGAGCCTAATGGAAGGATTAAAGCAAATAGAACAGCTCGTAAATTAGCTGCAAGAATTATTGCTTATATGGTTGGTATTCAGTTTACTGATGAAGAGAAAAGTATTTTAATTGGTGACTTTCGCAAAGCGAAAGGAAATGAAAATATTTTATTACCTGACCCTGTTATTAACTTATAAAATAAATAGAAAATCTACAGAAATGAGGAGAAACAAATGGAGAAGATTTCAAAAACAGAAGAGCTAAGATTAAGCAGAATACATCAAAATGAAGGTACAAATAGAGGGAGTGGAACAAGAAGTGAATTTGATAGGGACTACGGAAGATTGATCCACTCTCCATCTTTTAGAAGACTTCAAGGGAAATCTCAAGTGTTTGGTGCTGGGTCGGGTGATTATTATCGAAACCGACTTACTCATTCCCTAGAAGTAGCTCAGATTGCAAAACAAATAGCTATAAGGTTAAGCAATGAAATGAAAGAAAATGTTATGCCTGATAACCCAGGACTCTGTATTGACCCACGTGTTGTTGAATGCGCTTCTTTAGCCCATGATCTTGGTCATCCTCCTTTTGGTCATAAGGGGGAGCATGATCTTAATGATATTTTGCGTAAAAGCGGAATGTATTATGAAGGTAATGCACAAAACTTCCGTATACTCATGTTTCTTGAAAAGAAATTTGCGGGATTAGATGGATTAAATTTAACAAATGCAGTTTTACTTGCAGTAAACAAATACCCATTTGATATTAGCCAGACCAGAAAAAAAGGTTTGTATAATTCAGAATGGAGACAAATTTCAGAAATAAGAAATGCATGGGATATGCCTAAAGACAAAAGTACTTTAGAAGCGCAACTAATGGATCTGTCTGATGATATTGCCTATTCTACACATGACATTGAAGATGGAATAAAATCAGGAAAGATTAGAATAGACCATTCATTCCTGTGGAGTCCCAAGTTACAAAATGATCTAAAAAACGAAATAATGAAACAAAAAAGTGAAAATATTTGGAAGGATGTGGATATCGAAAGCGAAATATCTAAAGTTTTAGAAGAGTATTTGGCAAATTGGGAACGGGTATTCAAAGTAACAAATGATCAATCACTTGTAAGACAAGAAATAAAAGCACTTTATGTAGATGAGTTTGCCAATAAAGTTGGAATAATGGAAGATGGAGATTGGTACAAAATTACTTTTGTTCAAGACGGTGAAGAAGATGTAGTTTCGTTACGGAAAATGTTAATACTAAAGAAACTGGTTTGGGTTACTTTAGTAAATGATATGAGGGTGCAACGATTGCAAAAACGTGGAGAAATAATAATTAATGGGTTATGGGAAGCATTCAAGGATGAAGAATCTGCGAAGAAAATACTTCCTTATGATTGGGTTAAACGATACGATACTAACCCTGAACCATGGGGATGGAGCAGATTTATTTCGGATTATATTTCAGGAATGACAGACTTTTATGCTGAAAAAGTCTATAGTGAATTATATGGTAGCCAGCACGGCAACATTTACGGAGAATAA